GGGGACTGACAAATTGGGGTGTTTTTAGACTTCATCTACTGTGATACTAATCACACTAAGCATGTCCGCTATATGCTCGTTGTTGGCGATAAAGGCTTGAGCCTTTTCTAGTGTAGAAAATGCAACAGTAAGAGGACCCTCATACATGTAGTCAATCAGATAAACAGTGTTCATAGTGATGAACCTTTCTTGTTGTTGTTATGTAGGAATTATAGCATGGGGGACTGACAAATTGGGGTGTTTTTCGGGCGTGTCGTAGATTTATTTTTGTGATTTACACCACAGGCGGGGCGCAGCAAAATAGTTGAATTATCAACTACCTTACTGTGATCATGTTCAATCTAATTCGCAAGCTTTAGTAAATTGTTCACGATTAAAGTTTGGATTATCTTGCTCAAACATTAAAGCAAAATCATTTACCAAATCTTCCCACCAAAAGTTATCTATCATCGCATGCGAATATCCTGAAAGAATATCAGCAACCTTTACATAGTCTTTACGAGTCATCATTATTTATTTACCTCTACTGCTCTTACATTATAGGTAAAGCCCTTACCTAGTTTATTTAATTCGCTAATAACCTCTAGGATTTCTTCGGGTTTATTGGCGGTGTTACCTGTAGACAATAGGTTAGCCCCTTGCCATAACGAGTATGTGATTTTCATTTATAGTATCTCCTCTACATCAAAATTAGAAACGGGAATAAAGACATCGGGTAATTCATCATTAGCCAATTCATCTAGTACAGATTGGTAACCATCGGACAATTCAGCCCATCGGTCATAGGTTTTATCAAAAGAGTATGACATTACTTAACCCCCATAACTAGGGAGCGGTAACGTTTAGCAATTAGTACTGCTTTAGGATTAAGCACTACATTAAAGCGACCATTAGAAAAGTCGCTAGGGTACTTATCAGCAATTCGCTGAGCAATACGGACGGGGATACGAGTATCCTTTACACCATAGCCTAGTGACTCTAGACCAAACTCTATACCGATTTCGGTACGGATTTCATTATAGTAATTATTAGTATTCATTATTATGAACCTTTCATTTAATTAAGTTAGACTTTCTAACTTATTTCCTTGCCTAGAATTATTTGCTCTTATTTGCTTAGGCTCACCTTTCGGATTATTTGCTAAGGCTCAGAGGCTCATCTAGGATTTATTCTTATTTAATTGTTATAGTGTAACTATAACACAGACCACTGACATTTTCAAGTTCAAAATGCGTACAATTCGGACATTTCTAAAAAAATCTTTGTGAGATAGGTCACAAAAACCTCTATTTTTAGACATATGGGCACACTATGTCTAATTTTAAATTGTTTCAAAAACGTGGATCATACAAATTATAAAATTATTAACATTTTCTCCAATTGAAATTCATGCAGTAGTAGAATTAATTGGCGGGATCAAACAAATGTAATCCAATATCGGTGATATCAAACTTCTCATAAAAATTATTCTTAATTCTAAACCATAGAATATAATACATGGCCTTACGAGTTGCAGACATCTGATTCCATTCAAGTTTAGACATATATCTAAATGCTGCAAGAGCTTCCATTTTATTTATAGCATGTCTACCTTTAAGTGGGGACTCTTTAGTGTATTCATAACCTTTATTCATGATACCTAGATCTCTACAAATTTTGTCGGAAGTCCAAGAGTTCTCATCTCTATTAGTCAAAGCAGGATAAATATGACATGGAGAAACTTTCCAAGATCCTTTAGGAAGTGAATATAGCTCATCTGGCTCTAAAAATGTCTGTACAAAAGCAGATTCTTTTTTATAATATTCATTTAGAGCAATAGCTTTTTCAAATCTATTTTTAAGAGCAAAATTCCATCTCTTATTGGCTATATGTTGCTTACCATTTCTATTTCTAGATTGAGATTGTAAAGGAAGGCGGGATAGCAATTGATTTGGGACTATAATCTGACTATCAAACCCTTTTCTCTCTATCTGATAGTTAATCTCGTCTATAGCAGACCTCTTAGGTCTTTTTTTATGCATTTGAGCAAGGTCTTCATCACTAGCATTAGTTAATTTTTCATTATGCTCATAGTGCATAGTAAGACCATCTTTAAGATTAATTAGATTATCTTTCTTAACGAAGAATGAGTACTTATCTGTAGATATGAGTACAAAATCATCATGCTCAGTAAAATTTAAATCATCCATTATATACAGTATATCAACTTTCTATTTTAATTGGCGGGATAAAGGCTGAAAGCCTTCTGGAAATACTGTTCCTGTCTAGAACATACTTTCCCTAGGGTATATAGCTAAAAGGCTCTCTATTGGCCTTATATAATTTATTTGACCCTATAACCTTACTCTTACTTGGAGATCTTCTTTATAGAACCACTTATCTGCAAATAATACAGATTCCTGCCCTATGGCATCATTGCTATTTGTTCTAATAGCTTCATGCACTATTGGCAATTCTTCAAAAAATATTTTGTTCTTTTCACTTTCCGCCCTCACTTTTTGCAGATTTGTAAATAGGACGAAGTTGAACAATGTTAAGCAAATTAAGTATATATTATTCATAATAAATCAGGTCTCGGATGAGTCTCCTCCATATGGCAGTTTGTACAAAGTATCCTACATTTTCTAATTTCTGTCAAGATAGTAGTCCAGGCAAATCTTCCTGATTTAATCATGTCGGCTACCTGTACGGACTTGCCATTTTTATTTCTATATTTAGTTTTCGGATCTAGATGGTCAAAAGATAGGGCTGCAGGGTGTTTATTGTATCCACAGATGACGCAGCCAGATTTCATCTTCATCTTATCAATTCTGCTGCGAATCTCCTGTGGAGTCATGATAATATCATTATATCATTATTCTTCTAATTTCAGGGCAGGATCAGGACATAGTACTTGCCCCGCCTCATGTAATTTTTCTAATTCTTTCATCTTTTCAGGCTGACGCTCACTTATCAGGACGGCTAATAGGTCGTATATTCTTAATTGTTGAATATATATTCCAGCGATCAATTCTTGAAGGGCTTCCATTTTTTCATCGCTCATTTCAGGTTCTCCTTCTTGTACTTATTAAGTGCTTGAATAAAATCTTTATTTCCAAACCAGTGCATCTTGCCGTCTACTTCCCAATAGATATTTGCTCTGTTAAGCAAAGCAAGTTTAACTCCGTGAGATAAAACTTCTGCATCTAACTTAGCCCCAGCTTCAGTGATTCTAAGGTATGGTATGCCATCCACTTCCTGCAGTGAAAAAATGGTTTGAATGCGGTCTGGACGCATTTCTTCAGGGTATGCCTGCGGTTGTCTTATCCATTCGCAAACAAAGCCTCTACAAGGCGAATCTGGGCGATTCTCATAATCTGTGCATCCTTTGCCAATTTGCAGAACTGGGCATGGAGCACCACCTAATTTAAATGTCTTCCCATTTTTCATTACAAGATCTGATTCACCATGAAGATAACCTTCACAGCATTTAGTACATTCCCCGCAAGATCTAGTCACTAGGGAATTCTTTCAAAAGTTTTTCATATGTATTAATACCAGGTTTTATTTTAAAATCACAATATCCTGTAAAACATTTTAATTCTATTTCCATCTCAATATTAATTTTAGCAACTAGGGGCATAGCATGATCTTGATTGATACACATATATGGATCATCTGATAATTGCTTTTTTATAAATACTGCTAGTTGCATTTTATTTAACTCTCTAGTAGGAGTGGGGGGACTTTTACATCCCCCCACCTATTTAATTATGTAGTAGCCAAGCCTACTATTATTTTGTTCATTCTTGTTTGCACACGATGAACATATTCTCTTATGCTAAGTCCGCCCCAGGATTTACCCCATTTGGACTTATCCCCAGCGTAGGCTGGCGAATAATGTGCAGCGATGACTTTAGACCAATCGCCATACTTTTTCCAGAGATACTTAACTTCTCCACGCATTCTGGCATCTTGTGCCCACTCAGGGGCTAGACATGCGTTTTTGAAACCCTTATAGTTATTCCAAGTGATGGGCATATACTGATATGCTCCACAAGCTGAAGACCATTTTGATTTAGCCTTATACCTGCCATTAGATTCAACTTGTTTAATAGAATACATTAAGATCTCAGTTTTTTCTGTGAAGCTAAGTGTATTATTCAGTTTTGTTTTATTATTATTAATATTATTTAATATATTTATATTATATAATTTAATACTTATATATTTAATATTTATATTATTATATATATTAGATATATTTTTATTATACATAGCTTGATTTTTAAAGTCAAGTGCTGTCGCTTTTTCTACATGTTGAAACCCTGGGACCCCAAACATAGAATTAGCCATAGTTATCAATATAACTAGTGTTAGATGGAACTTTGAATATTTTCTCATTCCCTTACCTCCTCGTTTTACTGACAGGTAAGAATAATTGTAGCATGATATAATAAGAAAAACAAGGGAGCATAGTTGCTAATATCATTAACTGGACCAGCATTTGCTAATATGGATACAAATTTAGGCTATGGTCAAGCTGCATATAATATATATAACTCATTTAAACATCTTGGTGTTGAAGTAGAAATTAATTCTCCAAATGCAGATATAGAAATTTCTTTTGATCATCCTAATGGTCATGTGTTTAATAATCCTAATAGTTATAAGATAATCTATTCAGCTTGGGAAAGTACTGGATTACATCCAGACTGGCAAAAAAATATTTTGCGTGGAAATGAAATTTGGGCAACTTCACCTTGGGTTGCAGATATATTTAAAAATATTTTTAATAAAGATGTTTTTGTTTACAAGCATGGAATTAATTCAGAATGGATTCCAACACTTAGAAAAACTTCCCATAAACCATTTACATTTTTACATGTTGGTGAACCATTCTCTAGAAAAGATGCTCACCTTGTTACCGAAGCATTTATAGAACTATATGGGAATAACCCTGATTATAAACTTGTATTAAAGTCTAATGGTATGAATACTGTAAAAGTAAAAGATCCTAAATATGGTTTTCTTAGTTCCCCCGCTGCTGCATATGATAATATAACTACAATAGATAATTATTTAACAAACGAGCAAATGATTGGACTTCACGCACTTTGTGATGTATTCATTTATCCTTCATGGGGAGAAGGGTGGGGGCTTCAACCTATGCAAGCCCTAGCTTCTGGAATGCCAGTTATATCAACTGATGGTTGGGCTGATTACTATAAATACATAACTTGGAGAGTTGATTCAAGGTATATGAATTCACCTTGGCAAGAAATACATCCAGGAATGATGATGAAACCAGAAAAAGAAAATTTAAAAGAACAAATGCAAAATGCAGTTTTAGAATATGATTCTATTTTACAAAAAACTTTTAGAAGTGCTTTTGAATTGCATAGGGAGTATGACTGGATTGAAGTTACAAAACCTGCAGTAGCAAGATTAAAGCAAATTTACGCAAATATCATAAAATAATATCCAGTTTAGATTTAGAAAAGTTTCTGTGGTAAACTTATGCTCTATACTATTTGAAAGAGGTCTTAATAATAAATGAACGGTTCTATTGAAAATCCATATGAAAACTTTATCGCTTTGTCTCGCTATGCAAGATGGCTTGAAGATGAGGGGAGAAGAGAAACTTGGAAAGAAACTGTAGATCGTTACTTTAACTTTATGGTTATCCAATTGCGTGAAAAGCATGGATATGTTCCAAGTGATAAAATTCTTAACGAGTTGAAGGATGCAGTGTTTAATCGCAATGTAATGCCTTCAATGCGTTCTGTTATGACAGCAGGTGCTGCACTTGAAAGAGAAAATGTTTCAGGTTATAACTGTGCATTTATGCCAGTAGATAGTGCTAGATCATTTGATGAAGCAATGTATATCTTGATGTGTGGAACAGGAGTAGGATTCTCTGTTGAATATAAGTACATTAACAAGCTCCCAGCACTTCCAGAAAAACTTGAAAAGTCAGAAACAACAATTACAGTTGGTGATTCTAAGGAGGGATGGGCAAAAGCTTATCGTGAACTTCTAGGATTGCTTTGGGCAGGACAAATTCCTCAGATTGATATTAGTAAGGTTCGTCCTTCTGGTGCACGTCTTAAAACTATGGGTGGTAGATCTTCAGGGCCACAACCACTTGTAAATCTTTTTGATTTTACAATTCAAGTTTTTAAAGGAGCACTTGGTCGTCAACTAAAGCCAATTGAAGCACATGACATAATGTGTAAAATCGGAGAAGTTGTAGTTGTTGGTGGAGTTCGTCGTTCTGCTATGATTTCGCTTTCAAATATTAATGATATTGAAATGGCAGCAGCAAAGGCGGGTAACTGGTGGGAATCAAACTCACAACGTGCATTGTCAAATAACTCTGTAGCATATTCTCGTAAACCAGAAATGGCTCAATTTATTGCAGAGTGGAAATCTCTTTATGATTCAAAGTCAGGAGAACGTGGAATCTATAATGTTGCAGCAGCTCAAAAGCAAGCAGCAAAGTTTGGTCGTAGAAGCCCAGACATTCATTATGGAACTAATCCTTGTTCTGAGATTATTCTTCGTCCATATCAATTCTGTAATCTTTCAGAAGTTGTATTGCGTGAAGAAGACACAGTTGAAGATGTTACAAATAAAGTTCGTCTTGCTTCAATTCTAGGAACATGGCAATCAACTCTTACTGACTTTAAGTATATTCGTAAGATTTGGAAAGATAACACAGAAGAAGAAAGATTACTTGGAGTTTCTTTAACAGGACAATTTGGACATAAGTTTTTCTCTGGGCAAGAAGGATTAGAAGAGCTTGGAGATATTCTAAGTAATCTTCGTCAATGGGCAGTATATGTAAACATTGAAGAGGCAGAGAAAATTGGGATTCCCGCCTCAGCAGCAGTAACTTGTGTTAAGCCTTCGGGTACAGTTTCCCAATTGGTCGGGGTTTCTTCAGGAATGCATGCTTGGCATTCAGATTACTATATTCGCACAGTCCGTGGGGACAAGAAAGATCCAATTACTCAATTCTTAAAGGATGCGGGTATTCCATCAGAAGATGACGTTATGAAGCCAAATGATACAACAGTATTTTCATTTCCCGTGAAAGCTCCATCAAATGCTATTACAAGAGATAAGCTAACTGCAATTCAGCAATTAGAAGTATGGCTTGTATACCAGCGACATTGGTGTGAGCATAAGCCTTCAATTACAGTATCTGTAAAGGAAGATGAATGGATGGAAGTTGGAGCATGGGTATATAAGCATTTTGATGAGGTATCTGGAATTTCTTTCCTCCCTTACTCAGAACACACATATGTACAGGCTCCGTACCAAGAAGTTTCAAGAGAGCAGTATCTAGAGATGGTTGAAAAAATGCCAAAAAGCATTGATTGGAAGAATCTGTCTCTATACGAGTTAGAAGATTCAACAACAGGCACTCAAGCCTTAGCATGTGTATCTGGAGAATGTGAAATTGTAGATATTGGTGCTAACTAGTAGAATTATATTGATAAGTCCCGCCTCTGCTATGCAAGCGGGACTTTTCTATGTTTTTGCAAAATTAAATGCTATAATCATACTACAATTTGATAATCATTTGGGGTGATTTGTGGCTATACAAGAAAAGAATTATGATGTAATCCAGGGCGATTCTTTTGTCCTTGATTTTGAATTAACTGACGATTCAGATCCTGCACAACCAATAAATCTTCAAGGATATCAAATTATTATGGAAGTAAAAGACAAACCAGGTGGAAAAATTCTTTGTGCTTCCTGCACTATAGGTGATGGTGTTACTGTAACTAGTTCGGTAAATGGAAAATTTACAGTTAATATTAGTCCAGCAAAAACAAAAAAATTTGTTTTTCCTAAAAGTGCATTTCAATTACAAACTATCAGCTCTGGCGGGATAGCAACAACTATTCACAGAGGCTGGTTTAACGTAGATGCAGGAGTTATAAATTAATGGCTGAAAAAGTAACAGTTATTCAGAAAACAGAAAAAGTCAATGTAACACAGAAGACTAACAAAGTCACTGTCGCTACAAAGGGCACTCAAGGCGCAAAAGGCGATACAGGCGCAACTGGGCAAACAGGATCAACAGGACCAGCAGGTACATCTGGAGGATCTTTTAGATATGAGCAACAATCTGAATCAGCTACATGGAATATTAACCATAATCTTGGGTATCATCCTGCGATTACAATACAGGATTATGGGCAAAATACAATAGAAGGAAGTATAGAGTACATAGATAGTACTGATGTTATATTAACATTTTCAGTTCCTGTATCTGGTTACGCTTATCTATCCTAAAAAGGGAGAAATATAAATGTCAAAGAAATTTTTAGTAAACGTTGATTTAGGTGGTAATCAACTTATCAACGCAAGGCAGCAATCAGCTGCATCAGCTCCAAGTGCGTCAGCATCAGGACAACTCTATTACAATACTGGTAACTCAACTCTATACTATTCAACCGCAGCAGGTACAGGAAACTGGGTTGCTCTTACATCAGGGTCAACTGCAGTCTCTTCTCTTAACTCTCTAACTGGAGCAGTCACAATTGCGGGAACTTCAAATCAGATTGCCGTTAATGCAGCATCAAGTACAATTACATTATCCCTCCCTACAAATGTAACTCTACCAGGTAAGACAACTCTTACTGCATCTACAACTTCTGCAGCAGCAATTAACATTCCTACTGGATCAGACCCAACTACACCAGCATCTGGAGATGCTTGGAATAATACAGGAACACTAAAATTCTATAACGGAACTGCTACAAAGACAATTGCATTTACAGATTCAAGCATTACAGGAAATGCTTCAACAGCAACTGCTTTGCAAACAGCAAGAACTATTAATGGAGTATCTTTTGATGGTACTGCCAACATTACAATTCAAGTACCAGTAAGCACTGGAATCACAGGATTAGGTACTGGAGTAGCGACATTTTTAGCAACTCCTTCTTCTGCTAACTTATTATCAGCAGTATCTGATGAAACTGGTACAGGCTTATTAGTATTTGCAACAAGCCCATCACTCACAACACCAACAATTGGTGGAGGTGGAGCAAACTTCTCAGGTTCAACATCGGGAACAACAAATCTTAAAGCATCAGCAACAGCTGGTTCAACAACAATCACTTTGCCAGCAACAACTGGTACAGTAATTACAACAGGAGATTCAGCAACTGTTACAAATACAATGCTTGCAAACTCTTCTGTAACAGTAAACGGAACATCAATATCACTAGGCGGAAGTGGAACAGTTACTGTTCCTATCTCTACTGGAGTGTCAGGACTTGGAACAGGTATTGCTACATTCCTTGCAACTCCAACATCTGCAAACTTAGCATCAGCTATTACTGATGAAACTGGAAGCGGAACTCTTGTTTTCTCTGCTTCCCCAACATTTACAGGAACAGTAACTCTTCCTACAGGATCAACATCTAACGCTCCACTTAAATTTGTTTCAGGAACAAATACAACAGCAGTTGTTGCGGGAGCAATGGAATTTGATGGAACTAACCTTTACTTTAGCCCATCAACAGTTCGTAAAACAATTGCATTTACCGATTCTTCAATCACAGGATTTAGCGGACAAGCAACACTTGCACAAGGTGGTACAAATGCTAACCTTACAGCAGTAAATGGCGGAATTGTTTACTCTGGATCTTCTGCTCTTGCGATATCAGCAGCAGGAACTTCTAACCAAGTTCTTCTTTCTGGTGGAGCTGCAGCTCCAAGCTGGACGAACCAATCTTCACTTTCTGTGGGTTCTGCAACAAATGCAACCAATACAGCAATTACAGAAGATACAGCAACTTCTTCTGCTGTGTATCCAACATGGGTAACAGCAAATACTGGAAACCTTCCACAGAAGACTACATCCACAAAACTTACATTTACCCCTTCAACAGGTAATCTTACTTCTACAACATTTAATGGTTTAACGTTAACCGCTGGAGCAACGGGATTTACAATTGCGGGCGGAACAACTTCTAAAACATTAACAGTTAGCAATACGCTAACATTAGCTGGAACAGATGGAAGCACACTTAATATTGGTGCAGGTGGAACACTTGGTTCTGCAGCATTTACTGCTTCTACAGCATACGAACCAGCAATTACTACTCTTTCAATTGCAAAGGGTGGTACAAACGGTTCTGCTACTCCAACAGCAGGAGCTGTAGCGGTAGGAACTGGAACTGCTTATGCATTTACATCTGCAGGGACATCTGGTCAGGTATTAACATCCGCTGGAGCATCTACCCCAACATGGACAACTGCTACAAGCAATAATACAAATAGTGCAATTGTTCAGCGTGATGCTTCTGGCAACTTCTCTGCAACAATGATTACGCTTTCTGGAACAACTACAAACTCAACAGACGTTGCTACAAAGTCTTATGTTGATGGAATAGCATCTGGAGTAAATGCTCATGATGCAGTTCTATATGCAACTACAGCAGCACTTGGTACAGCAGGTAACTTAGTTGGCGGAACGATAACAACAACTTATGCAAATGGAACTTTAGGTGTTGGAGCTACTTTAACAATAGCAACATCAACTAACTGGACTGCTATTACAATTGATGGCCAATCATTAACTGTTAATGATAGAGTCTTGATTAAGAATCAAGCAGCAGCGTTACAAAATGGTATATATACAGTAACTTCTGTTGGTGCAATTGGAAATACTACATCGTTTGTATTTACTCGTGCAACTGATAATGATCAAACTCCAGAGCTCGGCCAAGGAGATCTTACTTATGTAGTAAATGGTACTGCAAATGGTGGTCAAGGATGGATTATTACTTCAGTAATAACCACTGTTGGTACATCAGCAGTTAACTGGTCACAATTCTCAGGAGCATCAGATATTACAGCTGGTGACGGTTTAACAAGAAGCGGTAATATCTTCAACGTTACTACAGCAAACTCTGGAAGAATTGTTATCAACCCAGATAGCATTGATCTTGCAACAGTATCCCAAACAAATACAACAGGAACTGCAGGAATTAATTTTGTTCAATCACATACTGTAGATTCATATGGTCGTGTTACTGGAACAGTCTCTGCGGATGTTAGAGATGCAACAACTACTGTAAAGGGTATTGCATCATTTGATACAAATACATTCACAGTAACAACTGGTGCGGTAGCTGTAAAGTCTGCAGGTATTAGTAATACTCAACTTGCAAATAGCACGATTTCTGGAGTTGCACTAGGTTCAAATCTATTTAACCTTTCTGCAGGAACTGGATTAACAATCAGCACAACTACATATAACGGTTCTGCTGCAGCAACAATCTCTTTGTCTGGAACTCCAGCTCAGAAGTATACAGGAACAATTACTGGAGATAATACAACAACAGCGTTTACATTAACTCACAGTCTTGGAACTCGTGATATTTCTTGCCAAGTTTATCAAACTTCAGCAGGTCCAGATACACAATATGATGAGGTTGAGGTTGATATTAATAGAATTTCAACAACGCAGGTAAGAGTAACTTTTGCTACTGCTCCTGCAAATACCACAACTTACAACGTAGTTGTAGTTGGATAATTGAAAAGATAATATAATTGATACGGGGGGTTAGGGAATATATCCCTAATCCCCCAAATGGTATAATAGGAGTGATATGACAAAGAAATTTTTAGCCAATGCAAATATACCCATTGTTGTTGTTACAGGTGGTGATGGGTCAAACTCTAGTATTAAAGCTACTGGATATAATCAACGTGGCGGAACTGGGTATCATGGATTTCTTGAAGCAACTAATACATATGGCTCTGCTACAAATCCAAATAAATATTTTAGAATAAACTCAACGGGTAGTTTACAAATTGTAAATAGTGGATATACAACTACACTGTTTGATCTTACAGATTCAGGAGCTTTAGCAGTTCCATCAACAGTAACTGCTTCAGGTTTTGCAATTCCAGGTGGAACTTCAAGTCAATATTTGTTGGCAAATGGAGGAGTTGGATCTGGATCTACATATACTCCCCCACTTACTGAAACTGCTCTTGCCACAGGTTTTTCTATTGCTGGAGGAACTACTTCTAAAACTTTAACAGTATCAAATACTATTACTTTAGCGGGAACTGATGGAACTACAATTACGCTTCCTGCAACAACTGGGACTGTTCCATTAAATAATCAAACATTTTATATTGGCACACAAGCAATTGCAATAAATGCTGGTACAGGAACAATCACTTCCCTTCCTGGAGTAACATCTATTAATGGTGCAACATTACCTTCATCAGGAACTATTATAACTGGATCATCTCCAACTATTACAACTCCTGTAATTGATACTGTAAATACATCTTTAACTACTACTGGAACTGCAGCACTTTGGAATACAGGATTGACTACTGGAACAATTCAAATTGGTGGAGCCATAACATCTGGAACGCTAACTTTGGGTGGAACGGGAACAGCGACAGCAGGAACTGTAAATATTCTTACAGGTGCTACAACATCTGGAACTAAAGCAATTAATATTGGTACAAATGGTTCAACTGGTTCTATTACAACAATTAATATTGGAACTACCGCTGGAACAACACCTACAATTGCTCTTAATGGAACAACAACATTTAATGGACGAATAATATCTACTCTTACAGGAACTGATGTTACTGGTAACGGACAAATTTATTTAAATGGTGCAACAAGCAATAGACTTGAATTTAATAGTACAGGATTAGCTGCTCCTGCAGTTTTAACTCGTTCAGTAGGAACTAAAATTGTTTTATATCCTTCTCTAGCTACATCAGCAGCTGACTATGCATTAGGTATAGATAGTGGGGTTTTCTGGCAATCTATTGATAGTTCAACTTCATCTTTTAAATGGTATGCGGGAAACACAAATATAGCAACTCTTTCTGGAGCAGGAGCATTTTCTACCACATCAACAATTTCTGCATCTGGACTTGCTGGTTCATTGCTTTCTTCAACTGTAGGCTCAACATCTGGAACGGCATCAGCTGGAATCTCAACAATACCTGCAAGAGCAGATCACGTTCACCCTTCAAGCACACCAGCAGCAAATTCTGTAACACTAGCAATGCTTGCAGACGAAGTTAAAATTATGGATATTATGGGTGCTTGGTAATAGTTTGTATCGTGCAAACTATATGCTATAATAAACTCATAACGTAAAGGGGACAGTGAACCAATATGGCAGATACAGACTTTAAAGTAAAAAATGGCATCCAGACTGGTGGCCAAATCCAAATTAATGGTAAAGACATTGAGCTCCTTGTAATCATGGGAGCGTATAGCTAATGGCAACAACCGCAGTATCATTATATAGAGGTAATCCCCTTCTTGGTGTAACACCAACAATTTCTTCAATTACCAACAAAGCATTAACATCAAACGTAGCAACAATTACTACAAACGCTACAGGTGGAGCAAATCCATTTGCAGTAGGTTCAATTGTCACAGTTACAGGTGTAGACTCCACATTTGATGGATCATTTGTAGTATGTGCAGTTGGAGGTACAACTGGTGCTTATACATTTAACTATGCAAAAACAGCAACTAACGTAACTTCTGCAGCAGTATCTCCAAATGGAATATCTTATCTATATGGAGTTGGAGCAACAGGTGCAGCAGCATCTGGTAAAGGTGTTTCAAATAAAGTTGTTCAAAACTATGTAGCAACTCTTACTACCGCATCTGCTCACGGTTTTGTGGTGGGAGATCTAGTAGCAGTAACAATTGGTGATACTATTTATGATGGATTACAGGTTCAAGTTATTGCAGTTCCAACTACAACAACATTTTCTTATTCTGTATCTACTCAAACAGCAGCAACAACTGCAGTTACATCAACAACAGCAGCAGTAGGAAAATATCCTCAAATTTATCAGGTTGCTTCAGCAACTACAGCAATTGCTACAAACATCTTGGTTTCTAATCCAACGTCTGCCCCTCAAACATTTTCTCTTGTTCTTGATCAGTTTAATACAAACTATCAACAAACACTTAATCCAAACTCAACAGCATTTTTTGATCTTAAGCAAGTGGTGGCAGCTACAAAGAATATAGTAGGAACAGCTTCACACCCCGCAGTTACATTTAACATTTCAGGAGTAACCATAGCATAAAATGGCACAGTCAACCTATCCTTCATCCCCATCTTCTAGCCCAAGAAATGCAACGGCTCAGCTTTTTGCAACATATCAGCCAACTGGAACATATACATATAATGGAACGCTGGCAGCTGGAAAGTATGCTATTACAGCAGATATCATTGATGATGGAGTAGGTACTAATCCAGGAGTTCCCATAAATTATACATTTACTGGAAGTGGAAATGTATCTGGAACATTTAGTTCTACTGGAGCTCCAGTTTATTTTTATGCATCAACTCCTTCAACACTTTCAATTACTGGCGGAACAATCCCAACAGTTACATATCCATATACTTCTGCAACAGCAAGACCAGTATTAAACAATGCTCCTGCAATTGCAAGTATTACTCCAAGATATTATTCTGCCACAAGTGGCGCAAATGCAACAAATCAATTACTATCTGGTAATGGATCAAATGGACAAGGTTATATTCTTACAAAAGATGGTAGGCTCATATCTTTTTCAAATAGTCAAGGAGTAATTACCATAGAAAATAATTTAACTGTTATAGATACAAGTGAAAATCCATTGAATGCTTCATCAGTAGTACCAACACAAATTGTTTCAGCCAATGCTTTTATTGGTGGAAGTGGCAATAAAACTGATAAACAAGCATCATTTGCTACTGCAGGAAATGGATTAATAGCTGCATTTTCAGCAATATATTTAAATACTTTACTTGTATCTGCAGACGGAGGAGCTACCTGGGTAGCAAGAACAATGCCAGTAACTGCAACAAGTGACACAGTAGGCTACGCTACAATACATTATTTAAATAACTTATGGATTGCTACCATGTATAATGGCTCAGCTGGTTTTCTATATACATCTACAGACACAATAACTTGGACACAAAGATTTACTTCTGCAGCTTTTTCTACTGCATATAATGGAGTATATGGTACAAAATATGTAATTGGTCTTGGACAAGGAAGCGCATCAAGTAATATTTTAGTCAGTACGGATGCAGTTACATGGGCTTTTGGAACTGTACCAACTCAACCTTCCATAGTCGGTTTAGCATATGGTGGCGGTAAATATGTTGCAGCAGGTGGATCAACTGGTGCAGTTAACTTTATTTTTACATCAACAGATGCAGTTACATGGACTACAATTACTGCAACTGGCGTATGTGGATCAAATGTTGTTCATAATGGAACTGCTTTTCTTCTTGCTAGTAACTACAATACTGCTACTTTTTATCGTTCTACAGATGCAGTTACTTGGACAAATCCGACGCAACCAGCAAGCGGATCAAACTATAACTTTACAGTAATTGGAACAACATTTTATGCTCTACCATTACCAACAGGCGCAACAGTCGTCCAGAACCTCTATGGATCTACTGATGGAATAACATGGACTGCTATGAATAATATGAATACTTCATATTTAGCAAGCTATAGTACTACTTATGGTTTTACACATAGAATTTTGCCATATGGATCTCATATAGTAGGTTTAACTGCAAACCCATATGTGAATACTTCAAATTATAATTTTGGTAGTACCCCGATGCCTGGAGCCCCAGCAGGATTAAGAATATATGTAAATGGTACAAACTATGGCTCAATTATGACAGTATCTCCTCCGCTTATTGTGCCTACATATACTTATTTTGTTAGTTCATATTCTTCTCCAAATAACTACACTAGACTTCTTGATAATTCTGGAAAGGTCTTTGGCCATACTTCAACAGCTTATACTAATGCCTGGACTGCTTCAAGTACTTCATATACAACAACTCCATTTGTTTGCGATGCTCCAAATACTGCAGGATTTTTAATATTAATTGCAAGTGCATCAACTTTATATCAATATTCAACAAGCGAATTCGGTGCAGCTGCAACAACGTCATTAGCTGGAACATGGAATGCATTTGTATGGGCCAACAATCTATACTTAGTAGGCGGAGCAGCAGGAGCACTTTATACATATGCAAGTACAAATACTACATGGAGTTCTCCAACTTTTGTTTCCCGTACATCTGGTTTTGGTGCAAATGCAATTAGAGCTATTGCATATGGAGCAGGTTTATATATAATCGGTGGAGATAATGGTTCTTTATCAACATCTACCGATGGAACAACCTGGAACTCTAGAACATCTGGCTTTGGAACAACTGCAATTAGAGTAATTACTGGAAGACCTCAAGCAAATGGACAATGGTTATTTGTTGCTGCAGGCGATAGTGGAACCTTGACAACATCTACCGATGGTATCACTTGGACAGTAAGATCATCTGGAGTTACATCAAGCATAAATACAGCCCTTCCATTCACCTATACATCATCAGCTTATCCAGTTATACTGGGTACATCTAATGGAACAATTATTACTCCAACTTCTATTGATGGTTCTACATGGGCAACTAGATATATTACAAATGAATCTTATACTATAAACGCAAGTACTTCCAGCAACGACGGCTTGACATATTATCCAACAATGGCTACTTCAACTGCAAGTTATTATCTATATAGTCCTATAAATACTGGATCAACTGTTGCTGATCCTTCTCTTGAATCTATATCTTTACAAATTAATTCTGTAGCTTATGGAAACAATCTCTATCTTGCTGCAGGTTTAGGCGGAAGGCTATACACATCAACAGATACAATAACATGGACTGCACGTTCTTTATCTACTACTCTTGAAACTATTACTTCTGTTGCATATTTAAATACAACATATGTTGTAGGAACTCTTGAAGGAAATATATATACATCTACTGATGGAACAACTTGGACAGCAAGAACATCTGGCATTACAATCGGATATCAAATTAATGATTTAGATTATTTAAATGGAAAATACTATGCAACATATTCTAATCATGTAACTAAGCCATCTATCTCAAATTATGCGTATATGTTAGGTTCTCAACAAGGATCTACTTATTCTTATCAGTCAAGTATATGGAATCAAAACTACTTAGGATTTACAAATTTCAGATCTTCTGATTTTACAACAGGTGGAATTCAACAATCAACAGATTTAATTACATGGACTGCTGTAACTCTTGCAACAAACTCTACACAATTAGGTGGAATAAATTCTATTGCTTATAATGGAAGTTCATTTATAACTGCAAACGGGGGTGGTCCAAATGGTCAAGGATCAAGTTTTTATGCATATAATGGATCACTAGCATCTAGCTTAAATTATTCAGCAAACTTAAGTATATTAAATTCAAATGTATATTTTAATACAGCTATGGGAACTGCAGGAGTTGTTGATGTATCTTATAATTCAACAACAGGAGTTATTTGTGTTGTGACAAATTCTAGAACAACTGCAAATATTTTTACATCCACAGATAGTATTACATGGACTTCATATTTTCTTCCCGCTGCTAATCATCTAACTTCAGCTAGTTTCTATGCAGCTTATTATTATGGCAATACTGGTTACAATCAGTACATGGAATGTTATTCAACTCCAGTATCAGTAAATGCAGGACCAGGTTCAACATTTATAATTGCAACAAATGCTAAACAAAATAAATATTCTATAAATGCAGCACAGGTAGCTATTTTAAACCCCTCAGCTGGAACTTTGTCTACATTAACATTGCCATCTGAAGCATCAGTGATATCTACATATAATCACAATGTTGCTTATAACCCAAGCACTGGAAGAGTTCTTATTGCTAATAAAAATGGTAATTTAGCATCTGGTACAATTAATACTACGACAACAAATACATATTATCCGTCTATATTCTCTTTATATTCGGTAAATGCTTAAATAGAAAAATAGGTAAAATGACAAAAGAAATTAAAAATCATGTCAATCTAATGATCTGTACTCCAGGACATTCATTGATGGGTTCATATGTTAAAAGTTTATTAGAGACCGCCAACGAATTAAATAAAGCAGGTATTACTTGGGGATACTCAAATGAATATTCTTCTCATGTAGGAGATGCTAGAGAGATGACATTAAATGGTGGGCCAGAGATGAATCCTTTTGATTCTCGCCCATTTAAAGGTGATATAACCTATGATAAAATAATGTGGATTGATTCCGATATTGCTTGGAAAGCAGAAGATGTTATTAAATTATATGCATCAGACAAAGATGTAATCTCTGGAGCCTACCTATTGGCTAATGGCTCCGTAGTTGCACACAAAGAAAAATTTGGAAGGCCTTTCTCTTATGAAGAGGTTAAGGACTTGAAGGAAATTGAAAAGATTTATTCAGCAGGTTTTGGTTTTATCTGTGTAAAAAACGGAGTTTTTGAAAGCCTATCAAGACCATGGTTTCAGGCATCAAATGATATAATTAAAGGACCAGACGGACAAGAATTACCATTTGCTATAATGGGAGAAGACACTTCGTGGTGTCATAGAGTAAATGAACTAGGATTTGAGGTTTACTTTGATCCAACAGTTCAAGTAACACATCACAAAATGATGAAACTAACATGGGAGGGAATAGCACCTTGAAAAACATAGAAAACTATAGATACGATATTAATCAAGATAATGTCGTTGAAATTTGGAATGATGATAATCCGAATGAAAATGATGCTCCATTTTTGCGTCAACCAGTTAACCCACTAGGAATGCCTTGGGCTGATTTTGATGAAGCTGAAAAGTGGACAAAAGAGTACATTGATTATCTATTAAATCCGTCAGCACCAGTTGAAGAATCAACTCCTGCTGCAGATACTCCATCAAAGTAATGTTATTGTATAGTGCATGGATAACATGCACTATATTCTAACAATTTAAATGCTTTTCAGGCTATTTTTGGTATAATACTTTTATGGCATCTACAACATCCAAGGGGTTCCCTTATCCGCTATCTACCGACTCTGTTGATGTTCCTTCGGATATTTATAACTTAGCAATAACTATAGATAACCAAATAACAACAACTGCAGCGATAAATACTATTCCGTACAGAGAGACTGGCGGAACGCTAACAATTGGAACTCCAACACTAAGCACTCATGCAGCTACCAAAGGTTATGCAGATGCCCAGATAGCTTTAGCAGTCCCCTTCACGACAAAGGGAGATATAATTTATGCTGGCTCTAACGGCTCAGCAGTATCAACAGCAACAACTTTAAGTATTGGCGGTTCAGGATCAATACTTTCTGTCGCAAGCGGTATCCCATCTTGGCTGGGTATCGGAACAAATGGTTATGTATTAACAGTATCTGGTGGAGCCCCAACTTGGGCATCTCCAACATTTACCCCAGGAACAGGTACGGGAACTGGCTTCTCGCAAACCTCTGGAACGCTTACAGCAAATACAGCAACTACAATTGACACAGTTGCTGTTTCTTCTTTTATTGGAATTGAATATCTTTTACAAATGAAACAGGGAACAAAAGTCAGAGCATCAACAATTCGTGTTATTACAGATGGATCTACTATAGTTAGTAGTTCTGAATATGGCATTGTTGAAATTGGTGCTTCTATGACGGGAGTGAATGTTCTTGCATCCTATTCAGCTTCTAATGCAATTCTTCAAGTTACAGTTACTGATGCAACTACCACTAACGTTACATGGAGACTTTCAAAGATTGCACAATAATTAGGGGGCTAAATGTCATATTTTTATTCAGTAAATAGAGACAACCCTCTAGGATATTTTCCTATTGATAGCGATTATAAATATTACGATTTAAATTTAAATTATAATCCATATGGCGGTGGGTATGGAGTAAATCGTTTAATCTCCCCAGTCCCTGGAGACCCACATGATAGTACATATGGAAATCTGTACAGTTCTTTTTCAAATTATGCTTCAATTAATACATTGAAGGTTATTGATCAAACTGCAAAAAACAATACTCCATATCTTACAGGATTAAGTTACTTTAGTCCTATAGTTATGGGAAACCAAACTTCTGTAAAATTAGGAGCATCTTCGTCTATTGAAATTAAAAACGTTTATGATGTTTTTGTTCCATCTTCAAACCCGCACACTTGGGCAGCAGAGTTTTGGTTGTCATTAGATTGGCAAGACGGGCAGGGGCTAGATTTTACTACCTACGATAGTTTTGCTACAAATAACTATAGATCAGATATAGGTTTTAGAAGCAGCATTAATTCTTATCCAAAGATACTTTTGATTTCAATTGGGTACTATACTTCACTTTCTGGAACACAATACTTTAATAACTACGCTTCTGTTTTTTATAATCAACAAACAAACTCTATTGAATTTTACGTTCCACAAGCTGATGGGTCATATGATAAAGCCTATTCTGTAGTAAGCGATATAGACTCTCCAATGCATATCTATGTTACATATTCCAATAAAACAATTAACGTTTCTATTAATGGAAAGAGCGGTATTTCTGCATATGTAGGAAATGGTTTATATCAAGACGCAAATATTCTAAACAACTACTATAACATGATATTTAGATTCTCTGGTGGGTTTACATATGTTGATCCATCTACTAATACACTAAGAACTCAGCAGCTACAGAATAACCAATATGTATTATTGTCTAACTTAACATTTTATGATTATATCCTTACTGAAAGGCAGCTTGCTAATCACATTAAATGGGCGTTCTATGACAACAAGCCAGTTAAAGATTCTATACAATATGGAAACCATATATTTGACCTAGAAGAAAATACTAGCAATTTTGCTTACTCAAAGAATTTTTCAAATAAAGATTTTAACGATTATTCTGATATATATAATCTCAATATTTCATCAACTGGATTGCAACCTCAAAAAATAAATAGAATAAGTTTTAACAACTTAGATAAAACAAGTGTATTGTCAGTTCCTTCAGACGGATCTGGAGCAGATTGGATTGGAGGAAAGGCGGGACTTGACTTTAATGATTTTGGAAAACTATCATCAAACCCATGCACTATTAGCCTAGTTGTAGAACCATCGGTATCTCATCCTGATGAATATATATTTGCAATAAGTAATGTAAATGGATCTTCTACTCTATTTATTGATAGATCAAGCAATACTTATAACCTAAAATATTATGATGTCCTTAATGGAGGAACAATCACTACTATTGGTTCAGTTACTCCAAACTATACAAAGCCTTATCACAAGATAGCAGTATCTCTAACAAATAATTCTGCCATATTGACAGTTATATCTGCAGTATCAGAAAGTTCAGTATCTTTAAGTGATATAACAACTCAAAGCTCTCCATATTCTCAAACTTTTGTTTTTGCTTCAAATAGCATATTAACAGTAGGTCAAAGCTATCATAATGGAAACGATTTATCTAACTTACTTGCAAACTCAAGCATATTCTCATATTTAGGAATTTCAGATGTGTATGTATCAGACTTCACAAATAAATATATAAATGGATACTATTATTCAAACGGGTATCCTTGGAATGGAATAATCAAATATTCTTGTCCATTACAATACTACTATGATTTGTATAACTCTGTTGCTTCTACACAATCTTTTCCAGTTTATCAAATGGGATACTGGATTACTACACTTCCTCTTTCAGCACTTGATTCAATTGCGGGGTCTAAGGTGGACTGGAATTCAACAAACAACTGTCTTGTAGAATATTCTTTTAATGACCCAACTGTAGCCCATCAAGAGCAAAACTGGTATGCCTTATCAAGAAATGGTGGGCCAATCACAGGATTTAACTTCTCTAATAAATTAGCCAATATGAGAATTAGAGTGACAATGATTACTAAATATGATGTTCAAGATACTAATCAATCCTTTAACAACTTATCTATTGGATTCTACAGAAACATGAATTTCTATTCAGATGGAGAATCTTTCTTATTGACTCCAGGGTCAAGAAGTGCAAATGGTACATCTTTTACAATAAAGAATCACAGTAAGCCAATTCAAGCAAGACCAAATAATCTAGGTTTATTATTTGCATATAGCAGTAGCGACTCATCTATCCCAGGCTATGCAAAGATTAAAAATGTTTATAATAAAAATATAGCAGGGCTAGATTTCTGGTTTAGGGGAGATACCAACTATCAATCAAAAAAGATCTTGGTGGGAGATTCTACAATTGCAGGATATCCAGATTTGTATACTGATTCAAATGGCAGATTTGGCTGGAATTCAAACATTAAATCTGTTTATATAAATGGATATACAATTGAAAATGCTGCAAGTGCAGCAGCTGCCTCAGAAGTAACTGGAGTTTATTCTGTTAATCCATATAACCCTTTACACATTTCTGTAATTTTAAATAGAACTGATTTAATTACAAATCCATCATTTGAAACAAACAATACTGGATGGTCATCAGCACAAACAAGTGGTGTTGTAAGAAATTCAACATATCAATACTCTGGAACGTATAGTGGTAGAGTAACAATGTCAAGCACAACAGATTCAAATATTGCTTATACTCCAGCGACATTGGCATCAGGAACATATACTATTTCTGCATATTTTTATATTCCTGCAGGATCAACAATAGCAGGAAGAACAGTTTCACTTACAGCAGAAACATCTGGAGCTACAACTTCAAATTCAACTTCAGCAACTTTAACAGTAGGATCTTGGACAAGAGCATCTGCAAGAGTAACAGTAACAGGAGCTACATCTGCAAAGAACTTAGTTGCAAGATTAAGCAATACTCCAAATGTTAATTTATCAACTGCTTCTGGAAATGGTACTATCATTACATATACAACACAAGGTGCAGCAGCACATGGATTGACAACAGGAGATATAGTAACAATAACAGGATTTACTCCAACAGGATATAATCAAACAAGTAAATCTGTTACAGTTTTAAATACTACACAGTTTACAATAGCAGGGTCTACAACTGGAACTTCATCTGGAACTGGTCTTTGTGCCCCAGCACTAAATTTAGCAAACGCATCAGGACAAATAATATATACAGATGCTTGGATGATAGAAGCGGGAACCGTACTGGGAGTCTACATAGACTCAGAAGCTCCTTATGCTGGAGATATATACTTAAATGGTACATCTACAGATATAGGCCCAGAAGCAAGTTATGGATTTATTAATATCTGGGAAACAAGAATGACTCAGAAAGATGCCCTGGACAGGTTTAGTCTATTTGTATATAATAGTACTTCTATTGCATCCAATGATAACTACATGGATACAACCTCTATCCCCGTAAACTTTGATATGCAAAAAGATATGCCTATTCCACATAAAATTGGTACATAGTAGTCTATTTTTTATGTTTAAATATACAGAAATGGTAAAATGATGTTATGAAAATGAAAGTAACTGAAGTAGAAGAGGTAAACTACGGGGTCTATCTCTGGCAGATGCCTGATGGTAAAGTCGTTACAGACGAAGATGGAAACTATATGTGCATCTATGCTACAAAAGGAGATGTTACCAAAATAAATGCATTGCGTAATTTTGCAAAAGATTATGGAATTGAAGAGGGTAAACCCTTGTGGCAATCAGGTCATAGACCAGTTACTGATGAAGAGTACGAACTTCAAAAGCAAAGATTAGAGTGGGGACTTGTAGCAGATGAATGGGACATTCCAGCACTTAAAGAAGATTTAGTAAATAAGAAAAAAATGGGGATAATCTAATGAATCATACAGCAAATATTGCAGATGACGATGATGACAATGGTATTCAAGTACAATTAGGTACTGCATACACAACATCTGAAAATGATTTTGGCGATCCATTTATGGCAGATGCCAACGAAATTTTAAAGCTTGATGGCTTAAATTCTAATTTCCGCCGTAACGCTTCTCGTCGTTTACAAAAAGCATTTACGGGACAGGGAGATGCAAAGTCTAAGAAACTTGACCCGCTAGATCTTACAGGTTATTCATTATTTCAAATTGTACAACCCCCATACAACGTTATGTACTTGGCACAGCTATTTGATATTTCACCATATCACCATGCTGCAATTAATGCCAAAACTTCAAATGTTGTTGGTTTAGGGTATAAGTTTGAAGAAACTCAAAGACTTCTTGATAAATTAGAAGATGCATCTGAAGATGAAAAGAAGTTAGATAAACTACGCAGAAGCATTTCTAGAGCAAAGGTTTCTATGAGAGAAAAGATTGAATCTTTAAACTCAGATGATTCATTTGAAGAAGTTATTAAAAAGGTTTATACAGATTATGAAGTTACTGGAAACGGATATCTTGAAATTGGTCGTACGTCAAATGGAGATATTGGATACATAGGCCATATACCTGCCATTACAATGCGTATACGCCGTCATAGAGACGGTTTTGTGCAGGTTGTATACAACCGATATACCTATTTCAGAAACTTCGGCGATAGGACCACACAGGACCAAATAGGCACAGATCCTCGTCCTAACGAAGTTATTCATTTTAAGAAATATACTCCAACAAATACTTACTATGGAGTGCCAGATATCCTATCTGCAAAGAATGCGGTAGCGGGAGATGAATTTGCACAAAGATATAACCTAGATTACTTTGAGAACAAAGCAGTCCCACGCTACATCATTACTGTAAAGGGTGCTAAGTTAAACGCAGATTCAGAGCGTAAACTTCTTGAATTTTTCCAGATTGGCTTAAGGGGCAGAAATCACAGAACTCTTTATATTCCACTTCCTTCAGATGGAGAAAACTCTCGTGTTGAATTTGACATGAAGGCTATAGAAGCGGGAATGCAGGATTCTTCCTTTAAGAACTATGCGTTGGAAAATAGAGATCGTATACTTATTTCACATAGAACCCCTCTTTCAAAAATTGGTTACGGAACGCCTAGCCCATTAGATGATAAGATATTTAAAGAGCAGGTTACACGTCCAGCACAAGATGCTTTAGAGATTCAAATAAATAGAATTATTGCTGAATTTACTAATGCCTTTACGCTTAAGTTCAATGAACTTACTCTTACAGATGAATTGGCACAAGCTCAAATTGACCAGATTTATCTACAGACTCAGGTAATCTTGCCTAATGAAATTAGAATGCGTATGGGAATGAACCCAATAGATTCAGGTCAAGAAGTCCTTGATTTGAGTGCAGGAGACAAATCTGAAGATAAGGCACAGATAACAGACAGTCGTGCAAGAGATCAACAACGAGCAGCAGCACCAGAAGAAGCAGTTTCTGGGCGGGCTAGAAAAGGCGAAGGTAGGAAAGTAAAGTAAAAAGAGTTGTTGTATATTTTGAGTTTAACAACTTTATTGCTATTATTTACTTAGTATGAAAATCAATAAAGCAAATTTCAGTAATAGTGAATCAAGAATAAACCTATCATTTCCTATCACAAAGGTTGATAAGGAAAAGAGAACTGTCTCTGGATTTGCTACATTAGATAACATTGACCGTCATGGAGATGTTGTAACATCAGAAGCATCAGAAAAAGCATTTGCACGTTTTAGAGGAAACCTCCGTGAAATGCATGCTCCAGTAGCGGTAGGAAAAGTTGTTTCATTTCATCCAGAAGATTTCTTTGATAAAGAATCTGGAATTACATACAAAGGTATTTATGTAAACGCTTATGTTTCAAAAGGCGCACAAGACACATGGGAAAAAGTTCTTGATGGAACAATGACGGGATTTTCAATTGGTGGAAATATTGTTCAGTCTTCATTTGAACCAGGAGATGCAGAATCAGATAAAGAACGTAGAATCATTAAAGAATATGATCTTATGGAATTATCTTTGGTTGACTCTCCAGCAAACCCACTAGCAAGTATTTTATCCATTCAGAAATTATCTGATGGAACTACATTTTTTAAAGGAATGGCAGCAGATACAAATATTGAAAATGTGTTCTGGTGCTCACATGATCAAATTGCATCAACTACAAAGTCTGATACAAAAGATTGTGTTATCTGTGGATCAAGAATGAATTCAATCGGTTGGATTGAAAGTTCTGAAACAGAAAAAGCATATTCAATTCAAAAAGTAATTGATTCTTATTTAAAGAAAGATGATGCTCCAGGTCCAGACCATGCAGCAACAACAAAAGAAGGTGACGCAGGAGTTGTTGATTCAAATAAAACAATTAATCTTTATCCTGACCAAAACCCTAACGAGAAATTTTTGTTCAATGATGGAACAAAAATAAATAAGAGTGATGCAGATGCTTCACTCAGTAAAGGAGGTAATAAAATGACAGATGAAACAAATACACCTTCTGATGAAGTTGTAGAAACTCCAGCAGAAACAGTAGAGGCAGCAGAAGCTCCAGCAGCAGAAGCTCCAGCAGAAGAAGCATCAGAGGATGCCGTAGAAAAATCAGTCACACTCGCAGATTCAACTGAATCTTTTGCAAAGATGTTGACAGATCTGCAAAACCTCTTTGGTGAAGCAATAAATAAGAATTCTGCAGATGTAGATTCTAAACTACAGAAATCTGTTGATTCAGTAGAATCAGCACGTTCTGAAATGACAAACGCAGTTGAAGATATTAAAAAAGAGCTTATGGGTCTCACGAATCATATCGCCGACTTCTTCAAGAGAGTTGAATCTCTTGAAAAGCGTTTTGAATCTTATGAAAGCGACACTGCAGTAAAAAAGTCAATTGGTGAAGTTGAAAACTCACCAAGAGACACAAAAATACAAAAAAGTATTTGGCAAGGATCCTTCCTCGGAGTCCAAAACCTATAAAAATCAACAAAAAAAAAGGTGGTGAAATAAATAATGAGCAATGAACTTTTACAAAAAGTAATTGACACAACAAATCTAGGAACAACTCCAAATCCTAATCTATCTGGAGATAACGTTACTGGTTCAGGTACAGGTCTCCTATACCCAGATCAGGCAAATCGTTTCCTTGATTACATGTGGGATGCAACAATTCTCGCAAAGGCAGCTCGTACAATTCGTATGCGTTCAAATACAACAGAAATTGATCGTGTATCAGTTGGACAGCGTTTAATGACAGTTGCAGCTGAAGACAATCCTCGTGATTATGCACAAGGAATTGACACAGCAGGAACTGCAGCAGGTGCAACATTTTCTAAGATTTCTCTAACAACACGCAAGTTGCGTCTTGACTGGGAACTTTCAGCAGAGTCTCTAGAAGACAATATTGAAGGTCCAGATCTAGAGGATCATATTGCACGTCTGATGGCAACACAGGCAGGTAATGACATTGAAGATGTTCTTATTAATGGAAAGGGTAGTGGTAGTGGATTGATGTCAGCATTCGCTGGCTTCCGCTCACAAGCTCTTACAAATGCACACGTTGTTGACGGTAACGGACAGGGACTAGATAAGGCTGTATTCAATACAGCAATCAAGACCTTGCCTCGTAAGTACAAGCAACGTCGTAACCAACTTCGCTTCTTCGTAGGGTCAAACCTCGTACAAGATTATCTATATAATCTTACAGCGAATGCAGGTTCAGTTAATCCTTGGGATATCGCTTCAGGCGTAATTCGTGGTGACGTAGTCGCTAACGAAGGTGGCCCAGGATCAACAACTCCGTTTGCCTTCGGCATTCCAGTAATCAACGTTCCTCTAATGGATGAAACTCGTGACTCAGCAGGCCGTGCAATCGGTGACTCAGGTTACGATGCATCTGCTGGTTTGTTCGGTGATCTTCACCTAACATTCCCACAGAACTTCATCGTTGGTATCAAGCGTGATGTTGTAGTCTATCGTCTGTTCCAGCCAAAGAAGGATACAATTGAGTATACTCTTTTTATCCGTGTTGGCTGTGCATTTGAAAACTATGACGCACATGTAATTGTAAAGAATGTTAAGGTATCAGGCACAAGCTTCGGTTCCTTCGGTTCTATCACACACGGTTCTTTGGTATCTAATCCAAACACTGGTGCTAGAGGTACATTCTAATATAACCTTTAAGGTGCAAAGTAAGGGGGGCATTTATATGCTCCCCTTACTCTTTTAATTACATAAATGGTATAATTTATTCAGAACGAAAGGAAATACAATGTCTTTTGACACAATGAAAATTTCAGAATTAAAAAAGATTGCAACAAATTTTGGTATTGATATCCCAGAGAAAGCATCAAAACAAGCTATTATCCTAGCGATGCAAGATGAGGGAATTACCTACAATGAATATGCTAAGTTTAGTGGTTCAGAAAAGGTTGAACTTGAACAACCTAAAAAGCAGGGCAAGGTAGCTCTTGAAAAATCAAATACAATCCTAGTTAGAATGGATAAAGCTAATCCTTCTTATACAGTCTATGGATACACATTTACCCAAGAACATCCTTTTGTAGCGATGTCTGAGGGAGAAGCCCAAAAGATATTTGATACAGAGCCAGGATTCCGTCCAGCAACTCCAAGAGAGGTTCAAGACTTTTATAATTAAACGGAGGTAGTAAATGCATCAAATTATTCGTGGTACAACAGATACCCTAGAGTTAGTCATATATGATAATGAAGAAGTAGCAAATGCTGACGGGAGTGTTGTTGCCACAGTTGTTGATGCAGATTACCCAGACACGGTAATAGCAAGTAACCTAGTTGCATATAACGATGAGGAAATAGGCAAGTATACTATTGCTTTCCCAACAACCTATACAACATTAAATAGAATTTTAAAGGTAACTTGGTCTTATTCTATAAATGGACATGCAACTACTCAGGAAGACTTTTATGAGGTTTATACCCCATACGCTTCTGTGTCTGACATAGTTAATTACTTTAACTTTGGGACAAGACCTTCTGATCTTAATTATAAAAGCGTTGATGAGATTCAGGCAGCAGAATTTATTGCTCGTATGCAAATTGAAAATTATGCACAGCAGACATTCGGCAGAACCTGGGGGCAGCAAGAGATATTTGGAAATGACTCTGACGCACTAGAACTAGTGGAAAGAATGCTATCCGTTGAAAAGCTTTATGAAAATGGAGTTCTTGCTCTTGACTATACTCAAGATCCAGTATATAACAATTTTGGCTGGGATGTAGAATTAACTCCAACATATAAGGCTATAAGAATTATCAATAATGATAGTCTAGGAATATTAAACTATGAACCATCATTTGACCCTACAGTCACTTATGGCGGAAGATTCAGATCTGGATACCGTTACATGGTTTATGGGGAAAAAGGTTGGCCTTATGTTCCTCAAGATATAAGAAGATGTACAGTAATATTGGCTGGAGACTACCTAGCTCAAGATGCACAATGGAGACAAAAATACTTAAAGAAAGTTAGTTTAAGTGAAATGTCTTTTGAGTTATCCAAGGGAGCATTTAACGGAACTGGTAATGCAATTGTAGATTCAATTCTTGATAGTTATAGAAATATTGGAATAGTGATAATTTAATGAATAATTCCATTGTTCAAAGTGTCATGAATATGACTGCTCAGATTTATAAGCAGCAGAATAATCAATCTTCAATCAGTGGAACTGTAAAAAGAGAATGGCTGTATCATGACACAGTTCAATGTAAGATTGAGCCTCTAAAGTCTTCTGGTGGCGGAAATAGATATGATAATAAACGCTTTGACATAGGTAAGCATAATGAGTATGATGAAAAACTTCAGTTAAAAATGAAGTGTCTTGTTCCAATGTCTAAGCGTTGGAGAATCCATAATATTAGAACAAATGATGGCAAGCAAGTATATATTGAAATTGATAGAATTAATTCTCCAGACACAATTTTTGAAGTAACAGCGTCTCATGCGGTCTTAGATCCGTTCGGAAGAATTTCTTATTATGAAGTCATACTTCAGAGGGTGCATGTACAAAATGATAACAATACGGGCGAATGATTTTGATATCACAAATATTGAAAGAGAGATTAATCTTAAAGTAGGAGGAGTTAAAGAACTCACAACTCCTGCTGTTTTGGAAGAATTAGCAAATGCCGTTTTTGTTGTAGGCGCAAAAGCCTTTAAAAAAGCAATGGATTTAGAAGCAAAGGCTAACCCTAAAAAATATCATCATATCTATGAATGGAAGCAAGCAGGAATGCCAATGGGTAGACTTTATTTCTTGTATAATAAAAGCAGTACTGGTGGAAAACTAGTTGTAAATCCAGGTTTTGTTAAATCAAAGAATAAGGTTCCAGTTGATCCAAGATTGTTAGAATCAGGAAGAACTGGAAAGTCCGTAGCTTCAAAGCATGTATTTAAGGACAAAGCATCTGTAATGGAATCTGGAAAACCTATTATCTATAGAGCTTCAAAAAACTTACCGATTCCAGACGGAGACAAAATTAGATTTATAGCAGCAGGAACTGTAATAAGAAATTACTACCCTGGAGGAAAACAAGTAAAGGGCTCGTTTGAAAAATTTTTCAATAGTTGGTTTGATACAAAATTGAATTCAGTTCTAGAGAGATCTGGAATTATTGAAGCAATAGACAATGAAACTGTTAAAGTTTTAAATAAGAAAGGGGCAGGATCAAGAGAAGTTAAACAAGCAATAATTAATTTGCTTCGTCAATACTCTAACGATCAATCTGTAATATGACAATTTATTCTAATATAGCATCATCTCAAGTTAGGCAATATGTTTGGGCCAAAATAAAAGAGGCTGGATTGCTTGATATCCAAAATTATTATGCAGATGGATTTGATGACCCATTAGTCCCAATTATCCCTTCTCAACAGGTTCCAGAGTTCAATAACCTACTTCCAGGTAAAACTTACATGATATATGACTATGAGGTAAAGCCAATTCCAGTTCAATGGTGGATGACTGAAGAAGGTATGTCCATCTCAGTTATATCTCAGAATTATGAAAAAGTCAATGAACTTACAAACTTCATGCAGGACCTATTCAGAAGATATGATGAGAGTGCAAAAGACGTAAATGACTATTTAGGCGGGGCTTCAGCATTTATCTTTCATCATTTAATGGTAGACTCAATCTTTTCCCCAGAGCCATTCAGCTCAGAAGGCGATTACCAAATAGGCACAATTTCCTTCTCATACTCCTATTCTAGGAAAACACAAGCAAACGGAAGATTCTAAATTCGCTTTATTCTTTCGCTATGCTATTATTATCATACGAGGAAGATTTCATGTCAAACTTTATAAAAATAAAGGTGGTGAAATAAATAAATGGCAGCAAATGTAAAAAATATTATCGTTGGTGCAGCACAGATCTACATGAGTACAGCATCTGGCTCAAATCGTCCAACAACAGTTCCTGGTGCGGGTGACCTCGCTTGGGGATCACAAAAAGCAGCAGGATATCTCAATACAGGATCAAAGTGGAGAGACTTAGGTTATACAACCGCAGGTCTTGAAGTTTCATACGAGCCAGGTTATGGTGAAGTTATGGTTGATCAACTTCTTGATGCAGCACGTCTTTTCAAGCAAACAATTAAAGTTATGCTTAAGACAGAATTAACAGAGGCAACTCTTGAAAACATCCATGTAGTATTCGGACAGGCAGATTCATACACTGTTTACAGTGGATCTACAGGTTCAACTTCTACTACATTGACAAGTACTCCAGCTAACAGCACAGCAACTTTGAAGCTTGCTTCAGGTGCTTTGGGAGATGCTCCAGTAGAGCGTTCTCTAGTTATCGTTGGAAATGCTCCAGGAACAATCGGTGGAGTTGATGTATCAGCAGTAACTTCTTTGCCTGGCAAAGAGCGTGTTTATGTAGCACGTCGTGTCGTACAGGTTGAAACAACATCTCACGCATTGAAGCGTGATACTGCAACTGTATTCCCAGTTCAGTTCCGTTGCTTACCAGACGATGCCGATGCATACGATGGTGCAGAATACGGTGTTATCGTAGATAGAGTTTACAACTCTCTTTAATACATTTTAGTATTAACATAAATACCCTTCAGAAATGAAGGGTATTTATGTTTTTTATATATATTTTGCTATAATTCTTATTAGGACAAAGGAGATTTAATGCCAACAACAGTATATGAGACACTTGAAATCAAGCTCTCAAACGAAAAAACAATTACAATTAAACCATTAACAATTAAACACTTAAAGAAATTTTTAGCGGTAGTTAAAAAACTACAGGACAAATCCGTAGAGACCGAAGAGCAAGCAATGGAAATTTTCATTGAAGCTGGAATGGTTTGTATGGAACAGTTTGCTCCAGAACTTGCTCTTGATAAAGAGGAGTTTGAAAACATCATTGAAATTCCTACACTCATGAAAGTTCTTGAAGTTGCAGGAGGGTTGAAACTTAATGATGATGACCCAAACTTCCCAGGGGCGAATCTAGCTGGGAATCTCTAGATCTCGCCACTCTAGAATCTGAAGTTTTTCTTACAGGAACTTGGAAGAATTACGAAGACCTAGAATCTTCAATATCTGTTGAAGAACTCATGCTAACTTTGAAAGCTATTCATGATAAGGATGCAAGAGATAAAAAGTTTCTAGCTGCACTGCAAGGTGTAGACTTAGAAGAAGGTTCATCTGCAGAAGATGAAGATATTACTAAGATCAAGGGATTCCGTGCATCACAAGATGGATTCGGAATAGGTTTAGGTCTTGGGCATGTTGTGGAGGGTTAACGGTTGAATAATATTCAATTAAATATTGTTGCTAATGCACAGTTCCAACAGGTATATGCAGAGGTAACAAAACTTAAAGAAGCAATGGCTTCACTACAGAAAGTTTCTGTCGGTGGGCCATTTGCTCCTGGAATAGCAGCCGAAATAAAAGGTGCACAATCAGCATTTGATAGTGCAATTCAATCAACCCGTGCATTTACAATTCAGCATGTTGCAATGACTGATAGTGTTACCAAATTTGGTAAGCAACTTGAAGCTGGAAAATTAAGTTTAAATCAATATTATAAAATCTGGCGGGATAACGTAAATGGAGTATCCAAAGAGCTAGACGTTCTATCTCAACAGCAAGCAAGAATAAATAGATCTGTAGCAATCGCTGATCCCCTTCGTCCTGGATATGCAAAACTAGTTACAGATATTAATGGTGTTGTTACAGCACAAGAAAAAGCTATATTCTATCAAAAAGCATTGAATACCGCACTTCATGACGGTTCTATGAAACTTATTGATTTTGGTAAAAATACCCAGTGGATGGGCCGTCAGTTAACCGTAGGCTTAACAATGCCAATCGCTATGTTTGGTGCGAGCATTGCAACTGCATTTAATACAGTTGATAAAGAATTAACTAGAATGCAAAAAGTATATGGCACTGGTCTTATTCAGCCAACTCAAGCAGCATTAAAGCAAATTAGAACAGATGTTCAGGCACTAGGGAATGAATTAGCAAGAACCCTTGGAACTTCAATGCAAGACACGGCTGCCATGGCAGCAGACTTAGCTGCAACAGGCCTTGAGGGAAGCAAACTATTAAATGCAACAAAAGAATCATTAAGACTCGCAACGCTTGGAGAGTTAGATCATCAACAAGCAATGCAAGCAACAGTATCTTTACAAAATGTATATAAGTTAAGTACACAAGGATTATCAGAAGCAGTTAACTTTCTTAACGCAGTTGAAAACCAAACTTCAACATCTCTTCAAGATTTGGTTGATGCAATTCCAAGAGTTGGACCTATTGTTCAGCAATTAGGTGGATCATTTAAAGATACTGCAGCAATGATGGTTGCAATGAAAGAAGCAGGAGTTCCTGCAGCACAAGGTGCAAACGCAATTAAGTCTGCATTATCTTCTCTTATTAATCCAACAAAAAATGCACAAACTGCATTTAAACAATATAACATTGATCTTCAATCAATAGCAACAAAAACTGGCGGGGCTCCTATTCAAATGTTAAAAGCTCTAGCAGATCAAATGAAGAATTTAGATAGACTTTCACAGGCACAATTAATTGAAAAGATGTTTGGTAAATTCCAGTTTGCAAGAGTACAAGCACTTCTTGACAATATAAATAAAGCTGGAAGTCAAACACAAACAGTATTTAACTTGATGGGTGCGTCTACAACAGAATTAGCAACACTTGCTTCAAACGAATTAAAAACACAAACAGAATCTGCAAGTGGTCAATTCAAGAGAATGATAGAGACTGTTAAAGCAGATCTTCTTCCAATGGGTGAAGCATTTTTAAATTCATTTACAAGAATTGGAAATATTGTAGACAAGGTTCTAAAAATGTTCCAAAATCTGTCCCATATTCTTGGCCCAGTTGCAGGCCTGCTAGGTAAAGTATTTGGAGGCGGATTTGCTGGATTAGTATTAATTGGTCCTATCTTAATGCTTACAGGTTTATTTGCTAACTTAATTGGTAACTTGATGAAGGGTGCTAATTATATTAGAATGTTCCGTCAAGGAATGGAACAAGCATCTGAAACTCAGAGTAAGTTTGCAGCGGGAGTACAAAATCTAAGAAACTTCTACGAGAACCTAGATCTTGGAATGGTTGCAGCAAGAAGACAACTAGACTTAATGCCAGAAGCAATTACATCAAATGCAAAAGCTTTTGATATTTTAAATGCATCTATTAGACAATTAACTTTACAATTTGAATCACTTGCTGCTGCTCAAGCAGCTGCAGCAGGTATGCCTATGGGTGGAGCAAAATCTCCTTTAACTCATCTTCCAAAAATGGCAACAGGAGGAATTGTTCCAGGGACTGGAAACAAAGATACTTATGCAGCAATGCTTACTCCAGGCGAAACAGTAATTCCTAAAGCACAATCTTCAAAGTATGGATCTTTAATTAATTCAATTATTAGTAATAAAGTTCCAGGATACTCTAAAGGTCTTTTTGCTACAGATGCAGGAGACTTTATGGATGTTACTGTTCAGAAACTTCATATTTTTTCAGAGCAATCTGGAGGAATCTTATCTGCTTTAACAAGTGTTTATGAAAGACTTATAGGCCCAGCAAGAAGATTAGAAAGAATTGATACTTCAACCGCAGGAGCACTTATGGGTGGTACTGCAAGACTAAATCAGTTAACAAGAAGAGGTGCAGGCGGAGCAACAGGAGAAGAAGTTCTTCAAGAGTTGAGATTGTTCCCACAGCTAACTGGTAAGGGTGGAGAAAAATTAGATCCTATGGCATTGATGAAAAAAGTAGCATCAAGAATAATGCCAGATGGAACAGATCAAGTAGAAACAGACCGTAAGCTAGATGCTGCATATCAAAAATTAATTGATAGAGTAGAGCGTCGTGCAAAAGCAGAAGAACGTCTTGCAAGAATGCAAGATAGAGCACCTAGAAAAATATTTGGAAGCAACCCTGGACAACAAAGTTTTGAATCATTTACAGAAAGTGTGATGAGAAGAGAATTAGGCGGAATCCAAACTGCAGTTCCTGGAGCAAGTGGACAAATGTCATTGCCCGATGTATTTGCAAATGTTGTTGCAACAAGAGGTCAACAATATAGGGGAACTGGTTCTGAAAGAGAACTTCGTCAAGGAACAGGAGAGACATTCTGGAGAAATCCAAATGGAGAATTAATTCCTTATTCTCAATCTATAATGAAAACTGGATTTGGTGTTCCAGAGGCTGCAATATCAACATTATCTGGAAGCGTTCCAGGATCGTTTGGTACAGGCGAAGCAGAAACATATGCAGAAAGCTTAGGAAAAAGATTAATAAAAAGAGTTAGAAGAGCAGTTCGTGCAAATTCTGATTCTCAAGAAGCAATTTTAGTTTCAAAAGATATTGATTCTGGATTAGCTCATGGACTTGAAAAACATGCTCCAATGGTTACAACTTCAGCATCTCAATTGATGACTGCAGTTCAACAAGAATTAGAGTTAAAATTACCTGCAATTACAGGAAGTGTTGAAAGAGGATTCAACAAAAAAGTATTTATTCCTCTAGAAGAGTTATCTTTAGCTGCTGGTAGAAAAGCTGGCAGCAACCTTACATCTGGATTTAGTCAAATGTCTTTGCCAGGAATTGGCACACAGACATTCCTAGGCATGCCAGGATTACGACCAGGAATGAACCCAGCACCACTTGGCCCTCTATCAAGATTGAAAAATGCAGCAAGTAACCCTATGGCAATGATGGGAATGGGAATGCTAGCACCTATGGCAATTAGCATGGTTCCAAGCCAAATAGGAGGAAAAGATCTTTCTGGTGCTCAGAGTACAGCTCAATCTGCTATAGCAATGGGATCAACTGCAGCAATGGTTTTACAATTTAGCAAGTTTGCAGGAATGGCAGGTCCTGTAGGACTGGCAGTAGGTGGTCTAACAGCAGCATTAGGTGGGTTGCAACTAGCATTTAAAAATTCAGATGAAGCAGCAAAGCAAGCAAGTGATGCAATTGTTAAAAATTATCAAAGTGCTGCGGATCAAATTAATTCATATAGAATAACAGATTCAAGTGCTTTAAAAACTCAAATTCAAATGCAAGATGTTCAGCTAAAAACTTATGATAAATTATCTGATTCTCAAAAGAAAGCAACATCTTCTGCTGATAAGTTGACGCAAGCTTATGATAATATTTCAAAAGCATCAACGCTACAAAAACAAATTTTGGCGGGGCAAGCATTAGGAACAGCTCAATCTCAAGGAGCAAACAGTTTATCAAATCAAATAAGAGGTCTTATATTTGGAAGGACAAGTGAGAGTAATATATCTAATATTGCCCACCTAGGCTTAGGGGCATTGATGCCTTCATTGAAAGCAAAAGATACTGGTTACTATCAATCACTTGGACAATCTCAACTTCTTAAACAACTTACATCAAAACCAACTTCATATGAAGAATTGGTAAGTCCAACATATCTAGCAAATCTAGACAAGGGTAAGACAAAGTTAGATGCATTCGCTCAGGCCTTGCTAGGATCAAGAGAATCATTCGGTCTATGGAATAAAGAAGTTTCTTTATCTAATCCAGCACTTGCTAAATTAAATGAACAACTTGATAAGAATGGAACATCACTACAAAATATTATTCAATTAAATCAAGCATTCGCTGCAGGGTTTTTCCAATCAACAAATGCAATTGACTGGGCTTCTACACATCTTGATCAATTTAGAACCGCATTTGCTACATATCAAGATAAAATTAAGGCGGATGTTGAAAAGGCAAAAGCACAATTGTCAGCTGATCAAGCAAAAGCAGATGAATTAAATAAAATTGCTCAAGGTGATACATTTACTAAAGATGATGAAATTGCAGTTAAGGCAAATGAAAAGAAGATTAAGACAATTCAAGATGAGGTAAAAAAGAGAGATGAGCTTTATAATGCTCAGATGAGAAACATTGAAGCACAGCAACAACAAATGAATCTTGAAGCAGATGTTGTTAAAGCAAGAGGATCTGGAAATCTTTTGCAAATGGCTGTTGCACAACAAAACCTAAATATTCAAAAGACTAAAGACGCTATGGCTAATGCCAAGGCTAATGCAGATAGATCATCTCAAAATAAGATTGATGCTTTGCAAGCAGAAATTGATAAGTTAAACGCAAAGAAATCTGGAACTGCAAGTGTAGAACAAAAAGCAGCTGCAGCAGCAGCAAATGCTAAAGTTCAAAAAGATCTAGAAGCCCTAGCAGCTGCACAAATTGGACAAGGCCCAGAGGCGAAAAAGTTTGCAGATGCATTTGACATATCACATAGAACTCTCCCTACCCCAGCAGATAAACCAGTTATTCCAGTTATTCCAGAATTAATGCCAAAATGGTTAAAAGAGTTTAAATGGCCTGAGTTCTTGAAACCAAAGTGGTTAGAAGGATTTAAATGGCCTGAGTTCCTAAAGCCTGAATGGGTAAAAAATATTAAATGGCCTGAATTCCTAAAGCCTAAGTGGTTAGAAGGATTTAAGTGGCCTGAGTTTACAGAACCAAAATGGCTTGTAGGACTTAAAGAATGGTTTGGTAAATTAAAGTGGCCTGAAATTAAAGTTCCTGCAGCACTAGAATCAATATTTGACACTGGCAAAGGAATTCTTAAAAAGATTTCGGCTCCTATTACAGCAGCTAAAAAAGTATTATCAAAACCAACAAGTATTCTTAAAAAAGTTGCAAAAGGAACAGTTGGAAAAGTAGTTGCTAAAACAACTAAAGTCCTTGGTCCAGTAGGAGCAGCACTGAGTACTTGGGATGCTTTTCAAAATGCACAGAAAACTGGTAAATTTAGTGCTACAGAACTTGGTAAATCAACAGCAATTTCAGCAGGAGCAGGAGCTGTAGTAGGATCAGTAGTTCCTGGAGCAGGAACTACTGCAGGTGCTTTGTCTGGAGGAGCATGGGGATTTGGAACAGATTTAGCTGGTCAACTATTAGGATTATTATTAAGTGGTGGTAAAGGAAATTCTACAAAAACAACAAAAGTTGAAAATAAAGGTAAAGTAGAAAATACAAACTCTGGAAAAATAGATAACAAAAGCACTGGAGAGCAAACAAACACTAATGCAGGAAACCATAAAACTACAAATAGTGGAAATCACACAACTACAAATACAGGAAGTCATACAACAACAAACTCTGGATCTCACAAGACTACTAATAGTGGAGCACACACAACAACAAACTCTGGAGCACATAAGACTACAAACTCTGGAGCACATACAACAACAAATAGTGGAGCTCACAAAACAACCAATTCTGGAAATCATACAGTTTCAAATACAGGACATCATACAGTAACAAATACTGGTGCTTCAAATACTACTGTTAAGGGTAGCAGTTCAATTGCTGCAAATAACTCTACAATTGTTGGTCCAGTAACTATAGCCCACTTAAGTGTTGCTGTATCAACTACTGTAGTAGCTCCTGACCCTGTTAAAAAAGCAAGGGGCGGAATTATTCACGCAGCTACTGGATTGCTAATTGGAGCTGGAACAGGAACATCTGATTCAATTCCAGCAATGCTTTCAAATGGAGAATACGTTGTTAATGCAGGTTCGGTGACTAAATATGGTACAGCATTTATGGATGCTATAAATAATAAGACATATAAAGTTCCATCATCTCTAGGTTCATTTGCAACAGCATCAATTTCAGATGCAGTAAATAGTTCAACTTCAGTCGGTGGAAATGTTATAAATCTATTCCCACCACAAGGATCAGATTCTAATCATATTGCTAATTTGGTACTTACAAAACTTAATCAAGCTGCTAGTAAGCAGCAAACTAGGAGAACAGTATAATGGCACGTTCAATAGACTCAGGAATTTGGATTTCTCCAGATAACAGCACTTGGTATAAGTTAACAGATGACAATAGAGATGCTATCAATAGTAACCCTATGAGAATTGAACAATCTCAAAGAATGGCAAACGGAACTATGAGAAAATTTGTTATTGCCAGTAAGAATGTTATAGATGTCTCCTGGAAATATATTCCAGCAGCATCATCTACTCTTTATACAGGAGGAGGATCAACAGGTCCATTTGCTCCAACTACAGATGGAAATTATGGAGCAGGTTTTATGAAAGCATTTTACAATAAGTATGTTTTTCAACCTATATATGTGAGAGTAATTAATTCAACAGATACAGTAGCATCTGGAAACTTTTCTTCATCTCAATCTGGTACATCATTAACCCCTTTAACTATTTCTACAATAACTCCAGGGTATTCTTTATCTACCCCTACAACTGGATCAGTAACATATACAACAAGTTCAGCACATGGATTATCGGCTGGGCAAGTTGTAGACATCGCAGGAATATTTCCAGTAGAGTATAATGGAAGTTACATAGTTAATGCTGTAACTTCAACACAATTTGCAGTTTCTAATATAAGCATAGCAACTCCAAGCGGGACAACTAAAACGGCAACACCTAGAAAGGGAACAGAATTGTATACAGCTTTTATTACTAATTTCCAGTATGAAGTTGTAAAACGTTTTACCTTAACTGATTATGTTAATGTTTCAATGCAATTCACGGAGATTTAATGCTAAATGTAACCGATACTAATGCAAAGCAAGTCTTTGCTTCATCTTCAGCAATCAATCTTATTCCAAATGTATATGCAGAATGGAACTATAATACTTTCTATTCTCCATCTGTTACTGCTTCATCAACAAGTGGAGATTTATTATCTTCTTTAAATCCATCACTTAACTTATCTCAAAGTGGTTCATGGACATCTTTAAATAGTTCTACCGTATCAACAGCAGCAGGAAGAATTACTGATGTTAGACCATCTGCAACTTGTCCCCAGTTTCATGTTATAGGCAATGGAGACAAAATAACTTCTGCTTCAATTACTGTAGCCTCAACTCCAAGCAGCAAATACTACAAAGCTGTTTTTTATTTAAAATCAAAAACTATTCAAACATACGGGACTCCTATATCAATTGGTGACTACACTGGCACTCCAGTAGCCCTACACCCTGGATCTCCAACAGGAACTACTACTTGGTATTATAGAGTTGTAACTGTTGGTTCGGACGGGGAATCCTATGGTCTAGACTATTCAGGTTTTACAGATCAAATAACATTTTCTAATCTTTCAAATTCACAGGTAATATTAGACATAGCAACTTCAACGGGAGCATCTGGATACGAGATATACAGATCAAGTATACAAAATGATAATAATCCAATCTATTTAACTACTGTTGCTAGTACAGGAAATATTGTTACTTTTACAGATAATATAGTTACTGGACAAAATAATAACAAATATCCTTCTGCAAACTTTACTAATAAAGTATATATCAGTCCAGAGGTAAAATGCTATAGTGGTGCAACATTAAAAAATGCCTTTTACTTTACAAAAATTTTTGACGATGCAAATTCTGAAAACTATGTGCCATCAGGAACAGCACTAGTAGACCCGTCTAGCTGGAAAAAGGTGGAGGTTTGGTTTGGAACATCTTCTGCTACTAATTCATTTAATAATATTCAGATAACATTAAACTCTTATGCGGAATATCAAGGGTATGATTTTTATGCTGACAATTTTCAAATTTATGAAGTAACCGAATATGATTGTTTATTTAACTCTTACTATCCAACAGATTCTGTTTTTAATCCAGCACGTCCAGGCGAATCTTTATTAAATCCATTATTGCCTTCTACAGATCAATCAAGATATGTTAATTATGGATCATGGAATCAAGTTGAAAGACCTTGTTCTTTTTATACTCAAAATCCTGAAATTATTGTTCAGAATGCATATCCATTTAAACAATATCTTCCATCTATATATGATAATTTTAAATATTATGTTTCTCAACCAGGTTTAACAACAACAGGAATTCAATCCTACTATGATACCTATCTTAAAATAAATAAAATAGTTTTGAAGATGGACAAGTTCTATTCAAAGGCTACTGGTAATTCAGTAATAATAACCACATCTTCGGGCGATACTACAATAATTTCTAATTTAACTTTTGGAAATGACGGGACTGCTGTATTGTATTATAATGGATCTTCCTGGTCTCAAACACAATGGGGAGCTCCCCCACAGCTAAACCAAAATGGACAAATTCAAACCTACTCTGGTTCAAACTTATATGTAGCAATAAAAGGAATAAAGCTTCAAATAACTGGTATAACCCCTAATACCGATAATGTATATATTGAAACTCAAAATAGTTTATCTGCAACAACATTCGGCATAGTTGAGATATCTCCTAGATTAGAAATTGATATTTCTCCTTTGTTGCTTAATAAAACAATTAATAAAGAAGTTTCTCAAGGATCAGATAATTCTTTCCCAATTGGCTATATAAGTTCTAATAACTTAAACTTATCAGTAAGTAATATCCCAGTATACTATAATGGACTTCCCTTTACTATTTTTGAAAACGATTCAACAGAAGCTACGTTTTATAATTTAATGAGACAGGGAGTAAAGTTCTCATGTTTTTATTCATCTCCATTAAATTCATTTTCAGACAAGATTCCTTCAGGAGTATTTTATTCAGACTCATGGGACATTAATGATATTGATTCAGTTGCTATCAATGGCTTTGATCAGGCAAAATATCTAATGATGGCAATGACAGCACCTCAGTATTCTGCTACAAATGCGGGGCTTTTAGAAATCATAACAGATCTATTAAACATCTCTGGATTCAGCGATTATAACTATGATAGCCTAGCTGAGGCTGTAGATCAAAAAGCAAAAATTAATTATTTCTGGTGTGACGAAACAATAACACTTTTTGATATTTTACAAAGTCTATTTATATCTCATCAGATTTCAGGATTTTTTGATGAATATGGGATATTGAATTTTATAAGCCTTAAATCAATTATGAATAAATTTAATTCTTCAACTTTTATTCCAGACTTTTTTGTAGGAGATAGAGCAGAAACTATAGATGGAATAAGTTATACTGCAAATATTATTCCAGGGACATTTAATGAAAATATTGGTCCAAAGGTCGGAAAAGTAGTTATTAGTTATAGAATGCCTAATACTTTATATAGTGATTATGTTTCAGATTTAAATTCTCAAGTTGGTCTTATATCAAAGAAAAAAGATTCTGTAAAGACTGTCTGGCAAGAAGATACAGAGTCAGCCTTGCCATGTACACAAATATCTAAATCAATGAACTCTTATCAAAACTATTTTAATTTTGATCCATCAATTATTTTGAATATGGCAACTACCATCGGAAATAACCATGGAGATGTATTTGTAGGCTCAGAGATTATATCTTATGAAGGACTTGAATATACATTTTTTCCAAGTAATAATCTAAACTTAACTATCAATAAAATTATTACTATGCCTTCTGATATTGACAATGCAGTGAAAGAGATAAAAGACTACGTCAGTTCCCTAGGCAAATCTTTTGATGAGATAAGATATTATCCTACTGGCAAAGCTGTGGGTGTTATGAGAGGAAAATACAATACTCCAATAAAAGATCATAATATTTATGACAGTGCAGCTGGAGGAACAAGCGAAATCCCTGGAACAATTAATCCATCAGGATACTTTTTGTCTGGCAAGATGTCAAGCGGAGCATCTTCAGTGTCATTATCTACCCTTGGAGATGGAGTGGCATTCACATATGGCACAAGCAAAGTTTCAAATTCTACAATAAATAGTTCAACACTATTATCTCCAAATGAACTTTCTAAGCATTATAATTATTTTGCAGTTCAGTTTAATTCAACTTACAGACATGCGGGGCAAACAAAAGCTGGTCTTTTCTTTAATGTTGTCAATGGGGATACTACTGCAGCCCAGTTCCTGACATTTTCTAGATACGGTAAGAATAACACATTAATTGAATTAACATCTGGAAGCCCAGGCGGAACTGCTCAAAAGTATATTTCTGATAATGGTATAAATAAAACTGTAAAGACATATAGCCAAACAGTTGTAATGGATTTATTTGATGGATACAATCATAGAATTTCAGTCTACATGTCAAACCCATTTTTATATATTTATATTGATGGAAGAGAAATTGCAAAATTGCAATTGTCAAATAACCTATCAAGCTTAATTCCAAATACTTCATCCAATTTTGGAGCATTTGTACAATGTAAAGCAGCTGGAACAGCTTCTGTCAAATTTACTGAAATTTATGCTTCTAATTTTCCAGTAATTGACAAATTAAATAATAAAGCAGATTTTAATTATCTTCCAAGATATCATTTTAATTCAGAGACATTCCTAGACAATCTTGTTCATGGGCTACCAAATTTTGTTGATCATTATTTATGGCAAGCAAAACCTCAAATTCGTGGCATCAAGTTCTATGACGTAAAGCATTCTTTATCTCCTATTCTTCCAACTACTGCAACCATAGAAAAAATTTATTATGGAGTTGCTACAACTAAAGATAATTTAACTAATTTAATTCTACAAAGAGTAGATGCATGGAATGGGTCATATTCTAATTTGGCTGTCACCCCGTTTAGATCAAGATTCGTAGTTTCAAACAACCATAATGAATTATTGTGGCTAAAAGCCCCAGGCGACAGCGTGGGGAACTTAACAGTATTTCCATTACAGATACAGTCTAATTATCAATTTTTAACAAACCCAGTGACAATACAAAAGGTTATTGATAAAAGATATGCTAATACTTCTGTTCAAATGACTACAGACTGGATTCAAGGAGAAGCAGATGCCTATAGAATTCTTCTTGATTCTGCAGCACTTTTAAACGGGTTCCATAAAGAAATATCCATTCAAGTCTTTGGAAATCCACTAGTGCAACTTGGAGATTTTTGTAAGTTTACATATACTTTAAAGCGTATAGGAACTCAAAAAACTGCTTATTATTTTGTTAAATCAATAAGTCAAACATCTAATGAAGGTCTTACCACACACTTAGTTTTAAAACCCATGATTTTTGAATAAATGGTATAATAGTAAGATGAAGGAGGGAGTCTAATGTATCTTCCAGGAACAATGTTAGTTGATGGTGGCGGAACTCCTACACCATATAATCCTGTATCTGCTTTTTCAGATCCAAACTTAACAGCTCAGTTATCTGGGACTACTGTTGATACAACAACCCTATCTGGTATTTTAGCAGCATCTGGATCAAATGGTGGAACATCTTCATCTACTCAAACTACCTCTTCAAGTAGTACTAACGTTTCAAGTTATACACAGCCAGTATCAGCCCCTACCAGTGTATTAGATGTTGGTACTGTAAATCCAGATGACCCACACAATAGTGCAGCTTTTAAAGCAAAATATGGTCGTGTTCCAACAAGTCAAGATTTTCAGGCTTGGAGAATATCTCAGATTCCTCCACAACCAACCACAGCCCCTGGGCCTCATCAACATTATAGGTACTATCCACAAACTGGATGGAAGCTTTATTGGGATGTGGGTTATGGCCCAGGTCCGTGGGGTTCCGCATTATTAAATTCAAATAATTCTTTAGGTGATATACTAGTATCATCAAACATGGGTGGGTCATCAGTAATAGATACAAATACTGGAAGTTCATATCTGATGGCTGGGAATGGTGGAGCAGCATCAATTCAAGAAAATAGTTCAATCATTACTAATACTCAAGATACACCACAGCCTCCATCAGCAATTCCAGCTCCAGTGTATGCCCTTGATACGCCAGAAAATCTATATATAGATCCAAATTCTTTTAACCCATCTGTTATTACAGAAAGTGTACACATAGGAACATCTACGTCAACAACTGATTTTTCATCAACAGTTTATTCAGCAGATTTAAAGTTTGATTCTGTTGATGGTGCAATAAAATATAACTATAGGATAAGTGCGACAATATGATAAAAGGTAGATATGTAATAAAGGTAGATGGCGAGATAGTTGCTGAAAGGGATAACCTAATAACAACTAATGGTTTCTATTTGATTAATAGACATCTTGTTAAGTCAAGCATTGACTGGGCGGGATCTATTGCAATTGGTGCAATGGCAGTTGCCCCATCTATTTCAGATAAAGAGCTGTATTATGAAATTGATAGAATGCCAATTACATTAAAATCATATGTAAAGATGAGCCCTAGATATACTTTGTTAAATAAAAAGATATCTTCAAATATTGCATATTTGTCATTTAAATCAATAACAACTCCTATTCTTAATAATAGCTATAAGGTGCAAGTCACTGGTGTTGATTCAACATTTAATGGAACTTACAATCTAACATCATACTCTGCACTACAAGCAAATATTACTAATATTTCAGAAACTGCTGGAACAGTAACGTTTACTGCAGATAATTCATTTGTAGCAGGCGAGACTGTGATTGTATCTGGAGTAAATCCAACTCAGTATAATATTACTGGAACTATAGCTAGTGCTTCTACAACTCAATTTACAGTTGTTAATTCAGCTACGGGATCTTATGTTTCAGGCGGAACCGCTGTTCAAAAATATGCTTATCAAGCTGTATATTCTAAAACTTCAACAGATGTTTCATTGACATCAATTAGCGGAAACAGTGCAATTCTTTCTGTAGTCTCAGACGAACTGGGTAATGCAATTTATAATAATGAAATAGTTTTAAAAGCATCACTAGACCCAAATCTTTCTGCAAGAATATATGAAGTAGGAGCTTTGCCAATTAACTTAAAGCAAGCAAATAATGCTGCTATAAAAAATATTACGGGGTTCTCAGAAAAATCAAATACAGATTCATCTTTGAGCCAATGGACAAGTACAGCAACATCGTCCCAAGTTCCAGTAGTTGGTCAAACCCAGATTAATGGATCTTCTCTATCTCAACAATCAGGATATACATGGTATACAGGAACAACAAATGTTGTATTCAATGTTGGTAATACGGCGGGATTAAAAGTTGGAAGTAACGTTTATATAGATAGTACAGTTGCAGCAACAGGAAGCACCTTAGCTCCTTCAGGTTCAGGTGTTGTTTATCAGGTAAATGGTAACTATCAGGTTGTTGTTACAATGGGTACATCAAATACAACTGGATCAACTCAATATGGATACGCTGGTACATTATCATTAAATTCAACATCTATTATTCAACCAAGTTCGTATGGAGCATTCAACATTAAATTAAATTCAACAGATACGGTAACATTAAATAATATTGTTGTTGATGCTACACAATTTTCATCTTCAGATAGTTTATTGCTACTATATTATTCTCCAACTGCTTCTAACAGCACTTCTATAACTATTAACTTATCAGATAATAACAACTCTTCTTCTCCATTCGTATGCAGTGCAACTGGAATAGTAACCAATATTGGTTTAAATGTTGCAAGAATCCCGCTGCCATCTAATTATCCAATTAATGGAATAACAATTAATCAGATGAGTATAAATCTTTTAACTGGTGGCCCATCGTATATTTATTTAGATTCATTAAAAATAATAACAAATGATTATTGGACTGGACATCCTTATGCAGGAACTCTTTCTATAACATCTGTATCTCCATCAACTCCATCAGCAGGTTTTGTAACATATACAACTGCAGGATCTCACAACTTTGCTGCTGGAAATAATGTTGCTATCTCAGGAGTATCTGGCGGAACTGGAACAGGATACAGTGGAACATTCAGCATTTATTCAATAACAGCTAGAAATACATTTGTAGTTTCTAATTCAACTACAGGTTCTGCAACATTAACAGCTCCAGCCCAAGCTGTTTCTTCTACTACTGTTATTATGCCTCCAGAATATCAACTTACAAGTAGATCTTTGTTTACTAATCCAATTATAAAAAATACTGGTCAGCAGATGGACATTGAATATCATCTGCAGGTGACATAATGGTACTTTCAGTTCCTGGACAAAACAGAGTAGACGCTAGCGGAAAAATAATCCCGTCATCTGCTGTAACATTACAAAATTTAAAACCTGGAGTTTCTTATGTAGTTCAGGTACAGGCTGTCGGGGCGGACAATAATGCTGTCTCAGATTGGTCTGTAGGGTATATATTTGTAGTCCCTAATTTAACATAGTGTATAATATACAAAAAGGAGAAAAATGGCAAGTAACGTAGTTATAGATGCAACAACAATAAGTTCTATCCAGTCAAAGGTTGCAACAGTTGAGCAGTATTTGAATACTGGGCAATATTATTATAAGGGTAGAGAATATGCTTCTGCGTCTGTATTTCCATTTTTAAGAACTGGAACTATCCAGTCAATGTCTGTTTTTCAAACAACAGTCCCAATTACAATTAATGGTGCAAAAGAGACGCTGGATCTTGTAGTTCCACCAAATTCATTTAAAAATAAACCAGTTGTTAGTGCTATTGTAGAATGCTCAAGTGCTCCTGGACCAATGATTCCAATATTAACAAGTATTGATACTACATCTTTTGCTATGAGCTTTGATGTTCATACAATTACAACAAGCACAATTCCACAAGGTGGAATCTCTGCATATGTTCATATTACTGCAATTTGCTACGAGTAGTATTGACTTATAAAATATAATAGTACATAATAATATCTAACAATAAAAACTGAAGGGTTTTAAATGACAAATGACCTCAAATGGATGATGGTCTCAGATGTTCACTTTCCACGTCATGATGCTAGAAAAGTTGAGCTTTTCTTAAAAGTTATGAAGTGGTGGAAGCCAGAAGCAGTAGATCTGCTTGGCGATATAGATGATGCTGATTCTACATCACGTTGGGCTGATGGAACACCAGATGAACTTGCCTCTATAATGGAAGGCGGAGTTGCTGGAACAAGACAGTTCCTATCAGATATTAGAGAAATTGTTCCAAAAGCTGATTGCCATTTTCACGATGGTAATCATGGATGGACAAGACACGGGGATTACCTTGCAAAAAAGGCTCCCACATTTTTAGATTTCGTTACACCAGATACACTCTACGAATATACAAAGCATGGCTTTAACTGGCATCATTACAATGAACCTCCAGTTAAACGTTTTGGCGACATGTACGGTCACCATGGCGAGTCCATATCTAAACACTCTGGAGAATCTGTGCGTAACGATGTAAACAACTGGGGAATTTCCTTAGTTCGTGGACATTCCCATAGAATGGGAGCATACTACCAGACGTACAATTTATCTGGTCAGGAATTGCGTGGTTATGAGATTGGTCATCTTTGTGATGAAGATCAAATGGACTATAGCATACAAAAAAACTGGCAGGCGGGGTTCGCAATAGCCCATGTGGTTAATGATTATCCGCATATGCAGTTAATACAAATTACTAGAGATTACACTTGTGTGGTTGATGGTAAGATATTTAGTGTCTAAAGGAGACAAAATAATATGAAGATTAATCAAGCTATGATTGAATCTTATGTTCGTAATTTGCTTGGTCAGGTTGTTGTATCAGCAGCAATCGTTTCAAGTGCAACACATGTAGGACTATTTAGCTTTGGTACACATGAGTGGGCACTTGTTGCAAACACATTATGGGCATCACTTGTTCCAGTCGTTCTACGATTTGTGAATAAGAAGGATCCAGCTTTCGGTTGGGTCGCAGAGCAGGCTACATCTACTGTTACCAAAAAGATTGACAGTGTAGCAACTAAGACAACAAAGAAGTCTGCTAAGTAGGCAAAATGTTCTGTAGCAAGTGCAATGGCAGGGTTTTTATAGATCGGGTTTTATCTCAAAAACTTAGATTTGATCTCTTTTGCGTTGCATGTGGCAAAAGGTGGATAGTAAAGAAAGACGCAAACGAATTTACGGTATGGTTACAAAAAAAAGAAAAAATATTAAACAGACAATCCTGTATTTTTATTTAAACGGAGATTTGCATAAAGCACTTCATGTTAACCGTCCTGATGACGTTATGATTGCGTGGAACTTTGCTGAAGAGAAGCGTGTTGCTTATAATTATTCTGATGTATTAAGAAATAAACAACACGCTTACTCCATCTCAGAAGCTGCAAAGCTTCTTAATAGGCATTCTGATACAATTAAAAGACACTTAAGAAGTGGCGAAATTAAAAGACCACAACAGGCACATGCCCTAGAGGATAAGACTAGACTAGGCAGATATTACTTTACAGATGAGGATATTAAGGAAATGCGGGAATTCTTTAAAACAATTCATATAGGAAGACCTAGAAAAGATGGAGAGATCACTGCAAGCAATATTCCTTCAAAAGCGGAGTTAGAGGCTATGCTTAGAAATGAAACAGTTTTATACGCAAAAAATAAAGATGGGGAATTTGTCCCAGTTTGGAAAGCACCAGAATGGTAAATGATAAAATAAATAAAGAAGCAAAGCATGCCTTACATTTGGCTTTAAAAGTTTTAGAAGAAGCTATGGAATTGGCTTTACAAAAGGAAGACCTAGATGCTATAATTGCTATCTCAGACAGATTGATGATGTTATATCAACATTTATCTGATAAGAGTGTGAAGAAATTTAAAACGGGATTCGGTATAATGGATATTGAACCAAAGAAATCAAGTGAGGATGTTGATGACGAATCAGACTAGCGTTAAGGTAGAATTACAATTTACTCGTAATTTAGGTAATTATGAAAGCATTAAGATAGGTATCGGAGTAGAAGACTTTGTCCGAAGCGGAGAAAATACAAGTACCGCAACTGATCGTGTATATAAATTTGTTGAAGAGAAATTAGTTGAAAAAGTAACTGAAATAGAGTCGGAACTAAAAAGGAATAAATAATGTCTAAAGAGGATGCAAAACAGGCCTACGCTCTAGTATCCCTGTATGTTGCTCTTTACAAAAGCAAATACAACAAGGTTCCTATAATTAATCGTTATAGAGAAAAATGGGCTATGCAAGATGTTATTGATACCGTAGGATTTAATCGTGCAAAAGAATTGCTTGAATATTATTTCAAATGTAGTAGATACGGCCATCCGTTAAATTGGTTCTTGTATAATTTTGACAAGCTAGATATTAGTTTAATCAATCTTATTGAAGATCAAAAGTATAGAGAAACACTACGAAAGAATACAAAGTTACTAGTAGAACAGGAATTTAATGAACAGTGAAGCAGCCGTAATCTCAGCAGTTTGTAAGAATAAAGACATTGCAACAGTTCTTACAGATAATGTAGATGAAATTTTTATTTCCCACAGAGATGTGTGGGAAGGACTAAAGTCTTATTATCTAAAGTTTCGTGCTGTTCCTGATATTTCTGTCATACAAGAAAAGTTTAAAGATTTTGAGCCTGAATCCGTACAAGGAGAAACAGGTTATTACTTAGATACACTTAAGAATGAATTCTTGACTTCAAGATTAAAAGATATACTTATGCGTAATGGAGTAAGTCTAAAGAATAATTCTGCTAAAAGAGTCCTTCTAGATATTCAATCAGAATTGTACGGCCTGTCTAGAATGACTGGTGAAGTTAGAGATATTGATTTAACTGACTTCAAGCTTGCAGAAGATCATTTTGAAAAGGTTCGTGAGCGTTCTGCAATCATGGGCGGTAGTCCAGGAATTAAGACAGGGTTTAAGGCACTAGACCTTGCTTACCCTACAGGAATGGCTCCAGGACACCTTATCGTCATGATTGGATGGGCAGGTAGGGGTAAGACATGGTTCTCCTCTTATTTGGCTTGTAAGGCTTGGGAACAGGGTTTTAAGCCTATGATCATTTCTCTTGAAATGTCACCTGAAAATATGCGTGACCGTATCTATACCATGATGGGTTCTGGATTATTTAGAGCTTCAGATTTTTCTAGAGGTATGGTGAGCACAGACGATTTCCATTCATGGGCTGAAAATAAGTTTACTGATAAGCAACAATTTATTCTTATATCAAATGAAGGCCAAGGTCAAGTAACTCCAAATACTGTTCAAGCTAAGATTGACCAGTATAAGCCAGACTTGGTTATTCTTGATTACCATCAGTTGTTTAATGATTCATCTGGTGCAAAGTCAGAAGTTGAGCGTAACCGTAATATTTCTCGTGACTTCAAATTACTTGCAATGCGTAATAACATTCCAGTAATTGATATCACCGCTGCAACTATGGATGATATTTCAGATCAAGATGCTCCACCATTGCTATCACAAGTTGCATGGTCAAAAGCAATTGAATACGATGCTGATATGGCTATTGCAGTTCATAAGAATCCACAATCAAACATTATGGAGATTGTATCTCGTAAAAATCGTCATGGTACAGATTTTGCATTTTATTTAGATTGGGATTTAAATCGTGGTGTTGTAAACGAAATCTACGAAATGGATATACAACAGCAATAAAATCTATGTAATATACTTACTCTTTAGTATAATTATCTTATTATGTTAAAGAAAAATATTAGAAGCTTCATACGTTCTGGAGTTTTTAAAGATGATGCAGCAGTAATCAGAGTCAGAGAAATGCATGAAAAATTGCTTTTGCAAGAAATGCGTGATCGTGGCTATGTCCCAGTTCTGGATTTAGAATCACAGTTCTCATTAACATATAATGAAAAAAAAGATAATTATAGCTTTTACCTAGAAATGTTTGGAGTTTACGTTGGAAAGAAAAAAGCACTTGATATTGAAGGCTTTTCTGGACAACAATTTTATAAGAGGTAGACAAGTAATATCTTTGTCTGATATGATAGTCTCATGATGACAGAAACCTACAATAAAAAACAATTAAAAGAAATCTTAAATATTATTGGTCTGCGTATATCATCAGAGACAAGCACAGATTTTTTATGCTTATGCCCATTCCACAATAATCACTATACGCCTTCTTTTGCAATCTCATACGAAAAAGGTTTATATGTCTGTTACAACCCATCTTGCGATGCTAGAGGTAGTCTAATGGATCTTATTCAAAAGGTGGGGGAACTTAATTATTTCCAAGCCCTACGTTTAATTGCTACAATGAAAAAAGAAGCAGACAATACTTTTGATGAAGACTTGGCAGAACTACTTGCAGAAAAACCAGAGTTTGAACCTTTCTCTCAAGAATTACTTGATAGTTTATATAGCAATCTAGTAGGTTCTCAAAGAGCACAAGAGTATTTTGAATCTCGTGGTATAACTCAGGAATCAATGGCACACTTCCAGTTAGGTTATTCAGATAACCAAGATATGGTAATTGTTCCTGTACATAGTCCAACAGGGATTCCTGTGGGAGTTGTTGGAAGATCTATAGAGGGTAAGCGTTTTAAAAACAGTACAAACCTCCCTAGAAGCCAGACAATGTTTAATTTGCACAGAGCAAAGAAAACAAGCTCAACAATAATTGTATGTGAGTCTAGTTTTGATGCAATTAGAATTCATCAGGCAGGGTATCCAAATGTTATTGCAACCCTGGGTGGAAGTTTATCTAAAGAAAATCTAATGAATCTAAACAAGTATTCTTCATCAATTATAATTGCAACAGATGCAGATGAAGCAGGTAGAAAATTGGGTAGAGAAATTTCTTCAAAACTCAAGAATAAAAATATCATGTGGGCAGCATATGCAGAAGGCATTGTCTATCCAAATGATGCAAAAGATGTGGGAGATCTCACAGAGGAAGAAATAAAACAATGCATTAAAAATGCTGTAACCAATTTTGAATATATTAATTGGTGATATAATAGGTATACAGGGCATCATATAGCCCATTACAAAGGAGATATATATATGGGAATAGTAAAAGGTCTACAAGCAATTAATAAGGCAATGGACAAGCCAGCATCATCTTCCGATGGTCCAAAGGGAAGATGGTTAGCATTAAAAGATGGACAATCAGTTAAAATTCGTTTCTTGCAAGAAATTGATCCAGACTCTGCAAATTATAATCAAAACGCAGGACTAGGATTTATTGCAATTGAACATACAAATCCAAAAGACTACCGCCGTAAGGCACTATGCACAATTGAAGACCAAGGTTCATGCTTTGGTTGCGAGCAGCATAGAAAAGACCCTAAAGCAGGTTGGAAAGGTCGTCCACGTTTTTATATGAACGTACTTGTTGACGATGGTGCAGAAGAGCCATACGTTGCAATTTTCTCTCAAGGTACTGGACCAAAGTCTGCTACCCCTGAAATTAGTTCATATGCAACTGAAACTGGAAGCATCACAAACCTTATTTGGAAGCTAAAGCGTACTGGGGAAAAGACTGATACAAATTATTCAATCATTCCTCTTCCAACTGCAGACGTAAAGCCAATTGATTTTGATAAGTATGAATTGTTTGACTTGGAAAAGACAGCAGTTCGTGATGTTCCTTATACAGATCAAGAAAACTTTTATTTTGGAGTGACTTCAGACAGTTCTCCAGAATCAGCAACATCATCATCAGTTGAGTGGTAATTAAATAGACGGAGTATTGGTGAATTTCACACATCTACATGTGCACTCGCACTATTCATTAATGGATGGCTTGTGTTCCCCTGAAGAGTTATTGACTGCTGCAAAAAATGCAGGGCAAACGGCGTTAGCTATTACAGATCATGGAACACTGTCATCTCATAGAGATATGCAGATTGCAGCTAAAAAGCTGGGGATGAAGCCAATACTCGGTCTAGAAGCCTATATATCGGCTACAGATCGTTTTGATAAGCGTGATATTAAAAGTCGTGATGATAATACTCAGGTATTTAATCACATTATTTTACTTGCTAAGGATAATGAGGGTTTAAAGAATCTTCAGAAGTTATCTGAAATTGCATGGACAGAAGGATATTACCGTAAGCCTAGAATTGACCTAGAAGTTCTTGATGAATATGGGGATGGGCTCATCGTATTATCTGGATGTATGAATGGGCTTATTGCTAAAGCCTTACAAAATGATGATATTGATAAAGCAATGGTATATGCTAACTGGTTTGTTAATAGATTTGGTGACGACTTTTATCTTGAAGTTCAATCACATAATGACAAAATAGTTAATGATGGATTGCGACAAATATCAGATAAGTTGGGTATTAAACTTATTGCTACTGGCGATTGCCATTATGCAACAAAAGACCAAAAAGCACTTGAAGAAGCACTTCTAATTTTATCAACTAAGCCAAACCAAGCAGAAGGAACAGACTACGACTCTGGTAAAAAGATTAAAAATATCTTTGACAGATTTAATCATCTTTATCCAGATCGTCCTATCAGTTTTCAGGATATCAATGTTTATATCCAAACCTATGATGAGATTAAGTCTGACTTTGGAAAAGAGTGGCCTGAAGATATTTACTTAAACACAATGGAAGTTGCAGAAAAAGTTGGAGACTATGATTTTCATGAGAATTTGCAACTACTTCCAAAACCTAAAAAGGATGCACATAATCAGTTAGTTGAATTGTGTAATCTATCTCTTTCAGAAAAGAAATTAGATAGTGAAGTGTACAAAGAAAGACTTGAAGAAGAATTAAAAGTTATCAAGGATAAAGATTTTAGCAGTTACTTCCTTGTTGTTAGTGACATGGTTAGCTGGGCAAAAGAAAATGAAATTATGGTTGGCCCAGGACGTGGTTCAGCAGCAGGCTCTTTGGTATGCTATTTACTTGGAATTACGGAAGTAGATCCAATTGAATATGACTTGCTATTTTTCCGTTTTATTAATCCTGAGCGTAATGACTTTCCTGATATTGATACAGACTTTATGGATCGTAGACGTGGAGAAGTAAAAGAATTCCTTCGCAAGAAGTTTAAAAATGTAGCATCAATCTCAACATACCAATATTTTAAAGATAAAGGTGTTGTTCGTGATGCTGCTCGTGTATTTAATGTTCCACTTGGCGAAGTTAACAAAGCATTAAAAGGAGTTGAGACATTTGAAGAGTTTGAATCTAATAGCAATGTTGACTGGTTTAAGCAAAAATATCCTGAAGTTATTGAGTTTGCCTCTAATCTTCGTGGTCGCATCCGTAGCGTGGGTATTCATGCTGCAGGCGTTGTTGTTGCTAAAGATCCAATTTCAACTTATGCCCCGATTGAAACCAGAAGTGATAATAGCGATGACGTTAGTGGAAGAGTTCCTGTTGTTGCTTATGATATGGATCAAGCTGCTGAGATAGGTCTTATTAAATTTGACGTACTTGGACTTAAAACTTTATCTGTTATTCAAGATACATTAAAGATAGTTAAAGATAGACATAATAAGAATATTAATTTAAATAGTTTATCACTAGATGATAAAGCAGTATTTGAAGATTTATCAAATGGTTTTACCAAAGGTGTGTTTCAGGCAGAAGCAACTCCATACACAAATCTTCTTATTAAAATGGGTGTAGATAAGTTTGAAGACATGGTTGCTTCAAATGCTCTTGTTCGTCCAGGTGCTATGAACACTGTTGGAGCCGAATACCTTGCTCGCAAGCGTGGGGAGAAAATAGTTAAATATGTTCATCCAATAATGCAACCATTTACAGAACGTACCTATGGAGTTATTATTTATCAGGAACAGGTTATGCAAGCTTGCGTACACTTGGGTGGGATGTCATGGTCTGAAGCTGATAAGGTTCGTAAGATTATTGGTAAAAAGAAAGATGCAAGAGAGTTTGACGTATTTAAAGATAAGTTTATTGAGGGTGCTCGTCAATATATCAGCAAAGAAGATGCTGAGCATCTATGGCATGATTTTGAAGCACACGCTGGGTATTCATTTAACCGTTCGCATGCTGTAGCATATTCAATGCTTTCCTATTGGACAGCTTGGCTAAAGCATTATTATCCACTTGAATTTGTATTTGCTTTGTTGAAAAACGAAGGCAATAAGGATACCAGAACAGAATACTTGCTGGAAGCAAAGAGACTTGGCATTAAAGTACTATTGCCACATGTAAATGAATCTGAGCTGGACTTTATTATTCAAGGTAATTCTATTAGATTTGGTCTTTCTAATGTAAAATACATATCAGAAAATATAGGAAAGAAGATTATAAATGCAAGACCATTCAAGTCATATGCTCACCTTTTGGAAGTGGCTGGAACAAAAAGATCAGGAATCAACTCAAGAGCAGTATCTACGCTCAACATTATCGGAGCAGCAACGTTTGAGGATAATCCACGAACTGGTGAAGAATCTGAGAAGTATTACGAATATCTAAGTATACCTAAGTTTGATACTCGTGGGATTACTCCATATATTAAATCTCAGATTAACCCACTAGAAGATTTTCTTGAAGAAGGCGTTTTCGTATTATGTGCTATGGTAAAATCTATTAAGAAGGGCAAGGGCTGGTCCCGTGTTGAGCTGGTAGATGATACAGGTTCTATTGGTATTTTCCATACAGAAAATACACAAATTGAGACGGGAGTCATGTATTTTTTCCTTGTTGGCGATAATAGAATTCATAAGTATGTTACAATAGAGGACATAGTAAACAAAAAGGATGATCCTTTTGTAAACTATCTACACAATAAAGATTTGGGTATTCCAGAAAATAAGAGTTATGTTGTGGACTTTACCCATTACAAAACAAAGGCAAATAAAATGATGGCACACATCATATATTGCAACGAGCAGAAAGAAATGTTTCGTGTGATTGCGTTTCCAAAAACTTACACACTGGCACTTGGGAAAATGAAACCAGGTTCTTTCTGCATTCCAACCATCGGGATGCTAGATGATGGTACTAAATTCATAAAGGAGATATCATAATGTCTGAAGAGACAACAACAGAAGTAACACAAGAAGCAGTAGAGCAAGCTCCAGAAAATCAAAATGTAAACATTTCTGTAGACCAAATCTTGGCTGCTATTTTGCACACAATTGGTTCTGTAACAATTAAGGTTGAAGACCTTGTTGCAAATTACGGTGCAAAGACAATTAAAGTTGAACAGTTTGAAGACGGCTCTGTAAAGTTTGATCTTACTGATTTACCTGTACAAGAAGAGGTAGCAATTGAAGCTGAACAGGCTAGCAAGTAATTTTCACCAAGTATCTGTATCAAAAGGTTTTTGGGATGGCGAATATAACTATGACAAGGTGGGTAATAAACTTGCTCTTGTGCATTCGGAAGTTACTGAAGTTTTGGAAGCTATCCGTAAAGATAAAGGGTCTCAACAAATTGTAGAAGAGATGGCTGATGTAATCATCAGACTTCTTGATCTATATGCTGCCATGCTAGAACATGGAGATATAACACACGATATTGATTCAATCATTAAAGAAAAGAATAATATCAATAAAAGTCGTGCAAATCTGCATGGCAACAAATTTTAATAGTTAGGAATAAAATGGCAATATTAGCAGAAGATATTTTAGCTAGACTTGATGCAAAAACAAGGCAAAGAGTCCAGCTAGCAACAACCGTAGAATCAAAAAAGCAGAAAACTCCAAGTATTGGATTAAATATGGCTTTGAAAGGCGGACTAGGGTTTGGTCGCCAGATTTTAGTTTGGGGCAACAAGTCTGCTGGTAAGTCATCATTTTGTTTGCAAATGATTGCAATGGCTCAAAAAGAAGGCAAGACTTGTGCATGGATTGATGCAGAAGCATCTTACGATCCAAAGTGGGCTGAAATGCTGGGAGTAGATTCATCTTCCCTTATCTATTCCCCAGCAAAAACAATCAATGATATGGTTGATATTGCTCAGCAACTTATGGAAGCAGAAGTTGACATTATTGTTGTAGATTCTATATCAGCATTACTTCCAGCTATTTATTTTGAAAAAGATAGTTCAGAGTTAAAGAAACTTGAAGACACCAAGCAAATTGGTGCAGAAGCAAAGGATATGACACATGCAGTCAAAATGCTTAATTATGCAAACAAAAATACACTTCTTGTTCTTATCTCCCAACAAAGGAATCAGTTTGGATCTATGCATGCCTCTCATATTCCAACAGGGGGAATGGCGGTTAAGTTTTTCTCATCAACAGTCATTAAGCTCTGGTCTTCAGAAGCCGAAGCAAATGCTATTAAATCAGGCATACAAGTTGGCGATAAGATTATTGAACAAAAAGTCGGTAGGCCCGTTAACTGGATCATTGACTATAATAAGCTTGGACCCCCTAACCTTTCTGGTCAATACGACTTTTACTATCAAGGGGAAAATCTTGGGGTTGACAGTGTTGGAGAAGTCCTTGATGTTTCTGAAATGATGGGCAAAATACAAAAGGGTGGAGCTTGGTATACAGTAGGGGAAGAGCGTTTTCAAGGACGTGCTAAAACCTTAGAGTATCTAAGAGAGAACCCAAAAATAGTTGAAGAGTTGAAAACAAAAATTTATGAGCAAAATTAGTAATTTCATGCAGCCTAAAGATGAACCAGGTTGTGAAAAGTTGTATGGTCGTTATGGATGTAAATATTGCGACCTTGATGTTGACTTTGCTTGGTGGAATTCAAACAAAGGTTTAATGTTTTGGATCTGTAAGAATAATCACAGATCGGAGCAATCTTTTGTCTGAAAGAGGAGAAGTAAAGCGTGACGGTGCAAAGGCACAAAAAAATTCAGGTCGTGGAGCTTATCAAAAAGGTGATGCTATCTGGAATGATTTTGTAGTAGATTATAAAGAATATTCAAAGTCTATTTCCATCAGTAGAGAAATCTGGGCAAAGATATGTACAGATACATTTAAAGTATCTCGTGAAAAGTATCCAGTCTTAAAACTAATACTTGGGGAAGAAAAACAAAAAACTAGACTTGCAGTAATTGAGTGGTCATTATTTGAACAGATGGAGGAAGCATGGCGGAACAGCCAACAGTCATAGAACAGGTTAGTGTTGTTACAGAATTCAACGATATGTCTGAGTTTATGAATGACAAAGATTTAGATGCAGCGTTAGACCTTATAATTAAATTAATTACTAAGCCTGATGTTCCATCAACTAAAGCTCCTTCGCTTATTGTCCAGTTACAAGCAATCAGTTCTAAGTTTGCTATGCAAGCAAGATATTACACTACCTTTGAAAAAGGTGGGGAAGCTTCAAAAAGAAAGAATACCTACTATACTGCAGCAGATGCTATTGACAAACTAGTTGATGCATTAAAGTATTCAGCTAGGTTTGGTGCTTAATTGGGTATTGGAAGATTAGTAAATAAAAGAGTAGATAGCGTTAAGGAAGGTCTTAATGTTTATAAGCTTGCAGAAGAGTTTAATAGTACTTACGAAAGCAAAGCGGGATTTACTCAAAAGAAAACCTTTGCCCCATCAACAATAGGGTATGGTCATGGTAATTGTGCTAGGTACTGGTATATTGCTTTTAATGGAGCAGAGTTTGAAGATACTGCAACTGCACAGGGTAAAGCAAACATGGAAAATGGAAACTATGTCCATGATCGTTTGCAAGAACGTTTAAGTAAGATGGATAAGACTTATAAAGTTGTTGCTCATGAAATTGATATGACATACGATGATCCACCAATCCATGGATTTATGGATACACTTATAACTGATGGAGAAGCAGAATACCCAATAGAAATTAAATCTGCTAAAGACGAAGTCTGGACTTCTAAATCAGTGACTCTTCAGCCAACAGACAACCATAGAGTTCAATTGCTTACTTACATGAAGATAAAAGGATATAAGCAAGGGGCTTTTCTTTATGAGAATAAAAATGATAATTCAGCACTTTGGATTTTAATTAATTTTGATAAAAAAAATGAAGAGATTATTGATTATGTTTTTGACTGGTTGCGTGGAGTTTATAAGCTTTATCAAGATCAAACTCTTCCAAATAGACCTTCAGAGAGCAAAACAAGAATGCCTTGCTCGTATTGTCCAGTCAAGAAAGTTTGCTGGAAAGAAATGAAAAATGATCTTGGGGATGTAGAGTATCCTTTGATGGTGGTTCCAAAATGATTAAATGTGCATATAAGCCTTGCAAGAATAAATTTGAGCCTAGAACTCATAACCAAAAATATTGCTCAGATGAGTGTTGCAAGATTGCTACTAATCTTAATATTAAAAAGAAGTATCAAGATAGAAAGCAAAGGCTTGCAGGCAAGAAAAGGTATTGCAAAAATAGAGGCTGTGAGTTTGAGTTAACCATGTATAATGCAGGAGATATTTGTGGATCATGCTTATCAAAAGAGCGTGAAAATGAAAGACAAGAAGTGTTGAGGATATTAAATGGGTTCTCTATCTGACTTAGTAAAGCCTAAAGCAAAGAAAGTTTTAGGAATAGATGCAAGTACCCATAGCATAGCTTTTTGTCTTATGGATGAAAACAAACCTGTAAAATGGGGAGAAGTTATTTTTGAAGGAGATAGTGTGTATGAAAGAATTCTTGATGCAAAGAAGAAAGTACATTCTGTAAAACAATATTTAGATTATGACTTTATAGCTTTAGAAGCAGCAGTTTCAGTAAAATCAGTAGCAACTGGTTTGAAAATGGCCTATGTGTTTGGTACAATTATAGGGGAGTTGATAGATAATGATATCAAAATTATTGAAGTCCACCCGCTTAAATGGCAGGGCTTCATCAACAATCCTAATTTTACAAAATCTGAAAAGGAAGCCGTCAAAAAAGAGTTCCCAGGAAAAACAGATTCCTGGTACAAAAACAAAGTCAGAGAAAAAAGAAAACAAAAAACAATAGACTTTGTCAGAACACTTGGGGTTAATACAGACAACAACAATGTTGCAGATGCAACAGGGATCGCATGGTGGGCAGTAAATGAAGCTGTATGAGAATAAAGATTGGCTATATAGTAGATATATAGTTCAAAGAAAAGATGTGGTTACAATTGCTAAAGAAGCGGGATGTAGCCATATGACAATAGTAAGATACCTAGAGAAGTATGGATTAAAAAAGAAATGATTCCAGCACTAATTATTCCTGTGCTAAATAGATATGATTTACTTGATGAAGCACTTGCTTCAATTGACTATCCAATTGAAGATATTTTAATAATTAATAATGGTATTGAAAAATATGAGCCTAATTTCTCACATTTAAATATAACAATTTTAAATATGCCATCAAATTTAGGGACATCGGGATCTTGGAATTTAGGAATTAAAAGCTATCCTCATAAACCTTGGTGGTTAATATCGTCAAACGATACAAGTTTTATGCCTGGGACTTTAGAAAAAATTTGTTCTCAAAGTGGTCCAGATAAATTTAAATTAGTTTCAGGATTTCATTGTTTTTCATTAGGTGAGCAAGTAGTAGAAAAAGTTGGATTATTTGATGAATATATATATCCCGCTTATTATGAAGACAATGATTATAATGACAGAGCAACACAGTTGGGAATTGAAACAACTCCCGTACATGGAGCAGAAATTGATGCACACGGCGGATCGCAAACAGTTAGAAGCAATGAAAACTTTGCTATAAAAAACAATAAAACATATCAGCTTAATGGAGATTATTATCGTTCTAAAGTTTTGAGCGGTGACTATACTTGCAAAGGCTGGAACTTAAAAAGAAGGAGAGAAAACGAATGGTTTTAAAAGACCTATATGAATATACAGGGACCCCAACAAAAGAAAAAATTGAAAGATTTAAAAGTGTATTTGAAGAATATGGGGCAGATAAATCATCAGACAGACACAACTATCATGATGTTTATGCAGCATTGTTTAAAGATGAAGATACTGTAAATGATGTTCTTGAAGTTGGAGTTTATCAAGGAGCTTCACTTAGATCGTGGAGAAAAATCTTTCAGGGAGTAGATGTTGTAGGCTTGGATAATAATCAAGCATTTTTATTCCAGGAGCATAATATTAGAACTTTATTTGTAGACCAGAACTCTCTTCCATCTTTTGACTATGTTTATCATATACTAAAGGGTCAAAGATATGAAATGATTGTTGACGATGGTTCTCACATGTGGGAAAATATTGTTGATACTTTAAATAAAACGTTTCCAAAATGGTTAAATATTGGAGGCTGGTACATAGTTGAAGATATTAAACTTCAAGATGAAGAAAAGGCAGTAGAGTTTGCAAAAAGCTTGGAATCAATGGGACACAAAGTATTTTTAATCAATATGAATGATATGGTAAAAGATGATATTTATGGCTTGTATGACAATATAGTATTGGCTGTGCAAAAACAAAAATGATTCCAGTACTGATAATTCCAATTTTAAATAGGTATGACCTATTAGATCAAGCACTTGCTTCTATTGATTATCCAATAGAAGAAATTCTTATTATTAACAATGGTGAAGAAAAGTATGAATCTAAGAGAGAAGATTTAAATGTTAGAGTTTTAAATCTTCCTTCAAACTTAGGTGTATCTGGTTCTTGGAATTTAGGTATTAAGCTTTATCCATATGCTCAATACTGGATGTTCTCATCTGTAGATACAAAATTCTTACCTGAAACATTGCCAAAGTTTAACGACCTCAGCAATTCAGATAGGATGGTAAGATCTACTGCATCTTACAATTGTTTCACTCTTGGAGAGAATATTGTAAAGCGTGTAGGTCTATTTGATGAGTATATTTATCCAGCTTATTTTGAAGATAATGATTATGAAGAGAGAATGACCTTGGAAGGAATAATTGCTGAAGGCGGTGTACTAGGAGATATTGTTCCCGTAGAAAGCTTTGGAAATTCCTTAACAATAAATAGCGATGTTCATTATGCAATTAGGAATGGTTATACATTTGAAGCAAACCGTGCCTATTTAGATCAAAAAAGAGCAACTGCAGATTATTCTTGTAGAGGCTGGGAATTAGAAAGAAGGAGACAAAACGAATGGCGGAGGTAAAACCCCCAAGATTTGCTATTATTGCTGTAGATTATGAGAATCACGTCCCTAGAAATGGAATGATTGAAGGTCTTAAAACAATAGCAGCACAAACATATCAAAACTTTGATATTGTTATTTGTCATGATGGTCCTAAAAAATATCCTTACGATCAAGAGGCGGGATTTAATGAATTAGGCATAACACCTAATATAATAAATACACCTGAATGGAAAGGTGAATGGGGTCATTACTCTAGAGATTATGCTATGAGATATGCATATGAGAATTTGCCAGAATGTGATTACTATATTCAGTTTAATATAGATAATCAATTTGAGACAAATGCTTTTGAAACTATTAAAAACAAAATAGAAGAAACAAAATCTGATATAATAATCTTTACAGTAAGGCATTATAAAGCTTTTAATGGACAACCTTTTAGAGGAATTCCACCAGTATTATGTAATATTGATGCCATGCAGTTAGTAGCACATAAAGATTTATGGGCTAAGTATAACTTTTGGTATCGTTATGAAGGCACAAGCGATGGATCCATTTATCAAAAAATGTGTGAAGAAAACACATGGGTCAATATAGAAGAATGTTTGGGAGATAATTTTTAATGAAAAGAGTATTACTAACAGGAGCATCAGGCTTTGTTGGAAGCCACGTCTTACGACACTTCCTAGTTAATACAGACTGGGAAATAGTATGTCCAACAACCTTTACTCATAAAGGCATACAAGATAGAATTAGAGTTGCTACAGATGGAATTGAAGATGCATTTAAACGTGTTAAAGTAATTAAAACAGACTTAACAGCTCCCGTGTCTCCTGTTACATCAGCAATGTGGGGACGAATTGATTATGTAGTTAATGTAGCAAGTGAAAGCCACGTTAAGCGTAGTATTGAAGATCCAGCAAATTTTATTCTTAATAATGTTGCTTTAATTTGTCATCTTCTAGACTGGGCAAGAACACAGCCTTCAATTGAAAAGATTGTTCAAGTATCAACAGATGAGGTTTACGGCCCAGCTGAAGAAGGTTATGAGCATAAAGAGTGGGTTGACTTACATCTTCCAAGTAATCCATATGCTGCATCAAAAGCAGCACAAGAAGATATTTGTTTTTCATACTGGAGAACCTATGGGTTACCTATAGCAATTACCAATACAATGAATATAATTGGTGAAACTCAAGATTCTGAGAAATATGTTCCAATGATTATTAAAAAGATTTTTAACAATGAAACTGTAACAGTTCACGGGGATTCAAAAACTGGAGAAATTGGAAGTAGATATTTCTTGCATGCTAGGAATCAAGCAGATGGAATTCTTCATGTTCTAAAGCAACCTTTTCCTAAATATGGTGAAGCATCAGTTCCTGAAAAGTGGAACATTGTTGGGAAAGACGAACTTACTAATTTAGAAATTGCTCAAGCGGTTGCTAAATGTATGAACAGAGAATTGAAATATGAAATTGTAGACTTTAATCAATCACGTCCAGGTCATGATTTGAGATATGCATTAAGTGGACAAAAAATGGCAGATGCAGGATGGACTCCACCATATTCATTTGAAGAATCACTTCAAAAAACTGTAGATTGGACACTTGCCCATTCAGAATGGTTGGCACTCTAGATGTCTATTAAAAATACCAAGATCGCTGGCTTTTATGAAATTGATGTACCTGTGCATTTAGATGAGCGTGGATACTTTGAACAATGGTTTACTCAATATGAAAATGACGATGAGATTGGTGATTTTCAACCAGTACAGGCAAATACATCAACTTCTAAAAAGGGTGTTATTCGTGGAATGCATTACAGCTCTTCCTTAGATGGTCAAGCAAAAATGGTTATTTGTGTACATGGAAAAATTAGAGATGTAGCAGTAGATATTAGATTAGATTCTCCTACTTTTGGAGAATATGATGTCATAGAGCTTGAAGGCGGGTCAGGTAAAGTATCCTTTATAGATGTGGGATTAGCACATGGATTTGAAGTATTAAGTGAATCAGCAACTATAGTTTATTTGCTATCATCTAAATATTCTCCATTTTTTGAAAAAGAAATTAATCCACTTGATGCAGACATAAACATTGATTGGGTGACTGAAAATCCTATTTTATCTGAAAAAGATAGAAATGCTCCAAGTCTAAAGGCATTGACAGGGCAGGAATAAAGGAGTATAATTAACTATGCCTATTATGCCAGTATAGGCATATATGTTATAATTGTGATATTATGAATTATAGAATATGTAAAAAATGTGGGATATCTAAGGAAGAAAGTAGAAAAAACTTTTATCCTGTAAAAAGTGATTCTGATAAATATAGAACCACTTGCAAAGAATGTTCTCAAAAAGGCAAAAAAAGAAATTATCCAGAAGACATTCTTAAAAGATATTCCATTGATGAAGTTGGATGTTGGATATATACTGGAGCTAAAAGTCATCTTGGCTATGGAATATTTTATATGCAACAGCATAGCTATCCTGCTCATAGAGTTTCGTATGAATTGGCAAAGGGCAAAATAGAAAAAGGATTGGTAATAGACCATTCTTGTAGAAAAAGATCTTGCATAAATCCAGATCACTTAGAGGCAGTTACGCAATCAGAAAATGTTAGAAGAACTTGGTTGCCACCACATTGTGCAACCTGCAGTTGTAAGGGAGAAAAATAAAATTCCAATTTATGAATACGCATGCATTGAATGCGATAAGAAGCAAGAAATAACACGGGGATTTAACGATGAGGAAGTGCTTCCAGAATGCCCCTCATGTGCATGTAAAATGATAAGAGTATATGGAACATTTGGAATACATTTTAATGGTCCAGGCTTTTATTCAACAGGAGGATAAATGGACAATGTAGTAGAATTATCAGATCACTTTGAACAAATGAACAAAGTTGTTTCTGAGTTTATTAAAGGTAATAATCCAAATCAAATTGCTAAACAACTTGCAATTAAACCTGCTCAGGTTACCCAATTATTAAATAATTGGCGTGAACTTATTCAAGGCGACTCTGGGATTAAAGAAAGAGCAAGAGAAGCACTAGGTGCTGCAGATCAACACTATTCAATGATTATCAATGAAGCTTGGAATACAGTTCATCAGGCAGATGCTCAGGATGCACTAAACGTAAAAGCTCAATCTCTCAAGCTTATTGCTGATGTTGAACAAAAGCGTATTGATATGCTTCAAAAAGCGGGAGTTCTTGAAAAGAACGATATGGCAGATCAGATTCTTGAAACTGAAAGAAAGCAAGAAGTATTGGTTGGAATATTGAGAGATGTAACTTCATCTTGCCCAAATTGTAAGCAAGAAGTTGCTCGTAGACTATCTCAGGTTACAAATAAGGTAGAGGTAATTAACGTTGAATGATTTTAGTGATTTTCTAGAAGCACTTGAAGAAGATGCTTTTGAAGAAACTCCTGTAGATATTGAAGAATTTGTTACTTCAAACGATTACCTAGCCCTTCCACCACTATCAACTTATCAGTATCAAATGATTAAAGCTTCAACGCAAATCTACAAACATGAGACTTTAATTAAACTATATGGGGAAGAAGAAGGTGATAAACGCTGGAAGCAAACTTGTAATGAAGTTATCTTTCAATTAGGTAAAGGTTCTGGTAAAGACTATACATCTACTATTGCTTGTGCTTATGTGGTTTATTTGTTACTATGTCTTAAAGATCCTGCAAGATATTATGGAAAACCCCCAGGAGATGCAATTGATATTATCAACGTGGCTGTTAATGCTGTTCAAGCACAACAGGTTTTCTTCAAAGGTTTTAAAAATAGAATTACAAGATGCCCATGGTTTGTTGGCAAATACAACGAAAAGGTTGGCAGTGTAGAGTTTGTTAAAAGCGTTACGGTCCACTCAGGTCACTCCCAAAGAGAATCTTGGGAAGGTTATAACCTTTTATTTGCAGTTCTTGATGAGATCTCTGGATTTGATTTAGAATCTACAAGTGGAAATGAACAGGCTAAAACAGCTTCTGCTATCTATAAGATGTTTAGAGGCTCTGTAGACTCTCGTTTCCCGCAATTTGGCAAGCTTATTTTACTATCTTTCCCACGCTTTAAAAATGATTATATCCAACAAAGATATAATGAAGTCATTGCTGATAAGGAAGTTGTAATAAGAAAGCATACCTTTAAGGTAGATGAAGATTTGCCTGACGGAACAGAAGGCAATGAATTTCATATTGAATGGGAAGAAGATCATATAATTAGTTATACAACCCCAAGGGTTTTTGCTTTAAAGAGACCAACATGGGAAATTAATCCAACTATCAAGATTGAAAATCTTGCTATGAATTTTTATTCTGATCCAATTGATGCACTTTCTCGTTTTGCTTGCATGCCACCTGAAGCAGTAGATGCTTTATTTTCATCCCGTGAAAAGGTAGAAAAAGCATTTAATAATTTAAATATTGCTGTAGATGAAAGCGGACAGTTTAAAGATTGGTTTCAACCAGAACCAGATAAGTTTTACTATGTCCATGTGGACTTAGCTCAGAAGCATGACCATTGTGCTGTTTCTATGGCTCATGTTGATAAATGGGTTACTATGAAAATGTCGGGAGCATACACAAATGCCCAACCCCATGTAGTAGTAGATGCAGTCAGATATTGGACCCCAACCAAGGAGAAAACAGTTGATTTTACAGAAGTTAAAAACTATATAATTAGTTTAAAACAAAGAGGATTTAATATTAAACGTGTAACATTTGACCGTTGGAATTCATTTGATATGATGGAACAAATTAAGTCTTATGGAATGAATAGTGAAATTTTATCTGTAGCAAAAAAACATTATGAAGACATGTTGCTTGGAGTTATGGAAGAAAGAGTTAGTGGTCCACGCCTTAATTTATTAATTGATGAGCTTCTTGAATTAAGAATTGTTAAGCGTGATAAAGTAGATCACCCCCGCAAAGGTTCAAAAGACTTAGCGGATGCTACTTGCGGTGCAATTTATAATGCGATATCATTAACACCTAAAGGTGATTCTGAAGTTCATGTTTATTCATACGATCAATATGAAGATGAGGTTATGAGTGAGATGGCTGCGGGACATAAAGATGATGGAGTAATTAGAAATACTCCAAGACCTAGTATGCCTTCAAGCCTAAGAGATTACCTTGGTCTGGAAGAAGAACAAGATCCAGAAACAAAATTTATAGACAACTTTACGATACTTTAGGGAATAAGATGAAATGGTTTAAGTTACTATTCAGTAATAAAACTGAAATAGATTATGAGTCTTTATACCATGATTCTCAGCAAAAATTAAGCTGGTACATGGATGCCCTAGAGACAAAACAAATACAATGTGATAGAATAGAGTATATTGCCTCAGAATTGAGACAGGAAAACTCAAAACTTAAAAAAGAGTTAGACTCTCTAAACAAGAGTTTATTAGATTTGCCTAAACTATTAGGTAAAAACCTAGGAAAATAACCTAACAAAGAAAAGGAAAACATGAAAAAGAAACTATCAATCCTAGTTGCTGCACTTATTGCAGGAACTTCTATTGTCGCTACATCAGCTAACGCTGCATCACTTGCAGTCACAGTATCGGGTGGAGCAAATGCAACTACTGCTGTAGCACCTGCTACAGTCGCAGTTCCATCACTAAATGTAATTGATGCAGGTCACTCAGTGGCACTTGCAGCAACTGCAGATACAGGCACATCAGTGTCTTTTACCGCTTCGTCAACAGTAAAATTGGTTGCTGCTCTTAATACAGTAGATTCACCAAAGAATGTTACAAGTGGTGCATCAGCACTTTCAGCAGTATCTGCTGGAACTGCAATCACTGTATATGCATATACAACTTCTACATCAACTGGATCTGTAACCATTGTTAATGGTGCATATTCAACAATTGTTTATATTAAGGGTACTGCTGGACCAGCAGCAAAAGTTATTGCTTCTGTCCCAGGCTCTGTTGCAGTAAATACTGCACCAACAATCTCTGTTTCTGCTACTGACGTTTTTGGTAACGCAGTTCCATGCGAAACAATCGCTGTAACTCTTATCGGAGCATTGTTCTCTGACAATACAGTTACAAAGTCGTTGACAACTGCATCAGTAAGTTCTCTTCCAGGAGTTCTTCCAGTTACAGTACTTGGCTCAGCATCAGCAACACTTGCTACAGTTTCAGCAGGAAATGTAACAGTTGTTGCAACAGATGTAACAATTGCAGATACAGCAGTAGGCTTGCCTGCAGCAGTAAAAACTGCAATGATTACATTCCCAGTTGCAGATCTTGATGCACAAATCACTGGACTCAAGGCACAGCTTGCAGCAGAAGTTGCAGGACGTGCTTCAGATAAGGCAGCTTCAGATAAGGCACTTGCAGACGCAAAGATTGCTTCAGATAAGGCACTTGCAGACGCAAAGATTGCTTCAGATAAGGTACTCGCAGACGCACTTGCAAAGGCATCAACAGATGCAGCAACTGCAAAGGCAGCAGCAGACCTTGCACTAGCAACTGCTAACGCAACATATAAGGCAAAGTATAATGCTCTTGCTACAAAGTGGAACAAGGCTGCTACAAAGTGGAACAAGGCTCATCCAAAGTCTAAGGTTGCACTGATTAAGTAATAACTTAATAACAATTTAATAACGCAAAAGGGATGGTATGAAAATACCATCCCTTTTGGTATAATATAAGCATATGGAAAGTGTTTATTGGTCTTGGGTTCTTTCAATTATTGGGGTAATTGGATTATACATAACTGGTCAAAAAAAATGGCAGGGATTTGCCATCGGGGTAGCATCAGAAATTGCTTGGGTTTGGTATAGCATTATAACCAAACAATGGGGATTTATATTTGGTGCTACTATATATATAGCAGTTTATGTATTCAATATTAAGCAGTGGTGGGAAGAAAGCAAGTTAAAAGCATTTAAAAGCAGAATACATATTAATATATTTAACACAAGGAAGGTTAAAAAATGACATATCCATTCAATCAAGCTCAAAGCTTTACAAAAGGCCGTGGCGGTAAAAAGATCAAGCTTATAGTAATTCATACTATGGAAACCCCAGAGACCCCTTCTAGAGCCCGTCAGGTCTGGAATTGGTTCGCAGGAAAGACAGCTCCACATGCATCAGCACACTATATGGTTGATAATAAAGAAATTTTACAATCAGTTAAAGATGAAGATACAGCATGGGCAGTTGCAGACTCTTTACTTAATCAAACAAGCATTTCAATTGAACATGCAGGTCAGGCAAGTCAAACTACAGCACAATGGAATGATGCATATTCAAATGCAGAACTTAAACTAAGTGCTAAACTATCTGCAGAATTGGCAAAAAAGTACAACATTCCAGCAGTAAAACTTTCTCCAGCGGATATTCTTGCTGGTAAGTCTGGTTTTTGCGGACATAATGATATTACTGCTGCAAAGAAAATTGCAGGCGGACACACAGATCCAGGCAAGAACTTCCCTTGGGATAAGTATCTTAAGCTGGTAACAAGTGCAACAAAGTAAAAAAGTTTTATTTGCAGTTGTAACAATTCTTGCAATGATGGGAAGTGCATCTGGAGCACAACTTGATTGGGTTTTACCAATTAAAAAATATACTCCAGGTGCAATAAACCCAGCAGTTACTCAAAGCAACATTCAATCAACTATATGTAAATCTGGATGGACTAGTACAGTCAGGCCATCAACATCATATACAAATAAATTAAAAACAGATCAGTTGGCAACTACTTATAAATCTTTTGCTAAAAAATGGGGAACAGATTTATCTGCTTATGAAGAAGATCATTTGATTAGTTTACAATTAGGCGGAAATCCAACAGATCCCAAAAATTTATTCCCACAACCTTATGCTGGATTAAATGCTAGAACAAAAGATGTCATTGAAACAAGGCTAAAAGTGTTAATTTGTTCTGGAGAGATAAGTTTAAAAGATGCTCAAAAGGCAATAGCAACAAATTGGGTTTTGGCGTACAATAAGTATAAGTAATCCAGTTTACATGGTATAATTGCTATATGTGGAACAGAATAGCAATATATACTAGAAAAAATCCAGCAAGAATAGCAGGTTACTTATCTGCTCTTGTTATGTATGTAAATAAACATTTTCCAGACCTACCTCTGGATATAGTTATTCCTTCAGTAATGTTGATGATTGGACTTGGAGAATCATCTCAAAGACTAGAAAACAAAAAGACCAGAATGGCTCTTTACTCAGACAATGATCCAAATATTCCAGACGATGAGATCATTAATGAAATAGCTAAAGGTAGCTCTGAATTTCATATAAGAAAGTGATATAATAAGCATATGCCATACAAAATAGTTCAACACGGAGACAAATTTTCAGTAGTAACACAGGACACTGGAAAGGTGGTTGGAACACATCCAACTAAGTCTAAAGCACAGGCTCAACTAGGAGCTTTATATGCAAATGTTCCAGATGCAAAGGAAGAAAAAATGATTAAATCTGAAGATGGGTACAAGCCAACATCAAGTATGAAGGCTGCTGCTCGTAAAGCAATTAAATTTAAAGAAGATGGTAAGGCTGCTGGTGCTGGAACAAATGTTGGTTGGACAAGAGCACATCAACTTGTAAATGGAGAATCATTATCTCTTGATACTGTTAAGAGAATGTTTTCTTTTTTTTCTCGCCATGAAGTAGATAAAAAAGGTGAGAACTGGGGAAGTCAATCAGACCCTTCTAATGGGTACATCATGTGGCTTGCATGGGGCGGAGATGCAGGATTTTCCTGGTCTCGTGCAATTGTAAATAGAGCAAAAAAAGTTAATAAAGGATGGGATGGAGCATTTTCCCCAATACAAAAGAGTGATGAAGTAGCAAAATGCATGACATGTGGTTGCGAAGATTTAGGAAATGATCATCATTACATTTCAGATGAAGAGAAGTGCTTGTATTGTTTTGTAAAAGGTCAAGGACCTTGCTGGGATGGATATGAATATATTGGAACTAAAGATCAGAATGGCAAAGAAGTTCCAAATTGTGTTCCTCAAAGTAAAAAAAAAATAAATAAAACCATTATTGCAGGTGGATCAGATTGGTCAATTGAATTTTCTACGCCTGATTGTCAACACGGCTGGTCTATATTAAAAGGTGGGACTGCTCAAAGCATTGGTTGTTATTTAACTAAAGAAGAAGCAGAAAAAGCACTTGAAGGTTTAAAGAATGAAGAGATTAATATATTAGGAGATGAAGTTAGAACAACTAAAACTCCTGAAGAATTTAAAGAAAGTAATGTTGTTCAAATTAATAAAGCAATGGCTGAAAACAATCAACCTTCCATGTCTTTTTGGGATGGAATATTTGTTACTTCAGGAGAAGCTTTATCTGGAACAAATTATGGAACATTAATGCAAGATAGTAGATTTTACTATCCAGCAAAAGCTACATATGAGAATGATGGACAGCCATCTGCGGGGTACGGGAATAGATCCTCAAACAACACTACGCCTTGACAAAACCCTATAAAATTTGATATAATAGTATCAGACCGCCCAAATGGGGGTCTAACAAAACTAACTTGCTTAAAGAAAAGGAGAATAGTATGAATCACACATACACAGCAAACGGGACTTGGAATTCGCTTTTCAATGATCCCTTTTTTATTGGCTTCGGCCCAAATATCAACACTTGGTCACATGTCACAAGACAGGACAATTACCCACCATATAATGTAATTAAAGAAGACGATGATACATATATCGTTGAACTTGCATTGGCGGGATTTGACAAGTCAGACATTTCAGTAACAGTAGACAATGGTAATTTAATTGTCAAGGGTGAAACAGAAAAGAAAGAAGCAGAATTCCAGCATAAAGGAATTGCTACACGTTCATTCACTCGTTCATTTGCTCTTGGAGAGTATATGGAAGTTACTAGTGCTGAATTTGAAAATGGCATGCTTTCTGTAACAGTTGAAAGAATTGTTCCAGAAGAAAAAAAGCCAAAATCAATTAAAATCAAGTAATTGACATTAAAAATCACCACATAGTATAATAATACAAGTACGGTAAGCAACACTTTCTTAGGATGTTATAGTTACATATACACATACTCGGCTATAGCGTTTGCGGTGTAATAGACAGCAACGCCTGTGCAGATGGAATTGCTTACCGTACCTTTTATTTGACATAAATATAAAAAAGTAAATATTCTCCTATGGTGTAATCGGCAACACAAGCGACTGTTAATCGCTTATTCTAAGTTCAAATCTTGGTAGGAGAGCTAACCGACAGTATCCTAGCTTGGTTTTGGAAGTACTCTTATAAGGTATGTATCGCTGGTTCAAATCCAGCCTGTCGGACTATGCCCCCATCGTCTATTGGTTAGGATAACAGGCTTTCATCTTGTTGAAGAGAGTTCAATTCTCTCTGGGGGTGCAATGCGGATGTTGCATATTGGTAGTGCCTCTGCCTTCCAAGCAGAAGGGGTGGGTTCAATTCCCATCATCCGCTCCAAGCCTTGTTAGCTCAGTGGTAGAGCATCGCTCTTGTAAAGCGAGGGTCATCCGTTCAAATCGGATACGAGGCTCCATGGAAGATTGGCTGAGTGGCTTAAAGCAATCGGTTGCTAACTGATCGTAGGGTAAAACTTACCACAGGTTCAAATCCTGTATCTTCCGCTATAAAATGATTTAGGGTTAGAATATGGTATACTAACCTTATGCCTTATAAAAATAAAGAAGATCTGTATAAAAGTCAGCAAAAGATTAGAGATAGAAACCATAATAATCTTTGGGAATATCTGTCTGATAAATGTTGCACTGATTGCAATCTCAAAGATCCAAGAGTTTTAGAGTTTGATCATTTACCGCAGTATGAAAAAAAATTTGAAATAGCAAAAGCAATTTCTGGGAGTACTAGATCTTGGGTATTAATTTTGTCAGAAATTAATAAATGTGAGATAGTTTGTTCAAATTGTCATAAAATAAGAACAATGGAAAGAGGAAATTTTAAAAGATATAAATCTTTTATAAAATAATTTTCTCCGTGTATACCCTGTGGTTTCTACCCACTTGAAAGGTTAATGGATACATGCAGGTTCAACCCCTGTCACGGAGGCTATTCTCTCGTGGTGTAATGGCAGCACAGGGGACTTTGAATCCTCTAGTTTTAGTTCAAATCTAGACGAGAGAGCAATATGCAAGTCCCTATAGCTCAGAAGTAGAGCAAATGGCTTTTAACCATTGGGTCGCAAGTGCAATCCTTGCTGGGGACACGCCCGTATGGTGGAATCGGCAGACACAGAAGACTTAAAATCTTCCGAATAAAATCGTATCAGTTCAAGTCTGATTATGGGCACAATTACTGTATAATATAAGTAAAGGGAATACCTTAAAAGGAGAAATTAAATGACACTAGGTTTATCGCATAACAACTTTACATTAAATTCAACAACTCCAACTTTGTTGACAGTTCCAGCCAATCAAGAAGATGAATATCATCTTACGCTTACAGTTCAAAATTTAGATGCACTTTATAATGTGTATTTGGGTTCTTCATCTGTATCAACAACTTCCTTTGGATATCAGTTGTTGCCAGGCGGGGTATTTTCTGGAGATCTTCTTCCAAATGAAGATCTTTATGCAGTATGTGATTCTGGACAAGCAGTTAAAGTCGCAGTTATTTGGCTAAAGAGGCTTTAATATGAGTACATCAATTTCATTTTACACTTCACCAGTGCCCGCTCAGGTTCTTTATTATGGAAACTTTGCAAGATCTACAAGCATGGCAAATGGTGGGTCAACAACTGACAATATTATTACTTGGGATATAACAACTTTAAGTAAGGGCATGTCAATAAACGATACAGACGCAAGCAAAATTGTTTTTACAAATCCAGGAACTTATAATTTTAATTTTTTGGGTCAGTTTAACTTTACTGGTGGAACAAGTGATTATCATATTACAACTTGGTACTCTAAAAATGGAGTAAATGTACCATCGTCTGCTTTTACATTTACAACTGCTAGTGCTCAAAATTCACAAGTTCTTGCAAACATTGAAGCTCCAATTCAAGTTAATTCTGGAGATTATATTCAGTTTCATTGGTGGGCTGCAGCAACAGGAATGTCACTTATTGCAACAGCAGCAGGAACAAATCCAACAAGACCAGCTTCACCTTCTGCAAACTTAACAATCTATAACGTTGGGTAACTGGTAATCTTTTATCCTTTACTGTATAATAGTACTATAACTACTAACAAAGGAAACATATGACATTGACAGAAGAAAAAGAAGTTCCCGCAGTTAAAGAAAGACAATTAAAAGTTATTGATCGTTGTGATGCTTGTGGTGTTCAAGCTTTTGTTTCGGTAAAGATGTTGGCTGGAGAATTGTTATTTTGTGGACATCATTATAAAAAATATCAAGCAAAACTAGATAATCAATCATATGAAATCATAGATGAGCGGGATTCTATCAATGAAAAACCCTCTCAGTCTAGCAATTAAAAAAGAAATGGTATAATAAGTATATGGGGAAGAATACAGAAAAAATTAAAGCAGCATTGGCAATCCGCCAAGCAAAGATGGAACCAGGAACAAAAAAGCCTGGAAGTATGAATAAGAAAAAGACTGGCTACGCCAAAATAAGCAAGTAGGAGATAAAATGGATTTAGTAACAGCATTAAAAAAACTACAAGCAGATGTAGTTGTAACATATTTTCAATCACACGGGTATCACTGGAATGTAGAAGGAATGTTATTCCCAGAAATGCATGAGAAGTGGTTAGAAGTCTATGAAGATATTTATGGTTCAATTGATGATATCTCTGAAATGTTAAGAAAGCTTAATAGTCTTGCACCATTTCAATTAACAGAGTTTATTCAGAATTCTGCAATTAATGGCATCTATTCAGGTGCAAATGCAAAAGATCAAATTGAAAGTTTCTTAGTCTCAAATGAAATTATAATTAATGATTTAAGACAAGCACATAAAGCTGCAGAAGAAGCAGGCCAAATTGGTATTGCTAGTGATCTAGAAATTAGAGAATCCATGCATCAAAAATGGAACTGGCAGTTGTCTTCAACAATAAAGACAACCATTGCATAGTCTTGACAAAGTAAATACTATATTGCTATAATAGGCATATGCAAACATTTCTACCATTCAATAATCCTGCCAAGTGTGCAGAGGTTCTTGACAATAAACGTTTAAATAAACAAATCCTAGAGTGCTATCAAATTCTTAAAGTTATTTCCACTGAAGGCAAAGCTTGGCGTAATCACCCAGCAGTGCTAATGTGGGAAGGTGCTGAGAATGAGTTGTGGAATTATACTATGGCTATGGTTGAAGAAGCCAACAAGCGTGGTATTAAAACTATCAACAACGTAGCCAACTTAAAAGAACTACAATCTAAGTTCAAGTCAAAATGGGGCAATAGTATGCCAGCATTTAGAAAAAATCAAGAATCAAAAAACCGTACTATAGTAACTCACAGAGTTAATTTATATCGCAAAGATCCAATTGCCTATGCAGAGTTTTCAGGTTCTTTAGATAGTCCATACAACAAACCATGTTGTGAAAAATGCCAATACTACTGGCCTACCCATAAGGAGAAAAATGTTTGACGATAAAGAGGTAATAGCCTATCTTGAGGAGCAAGGTGCTCTAATCTGGGACGGGGTTGATAAAACTGGCGAAGCTGTTTTTAAATTTAATCTGGAAATACTTAAGCAAGTAATGCCCCCACTATATGATCAAATTATGCAGGATATTGATGAGGATTTAATGCTCCTTTATAAGGAAGGTCTGGTTGATCTTGAATATGATGATAATTTAAATGCCATGTTTAAGATATCCGAAAAGGGAAAAGAAGTATTTGAAAATATCAATCCAGAAGAATTTTTTAAGAATTTTGAAGAGTGATTCCTAGATTACGGGAATATACGCTATAATATAACTACAATCACTATGGAGGTGACCTATGGACAACAATCAACAAACTCCTGATCAGGCAGCATCAAAGCCAGAAGTAGCATCAGCAACTTCTCCTGATCACACAGTTGCACCAACAGTAACAAACCTTGGCGTACATGAGCCAAAGACTATGACAGGTGCATCAGTACAAAGCCCACTTACAGGAACAGATGTCTCAATGACAACTGGACAAACTTTCGGTGGACCAATTGTTTCAACAGAACAGGGTAGCGTAGATAACGCAACACGCCCTTAGTTAGGAGATAAAAATGGAGAGCATTTACGATAAAGTAGTAAAGTTAACTGCAGAAATTTTAAATAAGTCGTGGATTCCAGAACCTGGAAAAGTTTCTCCATTTTCTTCTAGCTCAAGTATGCATTCAGAAATAAGCGATAATCATACTGAATATTATGTTCAGCCTGATACAAAAAAGCCAATTAAGGATGCAATTGCAGAAATATTTAACTCAAATTTTTGGACGAACGGTGGTGAAAAAATGGAAGACAAAGCATTAAATGTAGATTCATCTACAACAACAGAACAACAGTATAATAATCCTGGAGTATCAACAACAGAGCCAGACCCACAAAGCGAAATCGCTATTACAAAGGCGGAAGTTCCTATGGGATCTCAAGATTTAGAAGGAAAAAGCACATACAGCACAACTGCTAACACAACAGAGCAAGCTCCTGCAGCAGGAGATACAACAGAACCAACTGCAAAAGCAGATGGAGACAATTGCCCTGATTGCAATAGAGCAATGACACTATGTGAGTGTGCTGGAATGTCTAAGGCAGCAAAGTGCCCACATTGTGGACAATCAATGCCAGAAGAGATGAAGAAGGCAGATGAACCAGAATCAGCAGAAGAAGAAGCAGCAGAAACTAAAGAAGACGAAAAGAAAGAAGAAATGACAAAGTCTATTTGGGGCGGTTCTTTTGCACCAAACATTAAAAGAGGAATTTAAATTTTTCTTTTGATATAATTAGAGGCAGCGGGGGATCCCCCCGCTGTTTCATTTAAGGAGATGTTTTAATATGAAGATAGCAGTATTTGGCAGCACAAGCTGGCAAAACTATAACGATATAATTAGATCTTTGACTGTTTTTATTCAAGAAGTGAATGAAGTCGGACACAAAGAGATTATATTTGTGCATACTGGTAAACGTGGTGCAGAAAATATGATTACTGAATATGTTGGTAAAGTAGAAAAAATGCTTCGTCATAATGGTTTTAAGATAAAAGAAGAATGGTTTAGAGATAAAAGCAATCTTTCAGATATCAAGATCATTGAATCTGGAATTGATTATGCTTTGGTATTTTCAACGGGAGATGCCAGAGCCTATAAAGCTAAAAAGGTATTAGAAGCTTATGAAATCCCGTTCAGATTAATAGAAGAGGTTTGACAGAAAATGAATCAAGATGATACAATAGAGATTATCTCTTTACTACGAGAGATTCGGGACCTGCTAAAGAGGCAGGAAGATGCCCAAAATAACAAACTACCAAAAAGGATATAATGTCAAAACTAATTGAAATGAATTACGATCAAATTCACAACTTTGTTAACAAGAATAAGTCAAATGGCTTCTTCTGGGATCAATACACTGTTGTTAAATGGTCTCCAGGAAATAAAGGTTTCCTGCAGACAAATGGAATGTATCGCAATAATCAATGGGGTTATTCAAGCAAATTTAATATGACAAGTAAGGGTACATGGTTAATTCCAGCCAATTATGTCAAACATACTTAAACACCTAGGGATTGATGAAGAAGATGTCAAATGGTATCATCTAGCAGCATGTCAAAACATGCCTATAAACTGGTTTTATGATGACTATGAAAACGATAAGATCTTGGCAAATACTACAGATCAAGTTTGTTTATCATGCCCAGTTGTCAAGATGTGCTATAAAGAAGGTGTAAAGGACAAAGAGAGAGGCGTATGGGGAGGAATCTACCTTAACATAGGTCGCACGGATAAATTAAATAATTCCCACAAAGATAAAGAAACGTGGGCGAAGTTGAGGAAAATACATGGCAAAAATTTTTTATAACTTAGAGATGGCTAAAAAGATAAGAGAGATAAAAAAGCCTGTAAAAGATTTCAAACTAGATATTAGGGCAAGGCCAAATTACTTAGCTTTAACTGTTTATGAAGAAAATATCATGCAGTATGAAGTTGATAGAAGAGTAGATATCATGGACTATCTTCTATTATGTAGAAATTTGATTATGTCTTATGGAGTACCGTGCGAAATAGAAGGGATCAAATATGTCTCCACACCGAAAGGTCTTCCTGATTAAGGAAGGCATCTTTGCTGATTTAGTCTCAGAAGGATTATATATGTCCAGAGTACAGTATGTGTACGGCGGAGTATTATATGATGTCTGGATTGAATCTGACGAGTATCTTGAACTAAACGAAACTAATGAATGGGAAGAGGAAGAATGAACTGTTATTCTTGCGGAAAGACAAAGAATGAATTGCATCCTTGCAAATCATCTCTTTTAGACGGAGTAACTACATTAATGTGTCAGTCATGTATAGATCAAAAGTTTGAGCCTAGATGGGTAATCGTTTTGGCTGGAAGAACTTTTGGGGCAGACAAGGTTAGAGACTTTATTGTAAAACGCAGATATGATGGCAAAGAGATATTAGCCAATGAACTAATAGCTTAGGATAAATATGCTTAAAATTACTGACAATATGCAGGAAGTTATTGAAACAGAAAAGGCAGTAGCTTATTTTACCGCCACATGGTGTCAACCGTGCAAGCAATTGAAGCCCTTGTATGCAAAGGCGGGGATGGCTGATGAAATCAATACTTATTTTGTTATAGATATTGAGTCTATTGACAAAGAGTTCCTTGACCTGTATAATATAAAGAGTGTACCTACTGTCTATAAAATGGAAAACGGGGCTATCAAGGCAAAAATCACTGCTCGTACAACTGAAGATATAATAAAACAAGTTAACGAGTCACAATAGGAGAAGAATGACAACTATAGTTGGCGTATGTAAAAATGGAAATGTAACCTTGGGAGCAGATAGTCAGGTAACTGATGACTCTACAATAATCACAAGTTTATCTATGGAAAAAATAACTAAGAACAACGGATACCTGATTGCAGGAAGTGGAGATTCAGCTCCGTGTGACATCTTACAACACATTTTTATTCCCCCAGTTCCAACTGTTGCTGAAAGAAAAAATCTTTATAAGTTTATGATCACCAAGTTTGTTCCAGCCATGAAAGAATGCTTGGAAGAAAATGATTATAAAATTGATTCAAAAGAAGACTCTGGGTTTAGTATGCTCATAGCATTTGACGGAGAACTTTTTGATATTGGAGATGATTTTAGTGTTGTCGTAAGTGATGATGGAATTTATGGCGTAGGTAATGGTGCAAAGTGGGCTATGGGAGCGTTACATGCAGGAGCTTCGGTTCAAGAAGCGTTAGAGATTGCTGCTAAAAAAGATATTTATACTTCTGCTCCATTTCAAATTGTAAAACAACAAAAAATAAAAAAATAATATAGAAAGTGATACACTAGTATTATGAGTGAAGATAAAGCCTTTTGGGAATGGTTTCAATCTGGTATTAATAAAGGATGGATAACACCATCCTTTTGTTCTACCCATGATGGGGGAATGGAATATTGGACAGATGAAGAAGCACAAGAATGGGAAGCAGGGGGAGATCCTTGCATGACTGTTGCTAGGATTACATACTTAGGATGATTGATTTTACTGGAATACCAAGTCCGTACTGTCCTAATTGCGGGGCTAGGGAATTTGTTACATGGATTGTACTAGACCCTGATGATTATGAAATTGGTATGTACGGAACAGATGGACATTGTCTAGGATGTAAAACTAAATATACTATTGGAGTTCCTTCGGAGCATCCAGATATGATTGATGAAATGATAAACCCATATACAGAAAAGGAAGAAGAAGATGACGAACATTAAACCATTAGGTAAGCTTTTGCTTGTAAAAGAAATTGAAGTAACTGAATCAAAAACAAGTACTGGGTTAATCTTAACTGCAACATCAACAGAACAAGATTTGAAAAAAGCAACTGTCATAGACATTGGACCAGGGGAAGTAAGTTCATTCAATGGAACTTTGTATCCTGTTGAAAGTATTAAAATTGGAATGTTAGTATATTATTCTCCAAATCATGCTACAGAAATTAAAGATAGCAATGGAGATAAATATTATTTTGTAAATAGCGGAATGCTATTTGGATATGAGGAGCAAAATGCGTAAAGGTCAAGGACTAGCACAACAAATTCGTGGACAAAAGCGAAGTCAAAAAGTTATTAATCGCAAGCTAAAGAGATACCCTAGCGATCAAAGTAAGTATGAAGGAAATTATTCACGATGGATGAATGAAATGCTTGGAATCAATCCTGGGAAAACTCCAGAAGAAATTCGCCTAGAGCTAGAGCAACAGAAAAGTTTGCCTGAAGTTACTGAAAGTTTAGTTGACACAAAAGAGGTTGAAGATGCAAGAAACGATTCTTGATGAAGCAAAGCGTATAGTATACGGTGAGCGTGGAGAAAACTATGGTCATCCATTTGAAGACTTTTCACGCACAGCACAAATCTGGTCTGCAATTCTAGGAATTAAAGTTGAGCCAGAGCAAGTTGCTTTGTGCATGGTTGGTCTAAAGATTAGTCGTGAATGTAATCGCCCAAAACGTGATAATGTTGTAGATGGAGCGGGATACTTTGAAAATCTTGACATGGTTAAATCTGAACGTGCTCGTAGAGAAGCCATGACAAGACATCCTTCCTATGATTGGCATATGAAGAATAAAGATTTATTTGGAGTAAACAGTCTTGAAGATTGGGGAACGGTAGACTAATGAAGGATATTGTATTATCATTATTAACTGGTGCAGCATGTGGAGTTGTATTTGCAATATTTAAGCTTCCAGTTCCAGCACCACCAGTTATTTCAGGATTGATGGGTATTTTTGGTTTATGGTTAGGCTATAAAGTAATAAATGGCTAAATTAGATCATTGTAACGGAACCTGCAATCAATCTACAGAATCAGTATTAAAACAATTAAAAGAAATATTAGATGATACGGATATCATTTATTCTTGGCACAAAGCGGTAATGTTCATACGAGAGGAATTAAAAAAACAATGAAAAATTATATGAATTGGGTCTTAGCGGTATCATTTATGATATCGGCAATGTTGTTTTCAGGATGGGTTTATATGCTTGTAATTAGCATATTTAATCCAATTTCCTACAGAAACGCATTCACAATAGCTTTAATTTTAAATACAATTGCACTCGCCTTTAATCATGGAAGGTCTTTAAATGAACGGGAATAACGAATTGTATTATGAATCTCACATGCACAAGAGCATTACTTTAACTCAAGAAATGCATGACAAATCTATAAAAGAAGGCATAGCTTCTGCTATAGAAAAAATTGACTATGAAAAAATTATTGCTGCAAATCCACGAAAGCCTTTTGACAATGAATACATGGCAAAATTGCTTATAAGTGAAGCAGCAAGGATAGCAAGGGGGTAATCATGGCGGAAGTACCAGTTTCAAATAAAGATCTTGATGAAGTAATCTTTAAAGTAACAAAAGACTTTATAGAAGAAAAAGCAATCAATGGAATTGTTTCTGATATTGATGAAAAGTTAATTAAAGAAACTACACAAGATGTTATATTTATTGTTGAACGATACATGAGTTACATTAATGAATTAATGTCTAATGTTAATTTAAATGCAGCATCAAAAATTGATCTTAAATAAAATATAGCAATACAATACGATTACATATATTTAACTAATTATTGATATAATAGTAGTAGTGATATGGGCAACATATCACTGAAAAGGTGATGAATATCAAAAAGTTAATTAAATATATAGAAAAACGCACAGAGGAGCTATCTGATTTGGCTGCTCATGCATTCGGAACACCGTGGTTCTTAATAGTCCATGTTGTTTGGTTTGCAGCATGGATAGAGTTCAAAATTGAATCCTTTCCATACGGTTTGTTGACTATGATAGTTTCTTTAGAAGCTATCTTATTATCTGGCTTAATCTTAAGTGCAACTGACAGGGAATCTGAACGTGATCGTCAGGTCATGAACAGAGACTTGAGAATCTCCAAGGAAACTCAGGTTTTATTAGAGCATATGCACGAAGAGCTAGTTGAGATTAAAAGTCATATAACTGGCGAGGGGGAATCTGAAAAGTGACCATTATATATTTAGGTATCATCATTGTTTTATTACAATCCTATATGAGGTTAAACATTAGACATAAAGATCTTTTTAAAGAGCATATTTATATGATGGAAAATGTCCTCACAGATATTGCAGAAGTCAGAAAGAAGTGCCATAAGGATAATAAGTCTAACTAATCCTTGTAGAATATGATAGACCCGCATAGTTTACAAGGGCTATGCGGGTTTTCTATTGACAGTTATTTTTTTATTTGATATTATTGGTTAATGTCAATATACTGCGAACATGTTTATAAATATATACATGCCAACCCTTGCCCAGAGTGTGGCAAAGAAACCCATGATATTAATTGGGCATTGATTGCTGAAATGCATAAAGATTGGATTGATAATGATAACTCACAAGGTAAATAAAACAAAGATATTGCCCCTAAGATGGTTTGCTAATTTTTGCAACCGTATCGGATCCCCTCATCTTATTAAGATGTTAAGAATGCAAGAAGAGCTGGGAATCAATTCTGGTTTTATTTGGAACTATCATTCATTTATGTGGGATTGGACTTACAAAGTATATAAAAAGTGGGGGACTTATTACAAGGTTATAAAATACTGGGATGATGATGTGCTAAAACAAATAGGCTCAGATTATGATAAAGATGGAATCCCATATTGGGAATCAAATAACTATGTTCAGCCGTGGGATTTTGAAGATGAAAATACTGGTGATGCATTTAAGATAATTAGAAAGAAGAATAAGTGAAAATTGATTTGTTAGACAAAGGATATATTATCCTTTCAGATAAGATGGGTAATGACCTGTCTATAGTAAATGCAGCAAGGGTTTCATACGACAAAGAATCAAAATTTAGAGATGATGGTTCATTAACAATAATAGACCAGAAATTGCTAGACTTTTTAATTAGAGAAGGACATACATCCCCATTTAGACATGCTTCTATGACATTTGAGATTTATGCTCCATTAATGGTTGCTCGTCAATGGTGGAAGTATGCGGTTGCATCTACACATATTGATGATCAAAATGGATGGAACGAATCCTCTCGTAGATATATTACAGAACAAGAAGAGTTCTATATTCCTAATGCATATTCATGGAGATCAAAACCTGAAAATTCTAAACAGGGATCTGGACCTGCATTAAATTCTGATATGGGTAGAGACTTTAGCAATAAGTTATTTGATTTAGTGGAGCATGGTATTAAGCTTTATCACGAAGCAATTGACCACGGAGTAGCACCAGAACTTGCTAGATTATTTCTTCCTGCATACGGAATGTATGTTAGATGGCGATGGACAACTAGCCTTCAAGGAGTAATCACATTCCTTCAGCAAAGACTACCTCATGATGCACAGTTTGAAATCAGAGAGTATGCTGGGGCTGTAAAACAGATTGTACAGTCAGCATTCCCACACAGTTATAATGCTATATTTAAGGATGAATCGTAATGTGGTCATGGGTATTGGCTTGTGTAGGAGTAACAGGCATATTCTTCGTAGGTCGCAAAACGATCTGGGGATGGTTTGTATTACTATTTAACGAATGTTTATGGATGGTCTACGCCATTACAACTAAACAATACGGATTTATATTTGCATCACTTGCATATGCAGCAACATATATTAAATCATACTTACACTGGAAAAGGGACGAATAGTGAGCGAAAAAGAACAACCCATGCCAACAATTAATGATAAGCCTATACTTCAGGAACTCGTCATGGATGATATGGCTCAACGCCTCAAATTAGGTATAGAGCGATATGGGACGGGATTGCAGGCAGATAATGGCAGGGATATGCTATTAGATGCATATGAAGAAGCTTTAGATCTTTGTGTATATCTTAGAGGCGTTATGTATGAAAGAGATGGAAAATGACACACGACGAAACATATCAAACAGATAAGTTTGATGAATTACGACTTAAAATATTGAATTCTTTTGAGAAACCAGTAAAAATAGCCCTTCTTGCAGTGGTGGAATTGCATAAGCCTTCTTCGGTAAATGCCAAAGAGTGCGAAACTTGCACACTACACACAGATTATTCTGACAGGTATATTGCTTATCCTTGCGAAACCATTCAGGCTATTGAGAAGGAACTGTCATGAAACGCAAAGCATGGATATTTGATGTAGATGGCACATTAGCCAATGTTGATTCTATCTTACATTATGTACAGAATATTAATGATCTTCCTGAGTTTAAGAAAGATTTTGATAAGTTTCATGGAGAGTCTATCAATGTTCCACCACATAAAGAAGTTGTAGATATGCTATGGGAAATGGCTGAAAATCACAACTATGATATTATTGTAGTTACAGCAAGGCGGGAAGAATGGAGAGCACATACTTCCTTCTGGCTAAAGAAGAACCTTATTCCACATGATGCATTATTCATGAGAGGAAATAAAGACTTTCGCCCAGATTATGAAATTAAAAAAGATATCCTAGAACACATTAACTTATTCTGGGATGTAGTTCACGCAGTAGATGACAATCCAAAAGTAATTAAGCTTTGGGAAGAAAATGGAATATCTACCACAAAAATAGGAGATTGGGATGGAGAAGAATGAGCCGAAAAAGAAACACCCTTACGATACTCGTAATAACCTTAGCACTTGGGTCATATATGGCCTATAAAGCCTTACAAGGCTTATCTGAGGCATTTGAGAATGATGATCTATGGGATACTGACCAGGAATAGCGTCAAAATATATATAGTAGTATAATATTATTAAATAAAAGAGACGGGAAGCAATGATCTGCAATAAATGCGGGATGGATAAAGAGAATATAGAATACTGGGAAAATCACCAGACTATGAGTAATAGAGAGATATGGTGTATTAAATGACAACTGAATCAGATTTTGATGATGAATTTAATGTAGAAGAAATTACCAAAGCTATTGTAGATAAAATCAAGGCTGAAGTAAAAGCTCAGGGTAAAAGCAAGAGACATAGGCAATATTAAGGGTGGGAAATGATAATACTATTAATAGTACTTACATGGTATATAACAAAGCTATACTACACAGGTAAAATGACTTTAGAGATTCATGATGAATCAAATAACAATGTTAAAGCAATTTGTGCTAAATGTTCAAGATATTATTGGATAGATAAAAAGCATCAAAGAAATCCATTTTACTGTTATATTTGTAAATAAGGCGGGAGTTGAGAGATGTTACCCATAATCCCCTATATAAGACTATATATAAGTACCTATAAGAATACTAGAGGTATGCCTAGATATATGCGTAAGGCGTTAAGGAAGATCCATAGATATTATGTCTGGCAACTATTTATCTATAAATTTGATAGAAAATATAAGGATAATTATCCATTTTAAAATAGATTCGCTACGCTCATATCCCGTTTTCTTAGCTAAAAGTGGAGAATAAATACACTAATAGAGATTATTTATCCACAGGTTATCCACAGATTTAGTATACATGTAATAAACCATATAACATTTTCCGTGTCAAATCGTAATATCTGTGGAAAACTTGTGCATATCTTAATATATCCCTGTGGATAACTTTGCACATATCTGTGTATAACTTGTTAATAACTCCCATATCACACAATATATTCCATGTCAAGGTCTTTTATGGTCAAAATAATGCATAAAAAATATGACCAAAATTGACCAGAATGTGGACAAATTTGATCAATATGTTTAATTATATATATCTTTTTAATCATTATCCAGGGAAATATAAAGCTTTTCGTAATGTGTTTATTACTAGGGGAATTGGGGTCTTTCGTAATCCCGCCTCAAAAGTTCGGGGGTTTTATGACCCCTTCGTAATGTTGTTTTTAAGCCATTCAGCGGTAAGCGGTGTACATGGATCAATGTTAAAATATTTTGGCATAGAAAAACCCCCACGGTCCCGAATCCGTGGGGGCTTAATTGGACTTGGCTGATTGCCTGAACGCCCTATCTTTTGTCTAACCCGATTAGACAATATTATTATACCACTGCAAGTAACCACTTGTCAATTGCATAAGTAGTGCCACTAATTGTTACTGTATTATTAGTTAAATTTACTTCTTTGTATTCATACTGCTCTTCATGAGTTATTTCAGAACCAATATAAATGCCATAACCAGTTTCAGAATCTCTTCCTTCTTTAGTTAATTGGTCTATAATGATATGGACGGAATAGGAAGTATCTCCCATGTTGATTCTAGGCATTGCTTTCTCTATAGCATGACGTAGAATGTATTCTGAATCATCCCCGTCCCAATGTGCATAGACATTGATATTTTGGTCGGGATTGTCAGTTGTGACAATTGTATAATTGGTTCTTGCTCCCATGTTATTCCTCTTCTACTATGTGTGTAATGGCTGAACGAACTTCGTCATATTTTACCAGATAAGACATGTCTTCGTCAAATCGGTTATATGCTAAATCAACTAAGGTATCTAGATCTAAATCCTCTGGACTATACTCATCTAAGAAATCATCTGTATCCCATGTCTGAGCGATCATCACAGTTACTTTAGGCATTACTCTTCATCCTCATCATACTCTTCATCTTCGTCATCTTCTTCATATTCATCTTCATCATCTTCGTCTTCTTCATACTCTTCTTCTACATCAATTGAATAGACATCTCCATGGTACTTATAATCTTCCCACTTCCAGCCTTCTTCAATTGCCTGCTCTTGATTTTCAGCTTCAACTTCATAGTCAAAATCAACTCTGACCTTTACGTTATATGTTGGCATTACATTCCTTCCAGTACCATTTGTAGTTTCTCTTGCTCTTCATAGTAGTCATTTGCAGTTTCCATTAATCTCTCACAAAGTATAATTACATCTTGAAATGTTGCATTCAGGTGCAATGACTTTTGTGATGTGATGTCTATATAGTTAAGCAGTAATCGGAAGAACTTGTGTTGCTCTCGCACGGGTAATTGTGCAATTTGAGAGGCAACTAATTCTAGATTAATACTAACGTTTGTAAGTGCTTCTGTAGTTTGTTTTACATATTTTAAATTCGGACTAGCCGATTGTGGTTCATTGATTGCAACGAATCTTTTCATAGTGTCCCATTCTACCCTATTCTGACAAGCCTGTCAAGGCCTTTCACTATTTGAGATGGAGCCTTTACTCCACCTTCACAATTACAATATGTCATATGCTTTTGGCATTCCCCGCACATGACGTACCCAATCTTTGTTCCTAAGCTGTCCAACCCGTACAGTGTACGGGAAGGACGCAAAGGGATCTCTGATGAGTAGGGGTTTACGTTAAAGGGATAGAGGTTACCTTAGAACGCTCTTTTGGCTCCTTAACGGGACGAGTGAATTCCAATCCGCTGTCTTGAAGAACCTTAATCATTTCTGCAGAGAAACGACCACGGGCCCCAGGATTAAATCCCTTGCTGATTAGATACTCTCTTGCATTTGCTTTTTCCATTTTATTCTCCTTCTTCTTCGGTTTCGTCTTCTATATCCATTGGGTCTGAGATAAACTTATTATCTTTCAGATAGTCACGGATGTCTTCGTCTAGTTGGTCCCAACCATATTCTAAATCAAAGATACGGCTGGAGTCAATAATATGTTGCATGACTTCGTCTGGAGTAGCAGTCCAAATGAAATCTGGGATATTAGTTCCATTGTCATAGTCAGACTCATGAAAGTTAATTAGAATATTGTAAACCCAAAGGTCCACAAGTCCTGGTCTCCATGGCTGAGTAGTTGTATACTCATGAACCTTTGCATAAGCCTCTTCAAGTAGTTGTAGTCGTGACATTAGATATTCTCTCTATTCCATCGTGCTAGTGTTCGGACGGTAAAGTTAATTCCCAAATTATAGCAGAACTGAACGGCATCCGTCAAATCCTCTGTTTCGTAAATGGGTGGGGAGAAAAAGTCATTCTCCACATCATATACTTCAAATGAATTAACTCCACCTGGGCTGACTGAATAATCTATCTCTAATATCTCTAATGGTGTATTCATGAGGCCATTATATCCTCTACCACTGACATTAAATGCTTGGTATTCTCAATTTCTGCTTGCTTGACCTTATAAAAATGATGAGCATTTACATAATCAATTTGTTCCAAATCCTGCTCCAAACTAATTAGATGTATATTCATATATTCAATGATCGCTTTAGCTTTGTCCATTATACTTCCTTGAATAGTTCACGGTGTAAGACTTTAACAGAAGGGAAGTCTTTAAGTAGCATATCAATCTTATCTTCCCGTCCTGACCAAATCTCTAACTGGTTATTTACGAGAGGCTCTATCTCCACCCCATGTTTCCATGCAGCGAAGATAACAGCCCCTCTAATTCTATTTGTACCTGCATCAACAGTTACTATCATTAGCACTCCTCTGCATCATAGAGTTCATAGCCATCAATAACGACATTGCCGTTGTTGATATCTACATAAGCATCTTCAAGGACGGCGGTAAGGTCAAAGTCTTCTGCCTCATCCAATGGAATCTCTAGACGACCATTAAAGGAAATAGTCGCAGTGAAAGAAATCTCTTTAACTGGATTATGTTCAAGGATGTCGCAGAGTTCAGTTAAAATCTCAGACTTATCAACTGATGATGAATACCAATAATCTTCTGTAAGATTATCAATGATTTTTCCAAGTTGCGAATTAGCACTTGAAACCATATCACGATATCTCTCTACTAGATTTTCTGATGCAGACAACTTATTCTTGAGTTCAGTAATTTCGTTACCGTTAGTCAAGTCAAGTTCCTGCTGGATTGAGTTGTACATTGTTTCCATTTTTTCTTCTTTCTGTTCGGGTTGGTTAATAGGTGTAATTGTAGCATCTTCCACTGACAAAAGGTTGGGTTTCCGACCACACGGGCATGTGATGTTAGTCACACTTCCAGACGGGAATCCAAACTTATCTGAACATGTATACTCAATTAGAGAATCACATTCATCAGGGTCACATACATATGTATATTTAGTCCAGCTTAGCAGATCCATTATTCCCCCGCTTCCTTTATAGATTCAGCAAATGAAATGTCATATGTCAATTTATAGCAATATGTCAAAGCGTCTAGAAAGCCTTCATTATACTTTCTATCCATAGATTCCATTGCGTCAGAATAATCATTTTCCTCTTCAATCTCTACAGACTTAGTATATTCAATTTCTGCTTCTAGCATATCAATCTTTAATTGACCATGCATTACATCAATACCTTTAACACCAGCGTCTACAAGACGCTGGACATTATCAGGCAACTTACTTGCTTGCTCTATCATGCTTCCAACTTTCTATATTCAGGGACTTTGGTGTCCAAGTATACACTATGGGTCTGACATTCTGCCACTGCTTCTAGGTCTGCCTCGCCAAGCCAATTGCAGTTACTACAGATTTCACCACATTCATTTTCGCAGTAATCTAATGTATTATATGAATCACAATCTCTGCATTGATTATCATATTCAACTAATTCTGTTACATTACCACGAACAATCTCATATTCCCCACCCCAACCTGTTTCTTCTTCAAACTCTAAAGTAAGCACACAATTAGGAACAAGATTACTTAGTTTAGTTAAAACAGTTACGGCAGGCGACCAAGCAGTTTCATATTTATATACAACCCAGTTGTCATCACCTTCTGATTTATATTCAAGCAATTCTGTATTTGGATATTTGTCATCATCTGAAACAGCAACATCCCATTTGGTTCCCCAATTAGAATTGTTCCAAGAATACCAATCCTTCTGTGTCTTGGCATGTGCTACCTCTTGTGCAAACCAATTAGGGTCTTTCATGTCTGCACCTGAACGTGTTGGCTGGCAGGCATATTCCTCATCAGTAATGCCGTCATCTTTATATGAATGAATGTTGAAGAAAGCAAAGACAGGATTAGAATAAGTTACTTCTTTAATTTTGGTGGGGAAACCCATAGAACTAATATCACCCATACCATAAGTCTCTTGTGCTAATGTAAAAGGCTTATTCAGTCTATCTTTAATCATATCTATTTCATCTTTTGGACCTTGAATTGTCAAGGTATTATATACCCAATTTGGCATTTTATATCCTTTCGTTATTAGAGGGATATTGTAGCAGATGCCACTGACATTTTGTTCTGCCACAACCAACAATTAGAATCAAGGCGGGAACCAAAGACACGAATATAGTCAGAGATATCTTCATATTGATCAGTTAAACAAGACTTTACGACATCTACTGAAATAAATACATGCCCATTCCATAAACCCATTTGTCCAACATTTGTGGGGACTTCAAGACATCCATATTCATCTTGTTCCCAACCTACACCTTCAGAACATACAAGAGCATACTTAGAATCCCCAAATACGTTCTTTTCATTTAATTCAATAAATAACAAATTATCTACTGTGCATTTAGTGGCATTATCATTATATTGAATTGAATATATTTTATTGGCCAATTCAGCAAGCTTCTTGCCATCTACAATTTGGCCCATATAACCTTTAGTTCTATTAGACATATATGATTACTTTCTAGTGGTAGGGATAATATGGGTAAATTATAGCATGCCCGACTGACATTTGTCCAATCGTAATTCCAATTTCAGGGGAAATATACCCCTATCGTAATTGTGATATTGATCATATCTGCGCCCCGTTTATTTATGCATTGTTGCACCCCAGTGATACAATTTATATATGAATAATAAAAAAGAAGCTCAAGCAAGATATCGTGAAAAAAATCGGGAGAAGCTAAGAGCAGATACAACAGCTAGAAGAATGCAAGATAAGCAAATCATTCTAGAACGTTATGGCAAAGAGTGTGCTATATGTGGTTTTGACGATATAAGAGCTTTGCAGCTTGATCACATAGAAGACAATGGATCACAAGAAAGAAAAGAATTAGGTGGTCAAAAATTTTCAGGTGTAAAATTTTACAGATATTTAATTAAACAAGATTTGCCAAATGGTTATCAAATTTTATGTGCCAATTGCAATAACATAAAACAATGGGATAAAAATAAAGCGGAACCGAAGAGAATTGAACTCTCGTCTCAGGCGTGACAAGCCTGCATTCTAACCATTGAACTACGATTCCATGCGGAGCAGTTTTAATTCATGCTCAGGAATTATTATTAAGCGGTAAGTGCTAACACTTGCTTAACAATTTTATTTTTTTCTGCGGTAATCACAGGGTCAAAACCACTTGCAGAATAAGTAAGTGATTCTCCACCCTTGCGAGCAGTGCGGAAATAATCAAGGCGTTCGGTTAGAGCATTTACAACGCCCCATGCAGTACCCTTGATATTTGCATTGGTAGGTGAGTTATGGTACAACTCATCAAGCAATACAACTTTATTTTCCCATTTAGTTAGAGAACCCTTTTTATCCAATTCAGGCTTAGGATAGAGTGTGTTGATAATCTTAGAGAACTCAGCATTAGTAACTTCACGAGTAAATAACTCGTTAGCCTGCTTTGAGAACTCGTCAAAGTATGCAACAGATAAACCAAGAGCCTCACGAGCAGAGGCAATTTTACCTTCTGCCGTAGCGGTATGGCGAATCTTGAAACTTTGCTTAGCACGAGACATTGCAAAGTTTAGAGTGTTTTGGCAACGAACACGAACAGGTGTAATTGCAGCCTGAACAGCAACCGAACCATCATGGCTAGTATAAACAACTAGGTATAGATTGGTTTGGTCATTAGCACCATTAGGGTCAAGAATCAAAGTATTTGGAACTGTCCATGTACCAAACACAACACGACCATTCTTGAAAGAACCAGCCGAGTCAATTTTGACATCAGGGTTAGAATCATGAAGATTTTGTGCAAACGCAAACAATTCTTCATTCTGCACGACCTTATAGCGTGAACCTACAACAGAGAGAACATCAGTTTCTCCAGCATTGAAAGGATTATCACGAACAACAAGGTGAGAATTAGAGATGAAATTATGATTTGGAAACGCTGGTGCGACATCTTCCAAACGCAAATTCCAATTAGATAGATGAGCAGAATCCATAATTTGTGAAATTGTAGGAGTCTCTTCATCAGAATTCCAAACTTTATTAGCAGCAGAGTGCCAAGCGGGATTGGAGCGGGAATCAACGAATGCGAATGAAACTGAGTTATCTTCAATTTCACGAGCATGTGCTAGATTTGACATATTTCCTTCTTTCTATTAGATTAAGGCTAAGTATAACAGATTGCACTGACATTTGTCCAGTCCGTCCACTATTTGAGACGGATAGTTTTAATAAATAAGTATAACCCAAGCAGGGTTAGAGGTGGTGTGAGTAAAATCACAATTGGCACGATAAGTAGGGTCTCCATAGCCTTCCAGTATATCGTAAACTCAGGGGCTTTGTCAACCCTTCGTAAGGTGATTTAGATCACAGGCTGCGCCCCGCATTTGCGGGGATTTAAAGCTTGAGCAGTTTTGAATCATGCTCAGGATTATTGCTACCAAGATTTTGGATTAAATCCAATTTTTTGGTTCTTGCAATTCTAGTATGTTTTTACCATTGCAAATCGTGTTTGGTTATTTGCCAAACGCAACATAACACGAGTTACATTTTTAGATTGTGGCACAAACTTTTCAATTCTGCCTGTAACGCCTGTCTTGCTTGTTGTGAATAAATCACCGATTTGGTAAGTGTATCCGCCTAGTGTCATTTATATTTTCCTATTCTTTCGGGTTTTGTGTGTGAGCAGTTTATAGACTTGCTCAGGTCATTTATTCCTGTATGCCCCACCATTAGGGGCGTGTAGGAAACTTAGAGATACTTAGCAATCTGCTTCATTGTAGAAGCATTTACTGTTTCCTCATCTGTCATACGAAGGATAGATAGGGCGTTAGTAAGTTCCTCTACTATTTCCTTGTATTGGTATCCACCAATTTCCTCGTAGTCCTTTACAGGCTCAACAGGAAAGTCAGTTTCTTTAGTGATGATGTCAAAATCAACATTGAGAGTGTTGTTCCAACTGCGATAATTTGTTCTGATGTTTTCAGCCTTTGAGAAGTGTTCCATAGCCCACTTGCCAATTTCCTTTGCCCAAGCGGTGCGAGCCTCTTGATACTTTGCTTCATTTGCTGATTGCTCAGAATAAGACTTCTTGATTGTTTCCAACTTTGTTTCCAAAGCCTTGATTACTTTTGGTGTTGCCACCTTTACTGTAATTGCTCTTGACATTTATTTCCTTCTTTCGGGTTTGGGTTTGTTTGAGAGAGTAATTATAGCAGGGGGGTCTGACATTTATCAGACCCGCCCTGAATAACTATTTAGTTATGCCTTGAAAGTAGTCCAGCGATTTTCGCCATCAACTTCAAGTTTAACACGCACCGAGCCAGATGCTTGCGGAACAATCTCCTTGATAGTTCCTGTAACCTTTGACTTCTGTGTAGTGAATAAATCCCCTACTTGATAAGTCTTTCCGTTTGCGGTCATTTTGCTTCCTTTCATTAAATAATTAGCAACTTGCTAACTAGGGTCTTATTATAGCATTTGGGTCTGACATTTGTCCAACCCTATCTCAGTATTTGAGATAAACTAAGTGTGACCTTCGTCACACTTAGCTAATCTTGATCTTAGAATTCGTCTTGGTCTAGCCAAGCTTCTAAGTGGTGTGATTCAATAATTGCCCACGATGGAGCAATAGTATCTCCACGCCATGATACGCCTTCGGGCAATTCTACGGGTTCGTTGTGATACCCTTCGTTGTAGTTTTGTATTGCTTCCATGCAAGGCTTTACCATTGAACGGGGGACGGGTGGATAGTGATTACCTTGCAAGTGTATTGCAATAGCATCTTCCATAGTTAAATCAGGGAATAAATCGTTATCCGCTAATTCTGTTGCAAAATTACTTCCCATTTACTTCTCCATTTCTATAAAAATTAAGTGTGTGCATTTTTCCATTAGGTTCTAGTAGATTATAGGTTGCGTATTCTTTCGCATCTCCCCAATCTACGCATTTGTTAAACGCATTAACGGCTGTTAGTGCATCTGTAAATCTATGCGAAGAATAATAATTTCCGTCATAGTGAGTAGTTAGGACATAATTGTATTCCATTGGCATTTGCCTTTCTTTGGTCGGGAGAGTAATTGTAGCAGGTAGGGCTGACATTTATCAGCCCTACCCTATTTGCTAGGCTAATTCAACTACTGCGTGAGTGCCACCTTCATTTATGAATGAAAGTTTATTTAACACTTCATCACGAGTAAGTCCTGTACCTACTAAATCTGCAATTGCAGACTTATTCATTTGCTCAAAAATTCCTTTAGGCAGGCGAGCAATTTGTGACATAAACGGAGAGTTAGGGGCAACTTTAGAAATAAAATTGTAGCCCTGTGCGGAGAATGGAAATTCATTCCATCCATTAGTATCTAGGTTGTGCATTGTTTTTTCCTTTCGGGTTGTTGAGTGTCCTATTATAGCAGGGGGGTCTGACAAATTCCCCCCTGCAGGGGTCTTACCAAGAACTTTGGTATGAAAAGGATAATTGGGACAATTCGGGCAAATTAAGAATTCGGTCAATTTGCTTAATTGTGTTTTTGATATCGTTCCAATAATACTCGTCAATATCATATGACCCAAAAAAGAAACCTGCCGATGGCGGGATTAAATTAGGGTCTTTAGTAAATAATGCTTGACGGCAAGTAGTAAGCAATTCCTTTAGTTTATCTTGCGATACATAATAAGAATCACAATCATCTTCTCCATTTTGTACATTATCTACAAACCATTTATGAATTTGATTAGCCTTACGCCAATATGCACAAGTAACTTCAATACTCGCACCATAAATATCTGTTGCGACATTATTCATATTAGTAAGAGTTATTAACTCATTAAACTTTGGATAAACTGCTTCGGGAGAATCATAAGATAATTCATCATTCTCCTGTAACTTTTTCCAATTAACTTTTTCCACATATTTCTTAGCGTGGAGATACATATCTAGTCCCATTTAGTTTTCCTTTCGTTGGGTGAATGGAGCAATTATAGCAAATCCCACCGACATTTTCAATCCGACACGCCGTATATCCCATATCGTAAGACAAAAAGTTCGGTGACTTTAGTCACATTCGTAAACGACACGCCCGAACGGGGCGCAGCCTGCATACTTATGCACACATATTAAATTTTATACAGGCCCAGGACCTTTGCAGATCCTGGGCCCGCTCTCTCACCCGCACACTAAAAGCTTGAATTAACTTCTTCGTTTAAATCTTCATATGCCATGAATGCATAAAATTTAATTTCTTCTTCATCAGCTTCAGACCAATCACAATTATAGTTTTCATCTATGTAATTGTGTACACGCAAGGCTACATCATCAGTCACGTCCAGTAGGTCCGCAATCATGACAGTAAATATATTTCCGTTTTTTATCTTTCGCATTTCATCCCCTTTATTTTTTAGTCGCAGAAAATCTAATGTCCGCTTTACCGTACACGCATAAACCACACGAGACGCAGGCGGAGCCGTTTTGTGAAATTAATGGAATTTGCTTATTGTTTTCAGGACACTTAGCACCAACCTTGCCAGTTAATTCTTTCATCTTGCTTTCGGTTGCGGTGAATGTCTTCCCTAGGTATGCTAGGCGTATTCCATGAAGAGTTTTTAATTCCGCCCCGACATTTGCGTTATCATCATCCGTAGAATAATATAGTGAAAGATTAGGGATATCCTTAAGCATTAATGCAGCAGACTTAACACGAGTATAAACCCAAAATTGAACGGTGGAATTGTCCATGATTACTTGCTTCCATGCATATGAATAAGTATCGTTAAAGAAATCGCCGTCCCAATGAATGCGGAATAGCAATGGAGCGTCTTTCTTAGCACAATCCTTTTTGAAATCAATAATCATTTCATTAAGTAGTGTAACCATAGTTTCATAGTCTGCGTCTTTAAGTAATTCCCAATTGTGTAAGAGGTTAGCCTTAACACCCTTGAATAATTTTTCTAGTTTTCCTGCATAACACACACTTTCGCATGTTGCAGTGGCTCCAGGACATGAATAATTTTTACCTGCAGGCAGACCGAAAGTGTTGGCAATGGTAGCCGTTTTACCATTAGGCGAAACGGCATTAGCCACTTTTCTATCGTTTGAGCGTTTTAATTTAGTCACCTAACACGCCCTTTTCCATATCATCAAATTCTTGAATTTCTTGACACATAGAATCAAATTGACTTTCGGTTAGCAACACACTTGTGATACGAGTTGCGACATTAGCAGAAAGTAATGCGGAATAAGTAAAGAGTGCGTGAATTGCTTCATCGCTAGGCATTTCATTACCTGTTAATGTTAGCATTAAGGCACGAGCAGTATCCATAACTGTTTCATCGTGTAGACTTTCGGAAGTTGCTTGTTGAATTCTAATTGCGGTTACAATATCGGACATATTTTTCCTTCTTTCGGGTTGAGAGTTGTAATTATAGCAGATAGGACTGACAGACTAGAGGTACATATCCTCAGTAGACATATCTAAATCATTATAGATTTTTTCCTGAGCCCACTCAAAATAATGGGTATCGCACATAGTAGACGGGTTGGAATCAATCATAGATAGACCCATGAGATTAGCATAGCAAATATTGCATGACATAAGTTGTCCTTTCGTTTGGTGATATGGGAATTATAGCAGGTTGCACTGACATTTTCAATCCAAAAGCCCCTATTTTCCAGTGATAAATCTCACATTCGTAACGACACGCCCGAACGGGGCGCAGGGCGGGTGTGATAAATATCACCCTTCATCATACTCTAGAGACATAGGGAAAGAATCATCCCAGATATAGTCCTCAGATTGGTCATAGCATTCTGGGCACATATAACCATCATAGAAATCTAATTCATCAGATTCTACTAGAATTGTACTACCGCAGATTTCATATAAATCGCAAGCAATTTCGTGTGTTGTTTGAGTGGACATATTGACCCTTTCGTTTGGTGAATAATGGAAGTATAACATATCCTGCTGACATTATCAAGTTAATTAGGGATTATTTTCGGTGATTAATATCACATTCGTAACATGATCTAGATCACATCGCTGCGCCAAAAATTTGCAGCTTTTTCAAACTGCAAATCTTTTTTTTATTCGCTAAAACACGCTTCCCAAAATTTATCTGCATTAAAATTTGGATTATCTTTTTCAAACATTTCAATGAATGGTTCTACTAAATGAACTTCAAATTCATCTACCAGTGCAGGATATTCATTGTCATTATTTAGTTTCATATAAGTATTTAGAATTCGTGCTACTTCAACGTAGTCTTTGCGAGTCATCATTAGTCTAGATACCCACCCTCTACATTAGTTACATCAAACGCATTAAATTGAGATAATTCCTCATCTGACAATTTATACAGAATTTTATTAAGATTAAATACGGCTTCTAAATCCGTATCTGCTTCCGTTACAAAACTAATCAACACATTTTTTTTCATTAGTTGTTTTCCTTTCCAAAAAATAAATATTCATTTTCTTTATCCTCGCAATTACACGCAAGGACTTGTGTATCACCATTTTCGTGTAGCATTACGAAACCTGCACTATCGCAGGAATCGCACCACACGCCTTGTATTTCTACAATTTCATTTGCTGTATTCATTACTCACCAACCTTAACTGCGATAGTCGCATACTTAGTGCGGATACTACCCTTGTAGTTTATTCCGATTAGATAGGCTTCGGTATTATCGCCATACCAAACGCCTTCACGCTTTTCAGCGGAGATAATTTCACCCTCAAAAAATCGGGAACGAGAACGATAGGTTTTACCAATTAGTAAATCCTCTATTGTGTATAATTTAGTTGCCATTAGTTAGCACCTTCCTTTTCTTTATTGTCTGTAATTGTAGCAGATAGCACTGACATTGCTTCCGCCATTGACTTTTTGCGTTGTTCGGTAACATACGCCTTATATTCATCTAGGTTCATTTAAGACCTTCTTTCTTTTTCGTTATGCCGTAAGTATAACATAACCCACTGACATTTTTCTACTTACTAGCGAGTAATTCCATATTTTGAGACGCTCAAATGCTGTGATTAATCTCACATTCGTAACCCTGTGGATAATCCTGTGTACGACACGCCCGAACGGGGCGCAGTTTTTTTTGCGATCTGCAAGCTAATCAAATTTATTTTTATATTTTCTTTTTCGTGAATATTTTTTCTTTGACGGAATTGCAGTTGCTGCATTACTACGACGCAACTCTTGAACTCGTTTTACTTTTTCAGTAACCATTTTAGTTAGTCCTTTCATTTTATAATTTCTTGTAAGCGAATTACTTTAGCAAACTTACGAGCACCGACTCGCACTCGTTCACCAGTAAAACAATTTGAGCAATACAAACCATCGTGAGGCAATTCGCAAATTTGGCAAACACGATATGAACTATGCTTAGCACAAGCATTTCCTGTTCCAGCAGGAATTTCAATATGGCAAGTAACGCACAAGACTTTCATCTCAGCATTAAACGCCAATGCTAATTCTAATTCTAATTTTTCTGCTATTGTAGCATTTTCTAATGATACCCAACCAGCACCATTTTCATTTATTCTAAAAATTTCTAATGACATTTTATTGTCCTTTCTTTTTGATATGCCACCATTATAGCAGGGGGGTCTGACAAATTGGTGGTAACAAATCGGACATTTCGGACTTTGTGAGATTAGTCACATGTGATTCAAGCCACATCGTAGGCGACACGCCCGACAACGGCGCAGCAAAATAGTTGAAATGTCAACCATTTTGTTTTACACGATCTAGCTTTTGTTTTTTTGTTTTCTACTTTTTATTTCTAATTTTATAAAATAAAAAATCGGGAGCCAAAGCATTAACTGTACTAGTGATGTTATTAGTCTATTCATTGTCATAGGTCAAAATCCTCTTCTAATTCTAATTCTTCATCTGCTAGATTTTCTAGAGATAGTTCATCTTCATTTTTAGCATTTTCAGATTCTTCATCTTCATCATAGCCAAAATCTAAAGTTGTATCGGGTTCTAAATCCCAAGGGTCATACTTTTTTTCCCAAGAGGGAATATATCTATCTGTCATAGTTGCCATTATAGCACTTCCATTTCTTTAAGCAATTTAGCATTTCCAAATCTATCTGATTTGAGAGAGAGTTCGCAAGAATTACATTGCCATTCATAGCGAATTGTTTTTCCTGTCCCTAGTGTAGCGATACACATATGGGACATTTTTACGGAACACACGGGGCAATAGCAAGAAATTTCTTGCCCTAATCCACCAATTTTAATTGTAGCCATTATAAACACACCACACATTCACACTTAGGATTTTCACTAATAAGAACTTTTAGCAACACTTTTCGTTGCCATACGGATAAGCCGTAAGTGGATTTAGCACCACCATTATTCCAATCGTGAAGAATACGATTTTCTAATGCTCCTGAAATTCCAAGAGCAAGACCGATATTTGTTTTATTTAGTGTAGTCATTTGAGACCACCTTTCTTTATTGTTTAACTATCGTTAGTTTAGCAGACTTTCTGCCAAAAATCAAGGCGACACGCCGTTGATTAACTAACTTTTTTTTCTTATTTAATTTTCTATAATGGAATTATAACACACAAAATCGCTACTGTCTAGTATACTCGCCAGTAGTCTCAATATATGGAGCGTGGGCTTTGTGATTTAGCCCACATCGTAGGCGACACGCCCGAGTGCGGGGCGCAGCAAATTTTTATGCACTCTCATGCATAAAAACTTACCGATCTCAGCTATTCAAAATCTTCAAATATTTTTTCTAAAATATTTATTTGTTCATCGCTTAAGTTATCAATTTGAATTGCATCAGCAAAACCAAAAATATCTTTTTCCATTTATTTATTCTCCTTTATTCTTTTTGATAATTTCAATACATTGTTTAATTGCTATTATTGCGTTATGATCTCCACCATAGTAAATAATTAAATTTTCTAATTCTTGAATTGTTTTTTCCATTTATTTAATTCTCCAAACTTTCTAAATAATCGGATTCAAAATCTGCTAAGGCAACACGATAAGCAATCGGGTCGCACTCTCGTAGAATTTGTGACGGGAAAAAAGTCATTCCCGCAATAGTGACACTATCCCATGATTCGTCTAGTGCCTCATCAAAAATTTGCTTTAATTCAAAAGTCTGTTCAAAATCTAATTTCATTTACTTAACCTCTTTTGTTAGTAGGGATAGGGCGGTGGCAAGGCTGGCTTTACGTTGAGCCTCTACCATTTCTTTATATTCTTCAAGTGTCATTTTGACGACCTTTCTTTTTGTTAGTTTTTGTTGACCTGATTATTTGCTTATTTCTAAGGCTCACAGGATTTTTATTTAATTTTTAATTGTAATTACTTTAATCGCAATTACACCATAGCGAGCCGTCTATCTCTGTAGACCAATGCCCGTCTATCTCACAATAGAAAGCGTTTTCTATCATCTCATCTGTTAAGTCTGAGATATCTAGCCATGAGAATTCGGCTAGTAGTTCATCTACTATATTTTTTACTAGTGACATTTTATGTCCTTTCTTTATCAAGAAACTTTCTTGATTTTCTTTATAATGGAATTATAGCATGGGGGACTGACAAATTGGGGTGTTTTTAGACTTCATCTACTGTGATACTAATCACACTAAGCATGTCCGCTATATGCTCGTTGTTGGCGATAAAGGCTTGAGCCTTTTCTAGTGTAGAAAATGC